CTTCGACAGCAGTTCCTTTACTAAAGAAGCTGAGTTGTCTATCGGGTTCGGCACGCGGGATTCCCAATAGAGTAACATGATGCATTTGAATAAAACGAGTTTAGTATCCATTGTACGTGTTACCTTGTTATAAGTCTTTTGCTTCTATATTGAAGGAATAAATATGAAACCTAGTCTTGTAGACACACTCTATGTGAGTGCTGTTCCTCCGTGGTTGACGGCTCACGTCGATTCTGGTCGACTGACTCTAAAAGACCTTGAAAGTTTTGAGCGCTTGGCTAGCATATTATCTGAGCGTGATGTATCTTTTTATTATTCTTACGCTAAACGCGTGAACACTTTCACTGACGGTGTTTACGATAATATGCGTAATATTGTAGACCACCCAGATAATGCGGCGTGGGTACAAGCGCATGCGGAGTTGATCAATGATTGTGAAGCAGAGATCCAATTGTCTGGCGACCAATTCGTCGGCGAAGGTATTCCGGTACCTACTGATCTCCGTGTAGCATTCTATGAGCCACGCAGCCTCAGCAACACTACGCTCTTTTTATTGGGCCGTACAACATCAATATATGTGACGTATATTGACTATTTCTCTGCTGCTATGAATCAGCTGAGCCTGATGGTCGGATACGACCAAGCGATACATTCCCGGGTGCTCGACGCATTCATTGTAGCCAATCAGAAGCAAAGTTCTCTATAGGAAACTGACTTTATATATTGTAATACTATGCATTACTGTATATACACTGTCACTGCTTAATCTTCAACGTTGAAGGATATAAATAATGGGTAAGCTCTTTGATACCAAAACTCGCAGCAATCTGTCTGAGGCAGTGAGCGCGGTTAACAGCCACATCACCAAACAAAGCGTCGGCGTATTCAGCAAACAACTGGCTGATCGCGTAGCGTCACTGGAATCACTGTCTGACGCCGAACTGGCCGAAGTCCGTGACGTTGCCGGTGGTGCAACTCAGTCCCTGGAAAGCATGTTCGACCACATGGGCCTGTCTGGCGCATCTAACAACGATTCTGGTCTGGGCTACCTGGACGAGCGTCGTACCAATGCTTCTAAAGAAGCTGCTTCCATCGTGATGATGGCCGCTGGTGACCCGGTTGGTTACTTACAGCGCGGCCTGGCTGCCTCTGTTGAAGATTTCAAAGATTCTTCTCAGGGCCGTAAAGTCAACGCGATCGCTGAAGGCGCGCATGGCGACATGCAGTACCTGGAAAATGCCGCATTCGGTCTGGAGTCATACGACGAGAACGAACTGCGTAAGCACATCGCATTCTCTACCGTATTCGCTGCTGCAACTGCGCGTCAGGCTGACTTCGCAGAAGCGTTCTTCCCTACCTACGTAGTTTCACCTGAGCAGATCGGTACCGACGTTCGCGTCCGCCGTAACATGGTTCTGAACCGTAAACTGCACCCAGTCACCGGCAAGCCGATGGATCTGGAAAAAGTGAACCTGCTGGAAGCGTTCCGCGACCACAACATCCTGTCTAACGAATCGACTCTGCTGGTTCCGGTTTACCGTGAAGAAAGCAAAGACAACTTCGTTGACGTTACCAAAGTGCCAGTGCGCACCGTGCCGGTTGACGGCTATGATGTTGAAACTGCACCGCTGAAATTCGGCAAAACCATCGACCTGCTGGGCGTGTCTCAGACTGATCAGCTGCTGAAAGCTGGCGTTGTTGACAACACCGACGCAATCGATGCGTACGCTCGTCTGGACAACATCTATCTGTCTGTTGGCGACTCTGTCGTTGCATTCAACGTGCGTCGCTCACCTCGTGCCGGTGCTGTTAAATCGGTAGAAGGCGATAGCCGTGAGATGAACTTCCAGTTCACTACTCAGGATCTGCTGCTGACCGCCGAAACCAAAAACACCGCTGGTGTGGTTGCGCCGGAACTGGCTAACCTGAATGGTCTGAAACTGCGCGTTGCAGTTGACGTTGTAGGTCGCATGTCTGTCGAGTACGGCAACATCAACCTGAACGCTACCGGCCTGGAAGTTAAAGCAGTATTCGACGAGCAGAACGAACCTGTTTCTCTGAACGACGCATCTGCTAAAGCGATCATCGATGCACTGAAACTGGCTCCGTTCGGTTTCGAACTGTTTGGTCGTCGTAACAACGCCAACCGTCGTACCCAGGGTCTGCTGGTTGACGTAACCGAATACGCAGAGCGTTACACCGTTCCAATCAGCTCACCGCTGAGCACCGTTGCTCCGCTGGCGACTGATAAGTCCGCTAAAGATCTGCAAGCGCTGATCAACTCTGCGAACATCCGTACCAACAACAACGCAGTTACCCTGCTGCTGAACTACGCTGACGATCTGAAAGCCGCAACTCAGACCAGCTTCTTCAAATCTTCACTGACCACCGTTCCTGGTGTCGGCCGTCTGCTGGTAGAGCCTACCTTCAAGTACCTGGAAATCGATCTGGCGAAAGAAGTCAACTCTGTTCAGTCTGCACAGCGCGCTGAAGATATCCAGGGTGCTCTGGTAACTCCGATCCGCAACATGGCTTACGAGCTGGTGCGTGACTCTAACTACCAGGCTGCGCTGGATGCTGATGCTGAAGGCCGCTCTGAGCGTCCACACCTGGTTGTAGGTACCGACATCGTTACCCAGCAGTTCCTGATGGTAACTGGCGATACTCGCACCCTGAGCATCGGTATGGACCACACCATCGTTGCGTCTCCGGACAAACGTATGGTTGGCAAAATCGTACTGGCGTTCGTTCGTAAGAACACCTCTGAGCCAGATGCGCTGAGCTTCGGTTCACACATCTACATCCCAGAGCTGTCTTCTGTGGTACCGGTTCCGCGTCACGGCGCGATCAACCGCGAGACCATGATCCAGATGCGTAACCTTCAGATCACCAACCTGCCTATCATGGGCATGATCGAAGTTAAGAACCTGGATATCGCAACTGCGACCCGCACTCAGCTGGACGTCAACAGCAAAGCTGTGAAAGACACCAGCGAAGGTGGCACCGGTGGCAATGGCGGTAGCGAAGGCGGTACTGGTGGTAACGGCGGCAGCGAAGGCGGAAACGGCGGCGCTACTGGCGAGTGACTGTCTGATGTCATCCAGAATACTAAGTTAACGGGGTTCACCCCGGAACAGGTAAACTGATGACGGTCAACAGCTGCTGACCAGACGGTTTACTTAGTGGTTCTTGGAAACACCAAGCGATCCTTGGTCAGACAGAGACGGGCTACTCCCTTCGGGGAGTAGTCCTTCTTCCTTTTATGCCGCTACTCCGATCCAAGTCGATTTCAAGTATATATTATCCTAGTGGCATGTAGATGGCGGTACCCATTTGCAAAAACGAAAAGTACGAGAGGGTTGAGAAGTATGGCGCGCCATCCAATAATACGACCTGCCCTTTGTTGCGCTTTAGATAACGGAGAGATCCGTACTCTACTGGGTTTCTACGGCGGTGTACAATCTATCAAGGTAACCACTACCGTATTAAACCTATCCAGTAAAGCAATAACCTATTACGATAATCGTTACGGAGTCATTAATGCAGCCAGCATCACCGGTGATCATAGGGAAAGATCTGGCGTTAGCGTTATTGTTACACTGGAGGTTCCAACTGATATTCCCAATCAATCCATCGGGACGTATATGAACGAACTAATTAGCGCAGCAGTTGAGCAAGGCAATGTGCACAGCACAGGACGCTGTACGGTATACGAGTATGGTTTCTCGATAAGTGAATATAATCTCGTAGACAGTACTATACACAAGGACGCTGTGTCTGGGATTCTGATCGGTGTGGGTAATTGTGATTGGCGGAGTGTATCCGGTAGTCCGTTGAGTAATTTCGTCGGTCGGGACAGTAAGTTTAGGGGCCGCCTACAAGCAGTTGAGTATGTGGACGACAATCGTGAAGCTATCTTTATAGCGGGGGTTAAAGCAGTTGAAGTAGTACGGGCGACACCATCACACATTGCAGGCAAAATGCCAGGTGTCTATGTAACCACTTTAAACGAGATTGGAGATCTAGAAGTAAAATGTTACAGCACTTGTGAATTGTGTAGGGCTGAAGAAAACCTTGCCATATTTGAAAGACACTCTGAGGCGGAGTCTTTCATGGATAATCAATCTATGCCGTCAGGTAAGAAAGCAGCAAGCGGCGGGAGTGGTTTTAGTAATAGGAGTATCTCCGAACGCTTACGCGATCGCGCAGAACGCCATCCTAACTTTAACGCACAACCCCAGGCGCAGTCAACCGGTGGTAAAGGCGGTGCAGGTGCAAGTTCAGCTCAAGGCGCAACACATTCTTTCGATCGTCGCAGTCGCTATGAAAAGGCAAGCGGTGAACGGTCGTGGTTCGTGCTGGTAATGGAATTGCTAGACTCTCTCATGGGGCAGATAATTCGAATGACTCATCGTGAGGGATTTGGTAAGTGGTTTAGTACTGGAGGGCAGTAGTGGACAACTATCTATTTGGTTTGGTCTACGATAACACACCGAAGTTCAACAGCACGATCGCAGAGGGCGTGGCTGTTCGTGAGGTACCGGGGTCGGAGCGTTATGTCGACCACCTGTTCCGGTGTGCGCAGGAAAGCTTTCCCGAAGGAATGCGCTATGAAGGTTGGCGTCGTTGTACTCCAAAAGCTGAGTATATGGCAGTCACTAAAAAGCGTAACAACGTGCAGGCATTTGAGCTAGCGCGTAGTGATGTTTTTATGTGCGAATACTCAATGAGCTTACATGGCAAAACGTTAGATCCCGTTAAGATCTTCCTGCCATTTGTTGGAGATGCCGGTGAGATTCATATCCGTGGTTCCAGCTTCTTTGTTTATCCGGTGTTGGCTGATCGTTTAATCTCTGTTGGTACGAACGATCTCTTTTTACCATTTAACCGCGATAAGCTTACTTTCGAAAGACTATCCGCACACTTCAAAGTTGACGGTCGTACTGAAACTGCCTACGTCTATTGGTCCGCGATTCACCACGGACTCAAGAAACCGAACACAGATGGTACGGCCACTGTCCCAACGGATATGAAAACACCGTTGTTCCTCTATCTCTTCTGTAAGTACGGGGTGCGGGGAACGTTTGAGCGCATATGTAAAGGTGGCGTTAGCATCGGTACGGTAGATGATTTCGTCAATGTGAAGAAGGGCTATCGCGTGTGTACGTCAACAGGCTATAAACCCGCTTCATTGAAAACCAACTACTACCGCCCAACGGACATTGCTTTACTGGTGCATGAAAGTGATATGACCCCTACGGTCAGTTCATTGATTGCTACCTTCTTTTATGTCGTGGATTATTTCCCTGATCGCGTTAACCTGGACGAAATGGATGACGTTCAACAGTGGAAGATCTTGCTGGGTCAGATTGTCTTTAAGAACAAAAACAATCTGGGGAAATTACTGGAAAGCATTGACACGCACCTGAACTCTGTCGAAGGCTATATGGACGGAATGATTCGTGAGCAGCTTGCGGATGACAATATCCCAGCTGTTGATATCTACGAACTGTTCCTGTACATTATCCAGAACTTCTCTAACATGATCATCAGCTCAGACATCGCATCGATGTACGGTAAACGACTTACCGTGCTGCGCTATCTGTTGTTTGATATCACCAAAGAGATCTCGAAGCTGATCTTTAAGCTTCAGTCTCTGCCACCGAACAAGATTACCGAAACAGACATCAACAAGATTCTGCAACGGTGGTTGAAGCCAGATCGTATCCTGGAGATCTCAGGTGCGAAACACGGCGAAGTTGGTGGCGTAAGTTATCCTGGCGATAACATGATGTTTAAGATTACGTCTAACGTTGTTCTGCAAGGCGACGCAACAGCAGGTAGCGGCAATAAGAAATCTGCCAACCTGGCTGACCCTGCGAAGTTCCTGCATGGCTCTATCGTTGAGGCAGGTAGTTTAACCAACCAACCTAAATCTGAACCCACCGGTCGTACTCGCGCCAACCCGGCAGTTAGGTTGGAACCGGATGGTACGATTGTGCCAGATCCGGCGCGACAGCCGATCATCAGCGATCTTCAGAACAAAATTTCACGTAAATAAGGAATCAGAATGTATCAGTCTCAGGGCTATCGCAGCCAATCTCCAAGCCAAGGCGGATACCATTCCGCCGGTTATGGCAACAACCGTCGCGACGAAGAACGTGTTGCGGCTGAGGCCGACAAGTTTGTAACATCCATGTGTCAAGACATCGACCGTGGTTTAAATGCAAACGTTGGTGAGAACTTCTATCGAATGGCGATGAATGGTATCAATCGCTATCTGCCTGATGTAATGGCAGCTATGGGTAACTTTGACCAGGCGGCGCGTCGTAATAACGACGATCCACTACTGATGGCGGGTGTTGGTTTAGGCGGATGGTTGCTGTATTCGATCATCTGTCAGGAAGACCCTCGTCTGCGTGGTGACATCGAGCGCTTCGCTGGTCAGACATTCGATATGATCGCCGGGACCTCAGCCGATTACGCTAACGTCATGGGTTTACGTCGCGGCGGTGGTGGCTATGGGTATGGTTCCCAAGGAGGGCGCGAAACTTCACGCGAAACCGGCGCTGGGTCCTATGGATCTCGCGGTCAGAAGAATGACCTGTTTGTCAGTCATCGTGAACCAGAGGCTAAACGCAGTAGTAATCTGACTGGGGTTGCTGGCGGCAGCATTGCTTCGATGTTTATGGAAGCCGAGGCTGAAGCTGAAACAGGCGGGCACAGTCGTCCTGCCGGCGGGCACGTAGAACCAGGCGAACGTTCGTATTCAGAAAACTCTGAGTATAAACCAGACCCACTGCGTGTGCGTACCGGTTCAGTGCTGGATTGGACAGCGGAAGCAGCTGCTGCTCAGTTCACTCCAGTAGAGCAAGAGCCTAAGCCAACTGCTAAACCGTTCGAATATGGAAACGATCCTGTTTTCAACAACATGTTCGACGGTATGCAGAATGCAGCAATGCAGCGCGATACCCTACACCAAAACCGCACCGAAGCTCCAATGCGTGGTGTGGACATGGTCGATGAAAGTGAGTTAGGTTTATCTGATGGCGGTGAGGTTATCTTCCAGCCAAATCACGATGACCTGATGAACCAAACCGGCAACGATGGCGTCATGGAAGATTTCGATGATGTAGCATTTGATCCGTTCGATGAGAAGCACGATGCATTAGCTATGCTGAACTTCGCTGCTCGCACGTTGAACGATCCGCAGTTGTGTGGTGGATGGAAGTTTTATGAACATGATGTGGATGGTATTGTTGCCTATGACCGCCGGATTACTCCGTGGCCGATGGCGTACGATGCGTTACATTATGTAAAGTTCCGCTTTATCAATCCGGAAGGACTGTTGGTGGAATTCATTAAACCGAAATATCCTGAGGACACCGACGTGGAAATGCAAGATCACATCGCCGAACTGCTTGTTGTGCAGAGTAAAGGCTCAAGCATTAACGTATTGGAACTGCTTCAACAGACTGAGAAGCGTATTGACGTTTCTGACAACCGTCGGGAAGTCAAGGCTGACGAAGCAAATGGTATCGAAGCTGTGGTTGCAACTGCTGACCGCAAAGCGTTTGATACTAGCCCACGCAACACCACCAGTGATAGCATTGCACGCGCTATTAAGGACAAGCTGTCCAAAGAGCGTGAAGTTACCATTGAAGGTTTCAACGAGCGTCGGCTGGTTCCAGTGTATCTGGGCAAAGACGGGTTCAAAGAACTGGATAAGCTCCGCCACGTAGTGGCTGGAATGGCTACCTTTAAGCGTATGGCTGAAGCGTTACCCGACGCTGTTGCTAAACTGCCTAAAGGCTTCCAGGAAGTTTACCTGTCTCGCCTGACCGCACGCTTCAACGACTTCCTGCGTAACCGCCTGGCAATGTCGTTCGAAGTAGAAAGCTTCACCGAGGACTACAACGATGCAATGGCGGCTATTGTTGAAGAATTAGGTGAGTCCACCGCAACTGAGAAGCTGAACACTGAGTTTAAACAATTCAGTCGTTTCGCAAAAATCCTTCCTCGGGAGGCTACCCGCTACACTGATATTCTCGGCAGTGAGCTGGCAACTGAAGATTACGCAGTCTTTGTGACCACGGTGTCAACAGTTACCCTACCGTTCAGTACCGTGGATGGTTTGGGTGTAGTACCTGATTCAGAAGAACGCTTTGTCGGTGTGGCTGCCTCTCAGTCACCGCACCTCCATAAACTGTTGACCACTGTGCGCAAAAGCTCACACGAAGTCTTCAACAACCCGGCGGATGTGGTGCGCGTTATTACAACCGATAATGCGACGTTCTACGTGGATGTTGGTGCATTTGCAGTGGATGGCGATTGCTTCATCATCTCTCACCATAACCGAGTAGCTGAACTTCTCTCTTAACCCGAGAGTTGCCGATGGAGTGCTAATCACACACATCGGATATTCAGTTAGAGTAACTGGGTAGTACTAACCCTACACCCAGTCTTATTCGAAACCGGCATAAAAAGCAAGCCTCCTCTACCCACAAGGGTAGAGGAGTGCTATGCTTATTTTTTTTTTGTGCTTTTAAACGCTCAAGTCATTATCTAACTGCGCGTCGTTACCGTTGCCACCTAAGGTTTCATCTAACCCCGATGGAGTCCCACCGTCATTCGGAAGGTCAGCATTGGTGTCGCTTGGCATGGTCGGCTGTGTCAACGAAGTGTCCGTGCTACCAGTATCCCAGCTAGTATCGGAACCGCCAGTGTTCCAGTTATCGCCGGTGTTCGTGTTTTCATTGTCAGTGCCTTCTGGCTTCTGCTTAGAACGCATGTCCTTGATGTTGTCCATCAGGGTTTTCATGGTATTGCTAAGCGCTTCGAAGTAGCCAGTCTGTTTACGCATGAAGTCGTAAGCCGGGTCTTCATCGTCACCAGGCCAGGTAAGTGCCTCAGTAACTTCAGGCAGGATACCCTCACTGATAATAAACTCACGCATGAAGTGCATACGCATTGCTGTGATGGTTGCTTCACAAGCTTCACGATCAGCATCAGGGTCCATCTGTTGCAACACTTCCACGTTAGCAAACGCAGCAAACACCGCATCCAATACCTGGGTATAGGTAGCGATCTTCTGAAGCTGGGTTTCCAGACGAGTGTTGTTAGACTCAGGCAATTCGACACGGAAGTTTTCGAGGAACTCGATAACCATCTCCGCACGCCAGTCGCCATTACGTTCCCCAGCAGGAACCTGATCTTCGTTCTCATCGATTACAGCAAACAGATCGGCCATGATGGTACCACTGTTAACCGCAATCATCCTGAAGTGGTCACTCACTTGCTCACACAACGACGTAGCGTACATCGTGATCTGCTTATCGAAGAACACGTTTGATGTACGAATAGTCGCAGCAAAGTCAACGCCAGTGGAGCTATCGACAACCTCAGGTGGTAAACCATAACGAGAGATGTGACGGTTACGGAGTTCACGGTCAATGTCTGGATCGATCTGCTGTACCGCACTCGATACCGCTTCAACGTTGGCTTTAACCTCAGGATAACCTGGGTGGTTTTCAACGTTCACCGAGATACCCGCCTGTTCCATATAAGACATAATGTCGTTAGGGTCAGACGTACCCAGAGGATAGTTACCATTGTTTACACGAATGTACTCATGGACCATCTGCTGTACCCATTTCTCAGGGTCAGTGATTGCTGGGTCAAGTTGCAGGTTCAAGACCTTGTGGCCTACCGCTGAACGTACAGCCGCACGGGTGGTTGCAAACAGTAACAGTGCGCGGAGAGACGCCAGGATTTTAGTGCCATCGGTCAGAGACTTACCGACACCGACTTTGTTATAGTCGAATGCAAAGTAGGTCATCAGTTCGCGTGGTACGTAAACTACCTGCGTCTGTTTATTAGCCAGCACACGAGACCACATCATCTGATACACGGCATTTGGACGAGCAATCTGAACAGCACGGCCACGCATCGCACCATTGTCGAAACGCTCCAGTAAGTCACGCTCAATGAAGTCCATAAAGTCATCATACATGTGTGCCTTATACTCTTGGTCTGCGTCACCACAGTCGCCATAGAGGTTAGTACGCATGTCGTTCAACATAGACGACGCTTCAGTTTTGTTACGATTCAAACGCGCATTCAGCTGCGTAGAATACAAACTATCCTGAGAGTTATTAAGCGGGTTACCAAAACCATCAACTAAAACGAAGTAGCCGAAGTGTTCTGACATGTTCGTTGGGTTGCCTACCGGAATAACGGCATCGGAACTCAGGTCGATCAGCATTGGATGGCCAACAGAGTTACGGTTGGTTTGATCCTGTGTGCGGATACGAACGACTTCCTCAGTTCGGTTACGGCGACGAACATAAAGGCGACGAGCGATGTCGTTTAAACGGCGACCGTCCTCATAGTTCTCCATCCCATACGTGCCGCTACTGTGATAAGCGTCCATTACGCGCTGAGTAGTGATCGCCTCCTGGACACGCGGTAACTTGATGATGTTGGGGTTATCGCTAACCGACAGTGAGCCAATAATGCGGTTGTTTGTCATGCCCCGCGTAGGACGAGAATCGCCAACCATTGACTCCAGAGAAACTGCACGTCCGGCATGGCGTGTCTCAGCACGCTCTTTACTCAGGGTTGCGTTGTTATCACCCAGAACACCCTTCGGAGCAATCTCATTTTGCAGGAAGTTAGCCGACTCTACCGAGATACGGTTATCGTGGTTGATCAGCAGATCCAGAGAGCTTTCTGGGATGCAAAGAATAGGAAAACTACCCGATTTAAAGAGAGCTTTACTGATGATCTTAGGGAGCTTCTCCTTAATGTTATAGGTCTTCGTGCCGAAGTCCTCCATGACGGCTAACATGCCCGCCTGGATGGATGCAGGGAGTCTTGTGCGGTCAGCAACGTAGCGCAGGTTAACCGACTTCATGTCGTCCGGAGACAGAATGCAGCTTGTGATAATCATCTCACAGCGTTCGGTTTCCGGTAGAACTTCAAAGATATTCTCAATGTCGTTCATGTTTGCTGCGATCTTCTCGGACTGTCCGAAAAGCACATCGGTCTTCGCCTGCAACGTATTTGCATAGTTGCGGTTAGTGCTACCTGAGCGAGTGTCCCGTACGAGTTTGGTCGCTACAGCGGCTGTAATGGGTGACTCACGACGGTGTTTAGACCGACCCCCCATTACACTTTCGGCGCGAATCATTACCGACTCTTTCTTAATCTTATCTGTCATTGCGAAACCTCGTAGGGTTTAGTGATATTTTGGAGGACGTTTAATGTCCAGTAACTTATACGATATCTATCGGGCTAATACGCTCCAGCTGGGTAAGACGCTGGTCATTAAGTCCGCAGGTTCGGCAGAGGCACTAAATAGAGGACTGATGGAATATCGGCGTGATGTCGATACGACACGCCCCGAGTCCTGGATGTATTACCTCAACCTTGCAGGTGAGTATCATCCTGAGAACACAATGATGACAGTTCGTTCTTTGGATACGTTAGAAGAGATTGACTTCACCAAAGAAAACTTATTGAAGCACAGTACCACGGCGCGTGAATACACCCTGGGCAGTAGCTACTATAAGGAACTGGTCAGACGATATCCCGAGCAGCGTGCTCTGATTCGCGGCATTATCACGCCTGTTGATTTACAGACGGCAATTAGTGCCCCAGATCACAGCATCCTTTATTACGACGACGACCTCGTTGAGCCGTGGGAAGAGAACTTAATCCCAGAGTTACAGAAATTCATTGATTCCTTCGTGAGACGTTATTTGCATAACGACTTCTCGCTGGTAGAAGATCTGTATCTGGCATCAGCACTTCGACAGTTGCATTTTGCAATTCCTAGTGCCATCATGGAAATACGCCAAAGGAACTGTAGGACCAACTACGTCCATAGTTTTCACCTTTGGGCTTACCTGGCTTCTCATAACTATTTAGATGATTACCGTGAGTTCCTGACTCGCGAACAAGCTATGTGGTTATATCGTGATATTCGTTGGATTGATCATAACAACGGTAAAGACGAAACCAAAACCGTCCTTATCAAAAACGTCATGACAAAACGTGGATTCCCGATTGGTCAGTATAACATGGTGGCTAGTGACGAAGACTTGCTGACAACGCTTTATAACCGTGCCAGTCTTTCCTTCACACCGTTGAACTTCCAACAGGAGCAGGAGATTCGTCACGACAACAAAACAGTTCGTGAAATCCTTGAAAAAGAGCAACCATTAGCACGAGACAACACGGACAACCTTGAAACGGCAGATGCCGATATCAACTTCAAGTTTAGTCGCGGGTTGATGGGCGAGATTCCAACCAAAGTCCTTGAGTCCGAGGTTGTTGATATTTCATTGCTGACACCGGTACGTTTGGTGGATACGCTCTATAACCATTGGATACTGTTTGGTAGTGAAGGCGTCTTCACCTCGATGATAACCGTACAAAATCCGCGTTCTGGATTGAACATGGTTATGTCTGTTAAAGACGCATGGGTTGCTTTCAACTACTGTCTGAATAGAGCATTCGGCGTAACCTTAACGCAAGTGCCTATTCCAGAGGCATGGGACGTGGTCCGCTTAGATCGTCCGACGTTTGACGAACTCCGTGGTGTAGCTGAGCCGTATCTTGTCAGTGATGACCTGATTACAGTTGCCATGCGTGCAATGCCAGCGTTACCAAAGCTGGTATCGACGGAAGGGTTCTATTTGAAATGCGTAGAGATTCGTGAAACGCAACTAGCGCACCGTGAACTTTACTCACTCCGTGAACACTACCGTGCTCGTGGTCAGATGGAAGCTGTCTGTCGTAAGTTGTTCCAAACTAAACGCTGCTATTTCGCACCGAAAGGTACGTTGTTGAGCGACTACTTCCGTGAGCGTAACTGGGAGTTAGATGGTTGGGATGCAGATACGTACATGCAGTTGGCTACAGCTATCTTTACCCAGGCAACGGGAAGTGACTTGTTCTATAGTAAGTCACTGGCTGAGATACACGCCGCAATGCTGCGTCTGTTCCTTCAGTTAAGTTCATACACCATCCATGCTATTCAAACAATCAACCAGAACCCTGCCATTGTGGCAGACTGGCGTGTTATACGTTTGGGTGATATTGGACTTTACGGCTATGGTAATATCCGACACCCATGGATGCCAGCACACGTTAAGAACTGGGGTGTGAAATCTGAAGCGGCGATAGACTACGGCCTCACCGAGCAGGGCACGCAATGGTCTGCCGAAGTTCAGTCTAACGCTGCTATAAAGGATAGTGTTGATCTCGACTTCAACTTGACCGGACGTGGCGAGATTCGCATACGCGGACAAATCCCTACGGTTTATATCCGCAGGGCGAAGATGGTTGAGTTGGACGCTGTGTTGGGTAATACCGATCTTAATGGTTTACTTGATTGGACCTACACCAACGAAAACGGCAAGACGCTGACCACGAACGATTTGAACGGACTGGGAGATCTGAGTGAGAAAGAAATTTCTGACGAGGTCACCACTAAGAGTCTTATCGGTTTTAGACCGAAAGATGTTCGCTGATTCCTGAGGTAACGAATGTATACTGATATCCCACGTAATCTACCGTCCCAAGAGATGGTCATTGCGTTAATCAATCGCGATAACAATCTGATGCTTTCGCGTTCTGACGTTATCGTGTCGAACCCGCGAGCAAATCCAGACCCTACCTTAATCGAAGGTACGCCAGCCATCCGCGATACCATGGCTGACTTACTGGCGGTGTTTGGCGGTGACTTCAAGGAGAATACCGTCATTACCTATCGACGGTTAGACGCGGCTAATATCTTCGGATCAGTAGCCACCGTTATTCGTCCGAAGAGCCAGAAAAACATTACCGACCTGCTGGAAGATATCAATAGCCTTTACGGGTTAGCGTTGTCTTCTGAAGACATTGAGGATGGTCTTGTTGACCTGAGTAAATTACCCGTTACGGTAGATATCGTATTCAAACACGATAACCCAGCCTGGCAGGGATCTTTCCAGGTCATCGTTGAGCGCCTCCCAATCAATCTGGACGACGCTGTACTCAATCGAGTGCTACCGGTGCTTCGCTACCCGACAGGCCAGTCTACGCTGATACAGGGCGATCTGTACGTATACAGTAAGGACTTTACTGATGACGCTAGTATCCTGGTTAACGTCGACTTCAATACGCCGCTGGATGGTGTGCTTCAGTTGCTGAATAAGTACGCAAAACCTGACGTTTGGGTAATGCGTTCTCAGGCTGCCGACTTTAACCTGTATAACGCTGAGGCCATTTATAACGGCCCGGTTGTTGACACCTACAGTACCCGTCGTGGCTTCACGCGACTGTTGGTCGTACAGTTGGATAAGCTCTGTAGCAATATGGCGGGTCGTTTACTGTTCCACTACAACGCATAAGGTGCATTATGGCCATTGTAGAAGCATTTCGAAATGACACCCTACTGGCCTACGCAACTGGCGAGCAAACCGGCATCGTGGTTCCCCTTAATGGGGAATCCGTGTCGCTCAGCGCGCCTTTAGTTGTGTCTGGTTCAGAAAACACCCAAGTGGTGCTATCCGGTACTGGGAATGACGTCGAAGGGTTTAAGGATATCTACGTGGGTCAAGTATCGCTCACGTATAATCGCCTCGACCTTGGTCTGTTATTCAAAGGCATTCTGTTTGAATACGAGATCGGCAAGACGAGCAAGGCAAGTACCCTGTATGAGTTCTTAGACACGTTCTCAGAGCTTTGCGGCGTACAGTTCTACCCAGAGGACGTTTATGACGTAGACCTCACTGACGATACTCTGGAGAAGATTACGGTCAAGGCTAAGGCAACATCTTTAAACTACATCGGCAGTTTTGATATAGAAGTTGTTGTACCGCCAGTCGATCTATCCACACTCGATAAAGACTTGAACATCTTTGTCGATGCTGATGCAGTAAGTGATTTCGTGTATGCCACCGAAAACGGCGTAGATAAGACACTCCCTGCAAACGGACTACGGTTAACTAAGGATGTTGACTTTAGTTTCTACGCTACAGACCTCGATAGCATCCGCAAGGGAAGTACAAATGAAGCAGCCAACCGGATTATACTCGGTAAGGTGATGCTGGCAGAGTTCGGTATAGATCTTGGTTCCGTAACGAACCAATCGATCGTTACAACGGCCTCAGCTAACAACAGCGGTGTTGGGTTAGTCCTTTTCAAAATACCAGGCAAAGTTGACTATTTGTCAATGAAGTACACAATTCCGGAGTAGTTATGAGCCTACGCGATTCAGTAACAAAGCAGGCATTTGTTGATGCCATCAACGATGTAAATGGTACTCGCATTGTACCTGCACAGATCGAATTTAGTGATGTGCAGTCGAGTGCAAGTGCCACACGTAATTCACAAGTTCGTGGGAAGGCCACAAACATAAGTGGAAATACCGTGGAAGGTCAGGCCGACTTTAACTACAATCGCGTAGAGCTTTCTAGCTTGGTGGGTGTGTTATCCGCCGTCTTACCAGCGCGCCCGCTGGCTAAGGTATCCGACGCCTTAGAAGAGATAAACCGCAATTGTAAGTTGAATCTGGAGACGAGTGACATCGTTGACCAGCAGATTGATCTTAAAGGTGATCATGGGGAGACCTTTGTACTCAAGTGTGCAAACGACTCACCGAAATACAAAGGACAACTCACGTTTACTTTGAAGAGCCGCAGTGCGTATATGCTACGCGGTACGGTATCAGTCACCAAGGGAGCACGTTATCGCGTATACGGCGCAACGTCATCAGCCATATTCCCCGATAGTGCATATGCCTATTTGGTAATAAATGGCGTCCTCCACCCTATCGACGAGAAGGGTTACTTTACTGTAACAGTCGAAACTGGCGTGTGGGATTTTTACTACGCCACCCCTTCACTGGGTACGGTGGGCACGAGTCTACCAATCGTTCGGATTGATCGTGTTGTGGGATATGGGTCAAGGGTGGTTTCAGGCTCGCTGTTCATGTATAACAGCAGCTTGATTGAAATTGGCGACGACGTGTTCCTTGGTAACACGCAGCCGATTAATGCCGCCACGATGTTCTTCCAATGTCGTAATCTCACCACTGTGGGCACCGGGTTCGCCAATCACGCTGGCGGGTTTTCTTCGTTAGATCGTACGTTTTCCCAATGCACTAACCTAACGGATTTTGGTGAGACAGAGAGTCAAGTTACTGAACACTCAACCTCGACGATCCAAGGACTCTTTGACGGTTGTTCCAAACTAACTAACATCCCATTGGGTCTGTTTAAAGGGATGAAGAATGTAGCCGTAGCGACTGCTGCGTTTAATATGGTTGGTTACTCGACTACGAATGGTTGCCATCTCCCCGACGGCTTACTGGATGACATGACGAGTCTTCAGCAAGTGGGGACTATGTTTAGCTATGTTAAAGCTAGCTATTGGCCGAGTCGTCTCTTTAAGAGACACCCGTCGGTGACGAACGCGCTTTCTGTTCTCGCATATTCGAATATCCCTAATATTGAGGATGGTGCGTTTGCTGGTTTTTCTAATAACCTAACCCTAACTAACGCGTGTCAGGGCGTTAAGGTCGACTCGGTCGGGAAAGGCATCTTACCTAATGGTGCAACCGTATCTGTATCGAGCATGCTCAGTAAAGCAGTTATCCAATCGATCGATAAGGATGTATTTTCGGGTGCGTTGTTGTCTGACGCTAGTTCGCTCTTTAGTGACACTACCGTTGTCGGCGATTTCTCTAACCTGTTTGCTGGGCAGAGTAAGTTAACCTCACTCTACAATGCTTTCTACAATGCCACATTCCAACTTACAGATGGGAACGCAGATCTCTTTAAAGACCTGACAGGCGTAACTAACATAGGGCAGCTATTCTACGGAGCAAAGTTCCGCAATGGGTATTGCCCACCTGGACTTTTCGACACGCTGACGAACGTTACTAACCTAGTAATGTGTTTCCGTGGTGCAAGCGGAGTGAATAATCCATTGTCCATCCCAGCCGGAATCTTTGCTAACCAGAGTTTGGTCAGCGATTTCAGTAACGTATTTGTCAGCACATCAAACATTGAATTTAAAGGTAGTGTCTTACCTAAAGCCAAAAGCGCGAAAGTGCTGTATGACATGTTTGGTTCTTGTGGTGCATCCACGTTCCCTGAGGACTTACTGGAATATGCCGATAACGTCACCAGCGCTAACCGCTTGTTTGAAAATACGGCGGCTACGGAGTTCCCTGAGAAAATATTCCAGCGAATGACCAAATGCACAAACATCGCAACAATGTTCTTCGGTGCTCGAAATCTTACCACTTTACCTAGCGGCATATTCGCCCCATTCGGTGCTGTGACGTCGGCCAGGGAAATGTTCAGCAACCTGAAGAAGCAATTTGTCATCCCAGAGGGTTTGTTTGATCCACTGGTTAGTGTGACGGACATCACGTATCTCTTCCGGTACTCTCTGGCACTGACGATACCAAAAGGTCTGTTTAGTAAGATGGCGTCGTTGAGTTTAGCTTATAGTCTGTTTGAACGAGCTGAGTTGCGTGGTGATGTAACGGACATGTTTCATCCCGAGGTCTATAAGAACAAACCGAACGTCGGTGGGTTGTTCTATAACTTGACACTGTCTAACCTGAACATCGGTCAAGTAAAGGCGAACATACCTCTGACGGGTACGATTTCGACAATGTTCGGCAACACTAAGTTAGCCGATCTGACGGTCGATCAGTTCCTTTTGACCATTGGGGTGACTGATGGTAACAAGATCCCTCTCTCCGATAGCACTACAAACACAAACCTGTTCTTACTCAATGCCACCTGGTTGACTGGTAGCAAGGACGCGCTGGTGAAGGCATTGTGGGGCGTGAGTGATGCAAGTCAGGTCAATGCCACGGTTGTTTCCAACGCACTCAATGGTGCTAAAAATCTCACTTGAGGATAAGCTATGTCGTTTTATAGCAAAGGGTTCAAGGCAACTCTGACTAGCGCCATCAACGCCGTCAATAGCTTGCCTTTCGAACTGACTGATAAGATGTACAACGTGACTAACCCGAGAGCAATCTCGGGTGTTACTGGTGCGGAGAAGTCGAACACCCAGGCGACACTTGTTGCTACTGGTATACAGAACTCATTCGGCGAGTCTTACGGTAAATATGTCGACGTCTTTTATAACCGACTTGATTTAAGTCTGCTGTTTAAGGGCGTTGATGTCGTTTGGTTAACCTCCAGCAACAATACCAAAGACTTCGCAGCATGGGTCAGCAATGAATTTGGCATCCCGATGGAAGCAAGTGATATCAAGGCCGCAAGTATCCCAACGTCTTCTAACAACAGCTACATCGAGATAGAAGCTGAAGAGGACTCACCGTGGATTACTGGTAAGTGCCATGTCTACTTCACGCGCGGTAAACCTGACCTTGGTGACATTATCGAACCCGGTTGGAACTCCGGTGCGTACACTGAGTTGCCTAAGGTGGACTCTAACTTTACACTGACATATAACTACGATTACACCGGGTGTGGCTCACTGTTACGTCAGGGTGTGGCTGCGTCCACTCCGTTGCTGAGACAGAACCTCTGGAACGCCTTGATGGGTGGTAGAACAAACCAGTGGGCGTCTGGCATTACCGGTGTACTTTACACTGGCGAGGCAAACGTGAAAACGGCAGGCGGTAGGGCTGGTTTCAGTAGCCTGCTTATCGTGCCTAAGTTAAATATATGGGCGCACTTTAACGACTAAGGAACTTCGTGATGAATTACGATGATTACAAACAAAACATCGTGAATCAGTTAATGGCGAAGACTGGCCTTGAACTGGTATGGGAGGACTTTGTCCTCTCCGACCAGAAGGTGGTCTCCGGTAAAACTATTCAGGTAACGATCAAACCATCGTCCCAGGGTTCGGACAAGATGAAAGGTTCCAGTACGTTCAATATTGACCGCATGGACCTCTCTAACAAAACCTACGTCTTCGATTGGCAGAATGACATCAAAGTCTTCAATGCCGATGTATTACTACACGACAAAACACCATCTGGTCAAGCTGAGTTGCTCTCCATGCTGTCGGAGTACCTGGGTGTTTCATTGTCGACTGATGATTTCGAAGCGGTGCTCATCACGCCAGACCCGCGTTACGATGTCACTGTGGAGCTTACGGCTAAGTCGACTAGCTTCTACTATTATGGTACCTTGCGTGTAACGCTAACCCACCCGTGGATTAACCAGGTAGTAATGGATGTTTCTCTACCCGGTAATGTGTCGGTAACGCCGGCAGTTATCGGGTATGGTTCTCTTTATGTTGATGGGGTGTACCAGCCTTTACCATATACGATCATAGCGGGTAATCACAAGATCGAGATCAAGAACTTTGGTCTGGTTTCGAACGGGTTTAAGTTTCTTGGCCCAACGCGTCTCCGGTTATTGCGTGTGTATAGCGGTACGTACACCCAGCTCTTTAAAGATTGTGTGAATTTAACTACAATCGATGAGGAGTGTATTCACGCAGCTGGCGGGTTAAGCACCAACATATCTAATCTGTTTTGGGGCTGTAGCGGACTTAAGACACTCCCAAGCGTGTTATTTATGCGCGATAGTTCGGTGTACCGCATTAGTGGGCTGCTGCGCGCCACCGGGATAGAAAGTGTAAGCTCTACACTGTTTAAGAATTTGGATTTGCAGGACACCACGCTAGACATGGTTTTTATGGACACGCTGTCCCTTAGGGAAATACCAGCCGATCTATTTACACCAATTGGTGCAAACGTCATCAGCTCAACTCAGCTATTCCAGAACTCAGGGGTGAGTGTTATACCAGAAAAATTACTTGCTGCGTTCCCAAGCCTCAAAACGTTATCTTCGATGTTTATGTCGTGCCTTAATGTCGAGACAGTACCCACCAACCTGCTAAACGACTCCCCCGGTCTGACGACACTCACCAATGTGTTCTACGGCTGCACTAAGTTAAAGGTTATTCCAGATGGTTTCTTTAAGGATCTTTCGCAACTAACTGTGGCAAATGGGGTCTTCAAAGGTTGTGTGAGCGTCACCGACATTGCCGCAGACTTTTTGTCGAACAACCCCAGCTTGATTCAGGTTAGAGAGTTGTTCATGCGAACCTCAATCGCCTCCATCCCTAGTGGGTTCTTCGATGCTAACTCTAAAATAGTCTATGCCGATTCCCTGATGGCTAACAACACGGCGCTATCTTCTATCCCGGAAGCGCTTTTTATTAATAGTGCGTCGCTTAGCGTAGTTAATAACATCTTTGATGGTTGCATTTCACTGACGTCAATTCCGTCAGACCTTTTTAAATACACCACCAAATTAACTAACGTCGCCCAGGCATTCCGGGGCGTTACGCAACCTTTTGCTATACCTGGCGATTTCTTTCCAGGGGCTGGTATTAGGGACGCCAGTGGGGTTTTTCAGAACTCTGGGTTGGTTTCAATCGAAGCGGGTTTATTTTCATCACACACCACACTTCGTGCCATCGAGTATGCCTTTGCAGGTACGGCCATTGACTCAGTTCCAGCAAACGTATTTATTACACTCAACGCTACGCTCATTAAAGCAGACGGCGTTTTCTCCGGCTGTTCTAGATTAGTCAAGGTGTCTAAGGGTGCGATAGACGTTACTACTGGGATTACGGACGGCGGCGGTTCGTTTGTTAACTTCTTTGCTAACTGTCCCAACTTGTTAACAATTGAAGATAACGCAGTGCAAATTAATGGAATGGTGTTCTCGATAAATGGTTTCTTACTTAACGCGGGAAAATTGGTAGTAAGTACCACAGCCTTGCTGAAGAAGATTGTCATTGGGATGACTAACCAGGCTGGACAAAAGTTTGATGCGTCTAACTTCTGTAACGGGGTTATTTGGTTAACCGGCAGTTGTATGGAACTGTGGAACGCGATGACCAACTCGGTTGTACCTAATGCCAACCGAATACGTCTCAATTTCGTCGAGCAGTGTTTTCTGCTTGATGACTACGAGGCCGTCAAAAGCCCGTGGTGGACAACCGCTATCAATTTGAGCCGTGCGGATGGCAACGCACTGGATGTCTTTACCATGGATAAAACCACCAAGCCGGCCGGACACGCCGTTGTACCGTTGTTTGCGAGTTACTATGTTAATATACCTCGCGATACGCTCTCCAACAGTTTCGGCACATTGGACAACGTTGAGATAACGGGCGCTATGCGGGTCTGGTTGTCTAGAGTTTTTCTTACGTTGGGTCTTACACTGCCTACCACCGTTAAGACAGTTAGCTTAATGTCGAGGGCGTATGGCTCTATTGGTTTCCCAACAGCGTACGTCAGACCAGAGGTTCGTTTGGTAGCATGTCTGGTGTTCGACCGGTCAATCACCACCGCCGATTGGAATAGTCCAGACACATACTTACTTTGCTCACTTACATCCTAAGGATTATCCATGCTTAATAACCTCGATGACGATGGTAAAGGCGCGGTAGCTGCATCACTAAGGCGTCTCTATGCGTTACCCGCCACTGCCGATAATATCGATGTTGTCGGTGGCGCGAGCGAGATGACGATTAGTCCGGTGGCGGACGGTGTACCATTAATGGGCACCGCCGCTGTCACATCCACCTATCAGCATGTGTCGTTGTCAGACATCAGCTCCAAGTGGGGAAACCCACGAATACCAGCCAGGGTGTATCCGGACTTCTCTACGTTCGCTGCGGATTTCCACACATACAACGCGATTGTTGTCACAGATAGCGACTTCGATTTAACTTTCCCACTCGATCTAAGTGAAGCAGAGAATGGGTCAACAATTGATCTAGTCGCTAAAACCACCTCTGTTCGTTTCTCTGGCAGCACTAAAGCAACTGTGTTTTTGCCACCATCTGCACGACTGAGATTTTCAGTCAAAGCGACGGCTAAACCCGCTAACACCGGTTTTTATTTAGGCTATGTCCGCTCCACTGTAACCCCTACACCCAGCATCTTTGATGTAAAGATTAATGGTACTGTTGCTAAGGTCTCGTTTTTACAGTGGGTAGTTGGTCTATGGATAGTGGTGGTTAACCTTCCTGAAGCCTTGGTAGCCGGGGAGACCGAGATTACGGTAACGAGTAGCATTCCTTTTGGCACTGGCGTCATGCGTACTACAACTACGTCTGAGCCAACTTTAACAAATGGTCTCGATTTCCCAATTCTCACAATCTACGAAGTAACGCAGGACGGTATCGTAGACGGGACGTTGGGTTTTATTAACCCAACACAGAACAACGACGCCATTTGGATAGAGGCCGATGCATTTCAGAAGAACCGAGTCCCCATTGATATTAGCGGTTTGTTCGCCAACGCCAACGTTCTGGAAATAACAGACGGACTGTTCGACAATCAGACCATAGTTGGCGCTAACCGCGCGTTTCAAAGCTCTCGCGTAAACACCGTGCGCGCAGGTGCATTTGCAAAAGCCAAACTTTCTGGAGATTGGTCACACGCGTTTAGGCAATCGCAGTTGGGCCAGATCGAGGAAGGTGCTTTCCCAGAGACATCTGAGATAACTAACCTGTTCGGGTTCTGTTATAACTGTGCCTCACTTATGGACATTGGGGTGGATGTCATTCGCCACGCTGGTAAGACGTGTTCGGATATGACGGGCGTGTTCTATGGTTGTGGGCAACTGACAGCCATACCAACCGGTCTATTGAAGGGATGCAGTGGCGTAGCGAATCTGTCTTCTGCTTTCGGGAGTAGTGGGTTAGTTTCTTTACCTGAGGGATTGTTAGACGACTGTGTAAACCTAACGAATGGACATGGCATATTTGGCTCTAGTAAGTTGCAGTCCATACCGGAGTACTTGTTCAAGCACAACACGGCGCTTACGGATTTGAGTAACTCATTCAACGGTACTGCTATTGCGGAGATACCTGAACGGCTCTTTGCTTCACTGACTAAGCTCACGACGCTAAGTTACGGTTTCATGTACTGCAATTCTTTAACCACCATCCCGTCAAAGCTACTGGAGAATTGTACTGCACTAACCGACCTGTCGTACTGCTTCTACGGAACGAGAAACGTTAGCCCATTCCCAATCGGAATATTGAAGGGGTTGGTTAGCCTAACGAACATTAACTCCGCATTCGAATTGTGTGGGTCATCTTATCGTTACAGTAACCCAGTAACCTTCACGTCTGACTTTATGGCGGACCTAGGTAATCTCAAGACCGCTGTTCGTGCGTTCCTAGGGTGTCCTTTTGGAACAATTGAAGAAGGCGCGTTAGACTCGCTGACCAAAGTCACTGCACTGGACTATTTCTTTGGTGGTCCTAGTTGGTCCCCGGCTGGCGGACAATTCACAACGGTGCCTGGGAATTTATTGTCTAAGTGTGCGTCCGTCGTGAGTCTGTCTGGTTTCTTTGCCTCAACTGGCTTGACCTCGATACCAGCCAACTTCTTTACCAACCTCCCTAAGAAAGCTTCGGTTAAATCCCTAGCTAGTCTCTTCTATGGGTGTGTCAATTTAAAGGAATTACCGGCTGGTCTTTTTGATGGTTACACCGGTGTAACCGACATCAGCAATATTTTCTACGGATTAACCCAACTCACTGATATTCCCGATGGATTATTATTGCCTATGTCGAGTAGCGTCACCACAGTCGAAGGGGCGTTTAGTAAAACAGCCATAACCAAACTGAGGAACAGTTATCTCGGACAGTTCAATGCTCTGGTTACACTTACCGGGTTGTGCAGCGGCTGTCTCTCATTAACAGAGGTGGAGTCGGGAGCGTTGGGTCCCTCCACCAAAGTTACTAATATAAGTGACATGTTCCTTAACTGTAGTTCTCTGGCGGTGGTACCTGATGAGCCACTAGTGTTGGGTAGTGTTATTAGTTATGCGCAGAATACGTTTGCTGGTTGCGCAGCTTTGACCACGATCTACGGCAGTTGGTTCAGCGTTCCCACCGCATTGTATCGCGTTGACTCTATGTTCAGACGCAGTGGTGTCACTAAAGTGCCTGCTGGATTGTTCTCGAATAAAGAGCAACTTGGTAGCCTCACCTACGTGTTCTCCGAAGCACGTAATCTGTCCCTGGTCGAAGCGGGTTGGTTTACCACTCCGACTAAGTCTGGAACTGTGGATTTCACTTGCGCGTTTGAGATGGTTGCAGATGACATTGTATTCGAACAGGCAAGCATCCCATTAACCAAGTCGAGTACAATTACCGGTATGTTGGGTACGTATATACTCTCTTCCGGTGGCGGTTATGTGGGTATTGCTGGTTCCATCAATCGGCTGGAGGGTGTATTCACCATTCCATCGGGTGAGAAACCCAGTCAGTACAGTAACCTCATGGCTACTCGTAACAACACGCCGAATAACAAACTTACCGGCACTGCAAAAACACTGTTGACGAGCATCGGTCTCGACCAGAGCGATATGAGCACCGTGTTTAGAGGCAATCCCAACATCACCTGGGAATAACCTATTTTATGCTTGATGCACCATGTACATGTTGTCATGGTAAATTAGAGGATATAGAAATGGCGATTACTGCTAGTAGCAGCAAACAGGCCCTTGTTGATCTCATCAACAAAGACAACAACACCACTTTCAAACTCTCCGATCTCGTTCTGGCTGCTCCTGCCACGGCAAATGGCAAAGGCGCTACCGATGCACTGAATACCACTGTCGCGGTAACTGGTGCCGATGCAGACAAACTGCCTGGTTCGGTTACTGTTACCTATACCCGTCCGTCAGTTAAAGTGCTCCTGGCACTGTCAAGCTGGCGCGCACCAGCGGGAACTTCCGCCACTGTGGAAGGCGTAGCCGCCGCAGTTAAAAGTGGTCTGATCGAAGACGGCATTAAGTCCGTTCCACTGGAAGACGGATCGTACGAGATCAACGTTTCGCAAATGGCTGAAGGCGATGCAGATTACAACGCGGACTATCCGTGGAAAGTAACTGTAGACTTCAGCAAACACTACGTGCTGGGTGATACACTGCCGCTGACCGTTGGCATTGCCGCTGCTACTCTGGACGATCAGGTGAAGACCACTGAACTGTCTGGCTTTAGCAACGACGACGTTAAACCGGCTCAGCAGGGCTAAGTAGTCCGCTACTGACGTCATAAAACGTAGCCTCTCATGGGGCTACGTTTCTTTTTATTTCGTATGAGGTACTTCATGTATAATCTAGCGAGTACTGCCAAGCAGAGTTTGTTAGACTTAATCAATGAGTCTAATGGCTTGTCGCTTACTTTGTCAGACGTATCGGTTGCGGCACCTACTGATGTATCAGCAAGCGACTTTGTGGCTAAGATGTCTACCACAAATAGCGTGGTCCGGTTAACTGTCGTGGATGACGGTAGTGACTATGTTGATATTGGCTACCATCGACTTGATGCTGAGACTGCCTTTGGTGAGACACCAACCGTCGGTGTAGTGTTAGCCAATAACAGCAACAGCAATATCATCAGTACGGTACTTACGCACATCAAGAATGTGTGGGGCATGCCGATGGATGCGGGCACCTATACCGCTACACGAAACGATGGTGTTGTTCGGGTTGTTTTTAATACACACCACGTCCTAAGAAACGCAGTCGACATCACACTAAAAGAATTAATTGCCATCGGGACAATTATCAAACAAACGTCGACTAGCGATCACTTTACTAGTGAGGATAAAAGTTCTGCGTCAACTTCAGCAGAAACACTCCTTGCTTTAATAAACCAGGTTAACAGTACTACACTCACGTTCAGTGATGTTTCCTTCTCGAAGCCATCTGCCATTGCAGGTGCACCTACCCCTCACGACAGCGTGACCATCACTGGCCTCGAATCTGGCGGATACGGCGATAAAACGTCCTTCAATTATGATCGTTTAAATATTGAAGATCTTTCGCCCAATGGTGTAGAACTCGAAGACTTTGCATCCTTCACCGCTTTCTACAATGGAGTCACTCCAGCGTATATGGCCGGTATTTTAACACAGCTTTATGGTGTGCCTGTTTTGGCATCTGAGCTTAAGGTGCGTAGTCAGTCGAATAATGGTGACAACTTTACAGCCAGCGTATCGATTGTCGATAACTATATTCTTCGTAGTGCCGGTGGCATCACAGTGACATCGAAGAAGACTACTACCTAAGGAATCGTAAATGGCACTTAACGTAACTTCAACAAAGCAGGCACTTGTCGATCTGGTAAATGCCGAAAATAAGAAAGCCTTTACCCTGAAAGTCATCACTGTTGGAGCGCCGTCCGATTTCGTTGGAACAGGAACTAACTCGAAGGCACGGTTCACCGCAATCGCGGGTAAAGGCTATCGTGGTTATGTCGACATCGAATATAACCGCCTGAGCACATCCGACGCATTTGGTATCACTGACTACCACTACACCCTACACGGCGATGTGGAGGTATCTGGTGAAACTGTGTTAGCTGGGGTACTGGCTGAACTCAGTTCCAAATGGAGTCTGCCGCTTTCAGCTGAGGGCGAAATCGGTAGCTGGAACTATGATAAAACCGGTACTATCGATGACGCTATCATTGGTACACTCACCATCGATCTGAGTCCTAACTACGTGCTGCATGGTCAATTAACCGTTACCGTGATGAATGAGAAAATCCCTCTTCCCGATGTGATTACTATTGTTCGTCTTGATGGCTTTAAAGAAGACCAGTCTGAACTTGAAGACAATGGCTAATCTAAAGAGGTGGGTTTCCACCTCTTTATGCCGTGTGGCGGTTAAATATTATGTTCAACCTATATTCTTTTGATACGAGGCGTTTATATGGACTTTTTGCTGAGTTCGCGTTGTCGTGTGATTGCTCAGTTAAACCGCGAGTCTAATCGTGAGTTTGGACTGAACAGTTTTTCTTTCTCAGAACCGAGGACGCTGGATGATGATGGCAAAACGTCCGTCGTAGTCACGCCCATAACGAATGAGGTCAATGAGGGTGAGAGCATTACTTTACGGTATGACCGCCGGGTTATCAACCACTCTGCGCGGGTGGAAGATTTATCGGAAGGAACAATTGCGTCGTTTGTTCATGGCTTAGAGATTGCCAACCGTGTCGAGTTCGAGCCGGGCTGTTTCAAAGTTGTGACGGTAGATGGCGTGCCCTGGCTCACCATCGATGACTACGTTGTTGTCGCTAAGATAAAGCTGGAGTGTAAGCCAGATGAAACCATCTGAAATACGTTTAGTGGAAATGTTAAATCGCAATAACCACATGCGCATAGACAAAAGTCGTGTGTCATTTGGCTCGCCTAACATTTCAGGTGACAGGCGGTATAACACATGGATCGAAGTCTTTGCTAACCCGGAGGATAAACAATACGACAGGTCTACCACGACGTCGTATAATCGTTTGGATTCCAGGCAATTGGGCGACAACAGCGTCATCGAGACCTCGGCGTACAACCTGAATACTGTGGTTGGCTCTATCTGTAATACTCTGTTAGCCACGTACAACATCCCGTGTTCACCTGAAGAGATCGTCATCGCAAGCCGGGTGATCCTTTCAGAAGAAAACGCTATTGTTGTTTTTGATTTCCATAAACACCCCTTAGTCTTTGGTAGTGCTACTGCTAAAGTCAAGTTGGGTAAAGGCGATATTAGTACGGTAATCACACATACCGACTTAACGGGTTTCACGTTAGATGACGTGATTGATAAGCCCATCACCGATGAATTGACTAACACACGTATTCTTGGCTTTGTGCCGAGCGACGTACGATAAACTTGAGGTAAAGTGATGAGTACTGAAAACAACGTTTCGGACTTTATGCAGATTACCCGCACAGTGTACGGCAGTGCTCTACAGGTTGCCCTTCTGCGCGGTTTGCCATATACGATCCCGGAACATACCACGCTCAACGAGAAGTTCGGTGTGCAAGCCGATGTCCAGCCTAAGGTAACCCCTTCACTGCGTTATTACGCAATCGGTAGTGGTGGTCACCGCATGCAGGCAGGTGCTGACGGTATTTCTTATACCGCACCAATCAGACACCGTGCGTCCGACGCTGCTTGTTTTAACCACGAACCGTTTGTGCTGCGTCAGGAAGGCAATGAGCTGTCTGCGGACGAGCTGGCCAAATACGCATTGCGTGTTAAAGAAATCTGGAACAACAAAAACTACGTAGCGTGTTACGCTAAACGTGTGGTCGAAGACGAAACTTCTAAGAAGATCGTTATGGAACACACTACCGTGGTTGATGGCGTGTCCAGCACAGTGCCGTTCATTCCTACCAGCGATAACCTCTCACCTAAAGCACCTGAGTTGTCCAGCCGTGAATCAACCACGACTAATGGCGACTTCCTGTCTGTGTCTAATGACGTTGGCATTGTATTCGATGCTAACGACGTTAAAGAGTATATCAACGTGGCCCGTATCAAATACGATAACCCGCTGCGTGCGATCATCTCTGAGCTGGCCATGTGCACCGGTAACGATCAGGTTGTTACTGGGGAAGGTGTAGGCACAAGCGGCATTTCATACACTGAGGCGATCGGTTTACAGGTAGCTACTCACGTTACTGTTTACCATGCCGTGGGTTACACCAACAAAGGCTTCTCCATTCGTGTAGAGCTGGGTGCAACTGAGCCGATGATGGGAGAAGGTGCATTGGATGTCACTTCAAAACTTACAGCAACGACTAGCAACGTTCGCGAGTAACGACACCTATCGGTTTGTGGCAATTGACCCGGGGACTGACACCCTGGGTCTTTCTCTTTGTGAGATTGATCTTAACACAAAGACACTGACTGTACGGGAAGTTACTACGCTACAGGGTGCTAAGATGATCACCACTGTTCCTGGTTATACGGAACTGCATGGTGAAAAGCAAGCGCGACTCTACATGCTGGAGGAAGCGCTGTATGGTATTTTTGTATATTGGCGACCAGATGCTATAGTTAGTGAGGCCCCCTTCATGGGACGCTTTGCAGCCGCGTTTGGTGCGCTTGTAGAATGTATGCAAGCCATCCGCTCAGCAGTCACTCGTTATCGTCAATATATGTTACTCGAAACAGTCGACCCACCTTCTGCTAAAAAGAGCATGGGTGTAAAGGCAAAGGGTAGCAGTAAAGACGATATCCAAAAGGCCGTGATTGCTGACACGAGTATCATCTTCGACCCTAGCCTTCCTCGCACTGGACATACTGAGCACATTTACGACTCGGTAGCCGTTGCTAAGTGGAAGTTCTTAAAGTTCATTGGAGCTATTTGATTATGCGTTATCTCGCTATTGAAGGATTGGATGGTAGTGGCAACGGAACACTGCTGATGAAACTACGTGAGCTATTTCCTGATGCCGTATACGTACGTGAACCAGGTGGAACTCCCGTAGCAGAAGAGTTGCGTAAGATCGTTATTCACAGTGACGAGCCACTACATCCGGACACAGAAGCACTAGTTTACATGGCATCTCGCAATGAGTTACTACGTAAAGTAGTTGCACCTGCGTTAAATGCAGGTAAGCTGGTTATCAGTGATCGCTGTTTCTATTCGACGTTAGCCTATCAGGGTGCGACGGGTCATAGCAACATGACCCTGATCAATGAGGTGACTGCGCAGACTGTGCGTAAAACCGCTACCCCTGACCTGATCATCTATTTGGATATTCCATTAGAAGTCAGTCGTGCTCGCGTTGCGGCAGTCGGCGATCTCGATACCATCGAAAAACGCGACGACGATTATTTCAATAAGGTGCGTGATTTCTACCTACGGTGTAATCGTACCCTGCCTAATAAATTTAGGCTTATTGACGCCACGCAGTCCCGTGAAAAAGTCTACAGTGACGTCCTTGAGATTTTAGTAGAAGTAGGGGCTATCCCGGCGTCTTCATGATGAGAAGACAAAAGATGAAAATTGGTGAACTCCTGCGGCGCATTGGTGATGTCTCACTTTACGAGGCGCTTACCGACGGTGAGAAACACGTAAGTGAAATCGCTAGCTTGACTGGCGTTTCTTTGGACACTGTCAGCGCTACAGGTAGCGACTGCTTGAAAGCACTGAGCGGTCTTTCTGCAACACAGCGAGACGCGTATCTGAACAAAGAAGTTGACACCGACTCTGGTGCCTCTGATATGCAGCAGTTGACTAGCTTGATCTCACAGCTTCGTGCTGGGCAGTCAGGTTGGAAAACGGCAGTAGCTGTATTCATGGCGCTGTTGGTTGGTGTGATGGTAATTACGTATGCCTACCTGATGTTTCGTGGTTTGCCACTTCCGCACTGGCAGGACATTACGTGTATCATCATTGTACCAGGTGGTATTGTCTGGACCTGGTATGGCGTACTGACCAAAGAGAACCGCGATATTATCAGTGCCGCGCTGGGTGAAATGCCCAAGACTGGCGCATGGGGTGCGGTGATCGATGCAATAACCCGTAAACGTCCTGTAACGCAGCAGAACACGACTACTGTTCAACAGGCACCAGTTGCACCACCTGCAAGTCAGACGGCTCCACAGAGCCAGCCAGCGGCTTCTGATATGCCTGATGACAACCCTCCTCCGGGAGCGGCTAATATGGACACGGATGCCCCTAACCAGAATAAATAAAACAGCATAAACTCCTCTCTCCCGCTTTGGGAGAGAGGAGAGTGCTTATTTGCCGAATCGCAATTTATTGTATTCCTTTACAACCTGGTCTGTGTAATCCCACAGCCCTTTATACTCTGCCTGACAAAGCCCTAATTGCTTAATGGCTTCGTCTCCGTCGGCTGTGATTCGGATGAGAGCTTCAGAAGCCTCTGTTGTAAGTTGGGCTGCCTCGGCTGCATCACGTTTTGATTGAACGGCGGCATTTTCAGCTCGACTTGCTCGTTCACCGGAGGCACGTACTTGGAGCCACAACCCGCTATTGGTAGCACGCAGCTGAGCAATAGTATCTTCAGTTTGTTTACGGCCATCTTGTAACCCTTGCAAATAGGTAGCTGTGCGTTGCTGCTGAGCAAGACGCGCATCTTCTTCGAGCTTCGTAATTGAGGCATTCAGAAGTTTGACCTGCGCATTATGCTTAGTAGCAATATCATTTTGTTTGATTACCCAGTCAGCATTTGTAGCGCGAACGGCAAGTTTCCAACTGACAACGGAAACCCCACCGAGCAGAAGCAATACAAGTGCAACTTTAATCCAAACATTGGTAGGTGAGGTTTCCATATATTACCCCAGGGCTGCTTTAGCGTACTCTTTGACTTCCTGGTACACGCGACGGAACCAACCGTAAGTAAAGGTTTCGTTCTGTTTACGTTTCTCAGAAATGTCTAAGTAGTAGTAGGTTTGGAAATGCGTCAGTGCCATAGCCAGGATAGCCATACCTTCAGCACCACGAATACCCTGCAATGCCTTAATGGCAGTAATGGTCTTAGTGCCCATACCACCGTCAACAACCAGGTCAGCGTAAAGCTTCTCTTGGTTGTTCAGGCTGTTGAGGATACGCTGCAACGCGATAACGGCATTCTTACGACCAGCATTGATGCCGAAGTCAAACAGACGGTCGGCGAGGAACGGCTGGAACGCGAGGATGTCATCGAGCATGAGACGCTGCCACCACATCTTGTCGTAGATCTCAAAAGCAAGAGACTGCGGCATATCGCGCATGGCACCTTTATAGCCATATTCGCGTGCAGTGGCGATCGTGATGCCCCAGATGGTTTCACCACCCAAGTCATCTTTATTGTTCACGTAGCCCGCTTCGATAGCCGTCTTGCGACGGATGATGCTGTCTTTCGTGAACAGACTGTAATCAGTCATTAGGGAGCCTCCTTCAAGGTTAAAAGACGATACTCATTAATGTCCATCCCTTTCTCAACCGCCTTCTCAACAATACCGTTAGAGAAGCGCGGGAATGGAATTAACGGGTAACACGGATCAGACTGCCAGTCTTCAATCGCCAAGCGAACTGATTTCGTTTCAGCCGCAATGTCTTTGAAAAACTCAGTGAGTGCAATCATTCGATCGCCTAAGTTCTCAACACGACACTCGATTGCGTGTGGACTACAGCGCCAGAAGCCATTCAGACTTACACCCGGCGGCCAGTCCTTCAGTGGCATCTCACTGATAGTACCAGTAGGAGCCATAAACTCGGCAGACTTAGCGAAACACAACAGACGACCTTCTTCATCGTAGATGAATTTCATTGTGTCATCGTTGAAGAGATACCGCAGCTGATACCAGTCACGGCCCTCACTGTCCCTGTAATAAGGAACGCCATCCATGGCGTCCTCAGGTGTGTACTGGTGGAAACCAGTGACTGTCAATAAATCACTCATAAGGCGTCAGCAACCATTGGTTATTTTTCCAGTAATACAGTGGACGCAATACGACCCAGTAGTTAGAGCCGCCGTAGTCGGCCCATGCGGTCATGACGCCACCACCCATACGCTCGTTAGCACGACGCTCTTTAAAGCTCTGCGCAGGACCCATCTTCAGCTGCCCACCACCAGACTGCTGCATCTCGGCACGGAGCTGGGCAACGATCTGGTCTACCTGTCCGGTGGTATATGCACCAACGTCACCTGCTGACAACCAAATATCAGTCGTCAACGGTTTCCCGTTCACGGTACGTCCTGCCGGAACAGCACCAATCTGAGCGACCGTTACACCGTGGGGGTTGTTACGGTTGTTGATGTGGTTGTTGATGGTAGGCATTACTTTAGAATTGATCAACTGCATCACGCGCAGCGGCGACATGAAGCGGTCGTTCGTAGCAGCGGCTTCAGCTTCTTGCTGAGTAGCCATTGGGTTGTTTGGAACATCGCCCAGACCGACCTGACTTTTAGTAACACCATGCGGATTGTTTTTATCCGCGATGTGGTTGTTGATAATCGGTAGGACTTTCTGCTTCAGTGCGTACCACATTGCCGATGGTGACAAGTACGTAGTGCTGTTCGCTTCGTCGATTGCGTTAGCATTCGTCGACATCGAATAGTTCTGTACGTTGCTTAAACCTACTTGGGTTTTAGTCACCCCGTGTGGGTTATTTTTGTCAGCGATGTGGTTAGCCAGGTTGCGTTTCAAATCAGCAACATCACCGTCAATCAGGTTCTGAAGATCCTGACGAAGTTTAGTCACGTCATTGTTGGTGGCATCGATACGGGCATTGACTTTATCAATATCGATGTAGATCAGATCTTTAACACGATCGATATAATCGTAGATCTGTTCATGCGACGCCACGTCGCCAGTAAGGATAGCAATACGCAGGTTTTCCAGAGCCTCCGTCACGAACTCCATGCCGTAAAGGTCATCGGCGTCATGAAGGTGAGGTGCTGGCGGGAAGCGCACGGGTTTACCCAGAACGTCAACCCAGTTAACTTTGCGGTTATCCAGCTCAAGCGCTTCGAACAAATCCGCCACCGCACCGGAGGACAGACTGAACGGACCACCCACCACCTGATAATCGATCTCAAAATCGCTACCGAGTGATTTGTTGGTAATGATAATCGCAGCACTAACCGACAGACCCAACATCACTGTAGCATCCTGATACAGCATGATCGGTTTATAGTCGGTGCCTTGCTTCAAGGGTGTGACGTTACCCTTCTGTCGAACCACGAGGCTATCGGTATAGAATGGACCATAGAAGGTCGCAAACGCCCGAGAGTTATCTCGTGGAACAACATGAGGCTCAGCTAGCACCAAGTTGTCTTTCGACTTTCCAGTCGTATCCAACGGGTACTTAATAACTTTTGTAGCCATTTAGTTGTCCTCGTTTGAAAAGAGGACAACCCTCTTTTCAATTCTAAAGTTGCGTAGTAGCGTTATCACCAGCGATGATAAAGTTAATCGCGATGTTCTTCGGTCTCGTTTCCGATGCAGTCCTTACACTGCGTGAGGCATCAAAGCGAATGCTTCGAATCTCGTCACGCCATGTCGTTCCTTTATCAGAAGGTCTACCGAGGCTACCTCCATCGTAAAACGCACCAGACAAACCGAGACCAATGTTTTCTGTAGCCGCAACATCGACTAACAAGGTACCGGTTATGTTCTGTAAACCATCGTTTTGAATGGAACCCAAACCACGTCCGTAATCGGGGTCTATCCCACGGCCACCATCTTTAGCCCTAGGGAAATACCCACGAAAGTCAGGAACGTTATTCCCAACCACCGATCGCAGTTTTGGGTTATTGCCTACACCCTGCCCGTTGCAGAGTAACCAACCCGGTGGAATCCAGTCGCTGTACCACATGACTATCATACCGGGTAGTACACCACCAACCCAGATGTCCTTATCAAGACTTTGACCGTTCACGGTACGTCCTGCCGGAACAGCACCAATCTGAGCGACAACGGGAGGGCCAAACCAAAGACCTAACTCATAAGTTTGGGTTAGCTCTAGCTGGTCTTAGTCCATTCAAGTGAAGCAGACGACGTAGGTAGACCACCCACAACTGGGATAGCCGAACCGACTTGTGCCGCAGATAAACGATAAATGCCGATGCGGGTTATTTTGGTCATAGTCTGTCGAGCGATCTTCAGACTGTCGGTTTCAATATAACCCACATAACACCGTGACAGTGTTTCTTCAACTGGGGCAGTGAAGGTTTGGTATTCAAACGTCGACCCAGTGTCCACTACGTAAACGTAGAACTTGCTATTAGCCGGATTCGATTTCACCTTCGTGAGATCGATGGACGTTGCGGGAACCGTCACGTATTTACCGGCCATATAAACAGGAACTGACTCACCGACATAAGCAAACCAACCAACCGGTGCTTGCTGAGACATCACCATGTACTGTGGCGTGCCAGCAGTCCAGGCTTCTATCTCGGTCTTCGTCTTACCTATCGGTCTCCACACCAACCCTGTGCCACTTAGTGAGCGGTTAGCCGTCATGTCGTGTGCACCTAACCCATAGCCCGGTATGACACCGTAATGTGTGAAACCGAAATACCATGGGTTATTAGAAGCGGTCTTAATCCAGTCACTGCGATAGTCATCGGCACCATCAATGTGCATCACCGTAATACCCAATCCTGGCTGACTACCGATCCCGTTGTTAGCATAGTACGCCGACATTGAGACAACAGTGAAACCCTCGCTTGCATTTCTAGCCACGCACGTCGGAGCCAGTGTCTCACGACCACGATTGAGAATACCGTTTGAGTTTGTTTGGTTCCAAGTGAACAGAACTCGCTTAAAAGTTAGGGTCGCAATCGCACCCGTTCTACCGCTCGTGTTGAAACTAAACGCTACAGTCATTAGGGTACGCGCACTTGCATCATACAAGCTGACAATACCAATGCACGGGATACGCGTGTCGTTAAAGACCTGCAATTCCATATAGACGTTCAGAGTCACATTAGACGGCCAGATACTTTCACCGGCAGCGGCTTTTACTGCCTGCTTTAACGAGTCCCACTGTGACTGTGTTACTGAGACAGTACCGGAGTAGTTCAAGTCCTTGTCAACGGTGGTGAACGCACTAAGGCTATTCTCCCAGAGTCTACCACAACCCACGCTTACAGAAGTACCATTCAAGTCATGGTATTCACAGTGCGTACCTTTAAAACTGGAGATCAGGTCGGTGCGATCCACGGGTTGGAATCCGTTTATCGTTCCTAATCTTTGCGTATTGAAGGTATAGTTCATCGACGCAGTAATCGCAGTCACGGGAAACGAGGTACGACGGCTGTTCCAATCGTCACCGTTATTGGTGTAGGAGATGCATCCAATGCGATCTGTTGCCAATACATGCAGCAACCTCGACGAATCGCCAAACGGGCCGGGGTAACGACGTATCAAGTTACGGTTTGTTTTATTTACCGTGGTATATTTACTGTAATCCCAGAACTCCCAATAGTTCTTGAAGTTGGGTACGGTAAATGGACAGATTGTCCCGGCGTTTTCATTTCCGTAATTGATCGTGAAACCTATTCCGTTTTGACCGATTATGGCACTATCGTGTGGTTGGGCATTTGCACGGATCTTAACAGCATTGTCGCTGTACGCATTTGGTCCGGATAACACATAACCAGGACCGTTACTGGCCTCCTGAATCTGTGTGTCACCACGTAAAGCCTCGGGCACTGTGGCTGTCATCGTACTCGGATCGAATACACAAACAAAGCCCATGGCGTCGCCGTAGTACGTGTTATTCGATTGGTGCTGACCGCAGGCTAACCACCTAAACCAAATCTCCCCAGTCGTCGGGTTTACGTCGCCGTAGATTTGGATACGCGACGGACTAAACGTTGGTGGATTACCCACCTTACGGAATAACGGATAATCGTTGATCTCCGCACCGAAGAGATTGTCAGCGACATGAATGCTCGGATAGTTCGGGGCATTTAAATTTATGCCGTAGGTAGTAATGCCGGTCACTTTCTGCCACGAAACAACAGACTTAGTTTTGATATCGACAATCGCAATTCGATAGACATCAATATCCACACCAGTCGATGGTTGCAGGAGATAGACATACTGTCCTGATGCAACAACTGTTCCTGAGTCAGTAACACTCAAACCAGTGTTATCCAGATACGCGCCAACATGACTCTCTGGGTTTAACGTCCCACTGGTTAAAACGATAAAGGCGTCGTACGAGCTGTTACCGTAGAGCTTACCCCAGATAGCTGTTTTAGCCATGCATTGATAAAGACCACCAATCCACTCCGTCGATTTGAGGAATGGGGGTCGGTACTCTGTAGCAATGGGATTGTGCTTAACGATCTCAGCATTGGCTATCTCGAACGAGCTGTAGTAGACAGACTCACGAACGCCATTAGTCGCGTTCATCAACAGCACTAGTGTACCGTCGTCTTCAACAGTCATCGCGTTGAACCAGAACGTTTCTGTCCTAGTTGCGCCTTCGAAACTACCTGAGAAGTTTATGGGCATCCACAGCAAGTTACCAAAACGTGTTATTGGGATTGTTCCTGCTGGGACCAGGTCAGCGTTTAGGGTGCTTTCATTCAGTTCAGTCGTAGCGTACGTACCAATCTGATCTGCTGTAACCTGATGAGGGTTATCCCTACGCAATATCCAAGAAGCAAAGTCGCTTCCCAACTTAACTAATGAAATCATGTTATCACCACTTAAAGGTACCAGTCTCAGTTGGCAGGCCAGTGGAGGTTGGGATGGCACCGCCGATAGGATCGGGTGAGATGCGATAAACCGATATCATGACCACGGGTTTAATGGTAACGGTGATATTAGTACCATCGCTCACGGCAGTGCCAATGAAGAAGTTACTTGACGTATCGGCGCGAGCAGCGGTTGCCGCCTCAAGCTGCACCGAGTTATATCCCAACGAAGCATCTCGTTTTAAATAGAGATAGACAGTGGTGTTAGCTGGGACCGTGAATTGCCACGACGCTTGCTCCAACAGGTACTTACGACCATCCATTAAAACCGGGGTAGCCATATTAGCAAATACGACTCGACAGATGTTACCTGTCAGCCTGGAGGCACTGTACTCTATACGGTCACTGTTGGGGAAACCAAAAGATGTAATCGGTAAAACGCCAGCCGGTAAGTAACCAGCCAACAGTGAATCTATCTCCGACCGGGTATACGCACCAGCCTGATCAGCAGTAACTGCGTGTGGGTTGTCCTTCCTTGCGATCCAAGCATGGAAGTCATTCCAAAGGGTAGTAAGGCTAACTTTTGCCATGTTAACTCCAGAATAAAAAGAGGGGTCACTTGGACCCCTCTATGTTTATTAACTGCCCGCAGTCATGTCGGTATCAGAGTGCATTGCCTTAGTAGTCGTACCGCTAAACTCAGCAGTAAGAGGCGTGGCCTTAGAACCGTTACCGCTGAACAGAATATCGCCACTGTTTTGAGTGATGACATTCGCAGGCGGATTAAGATCTGCGATCAGGAACGTATCGCCGTACGTATCCACAAAGTGGGTTTTACCAGTAAGTGGAGTATGGTAGATCTGGCCAGGGTGAACGAGTTCATCAGAACCCTCGTTGTTGACCCAATCAGAACCATCGAACTCCAGGACTTGACCGGCTTCCAGATCGTAGATAGGTTGCTTGCCGTCCGGACGCGTCAGGGTAGTCCAGGTGGTTTGGTTCTGACTAAAGCAGACATAACCAACCGGTGAGCTACCCATGAAACCAGCGAGGTCGTCGTCAGCACTCAGGTCAATGGTGACTTTAGAGGTTGAGACGTACGTGTCGCCATTGTAGTCGGTTGTTTCTACTACAATAGTGTCGCCATCACGCGTTGCTCTGATCTTAACGCCCTTCAGCCACTCGCCCCATCCTTTATTAGCCGCACTACCTACGTCGGCCATCGGATGGCGTGAATCGTCTACAGTGCCGGTATCGGGCCATTTCAACCCACCATTACCCTCGTAGAGATACTTGACCTCTGCGGTGCCGAAGTCTTTGGCGATATACCAAAGGCTACGACCACGGTTACCGGTAACGTTACCACTCAGACCACTGCCGTCACCACCACAGCTACGCAGGGCTGTAAGGGTGTGCGTCTTACCATCTTCCTGATAGTACCCGATAAGGATACCCAGCAAGTCGTCATCAGCATCGCTAGAAGCGGCGTTGACTTCGAAGGTATAGTCTGAATAGGACTTAGGTGACACGAACCCGATAACCGATACAGAGTTAACCTGACAGACGATACGGTTGTTGGTTTTGTCGAACACCCAGGCTTCTAATTCAGAAGACACTGCCGGAGATACCATCGTGTTCTTATCCACACTGAAACGTTTCCAGGTAGAGAACACACGAGAGAAGTCTTCGTTAGCATCTTTCAGCTTAGCCAGCTCGTCCGAGTTAGTGGAGATAACCAGATCGCGTGAAACAACACGACCATAGCGAACACCACCGGTCTGTGGGTTGCCATCCAGAATTGCGATATCACCCAGCTTACCATTTTCCAGTGCCCGGTCAGACAGTTTAGTCCACAGCGAACCCAGGAATGCAGCTGGGGTCATGAACATATTGGAAACGGTAAGTAGCACGTTACTTACAGTGGCAGTTTTGTAGTTGTCTACGTCACCCAGACCTACTTGTGTCTTGGTAACGCCGTGCGGGTTTTCTTTATCTGCAATGTGATTGCTCAGATCATCCGCAACACCAGATCCCACCGCATTCTTGATCATTGTGCTAACGCCAGCGACAGTAACGTACTTATTCGTCGCTGTGCCGGAGACCAACTCTGCTGCGGTAGCCACACCATAGTTCTGAACCAGATTCAGACCAACTGTGGTGGCGGTGATCTTGTGTGGGTTGTCAGCATCAAGGTGCGCCTGCATCGCTGTTGCAATTGCGTTAGCGACATGGTTAGCCACACGAAGTGGTGTCATGTAGAGCGCATTAGACGTACCTGCTACAGCCTGCTCGAAGTCAGCAATGGCGTAGTTCTCGACGTTGCCTAAACCGATAGACTCTTTCGTAGGCTTATCACCGCTATCTGCCATGGCTGCTGCAATTCGATCGGCGACCAGTGCTTGCACCAGAGCAGGCGACATAAAGCGGTTACCCAACACACCTTCCATCGCTTCAGCCAATGTAGCCATGCGATAGTTAGGAACGTCACTCAGTCCAACTTGGGACTTAGTAACACCATGTGGGTTATCTGTTTTACTTGCGTGGGCATCAACGATAGGCTGTACTTTCTTCGTCAGGAAGTACGCCAAACGGCGAGCACTGATAAAACGCAGGTTGTCTGTCCCAGCATCAACGTCTTGCTCAGTTGCTTCTGAGAGTTGACCCAGTGAATCAAGACCCAATTGTGCCAGAGTGACGTGGTGTGGGTTAGCGTGGTCACGGATGTGTTCCAATAGCGCTGTCAGCGACTTAGCAGCAGAATCACCCAGTGTCTGACGGATAGCCTCGATACCCTGTACCACTTCATCCATGCCGACAAGGTCATCAGAGTGATGAAGGTGATCGACGGGTGGGAAAACAATCGGCTTATCGATGACGTCATCCCACTTAACTTTACGTGGGTCGTTTTTGATATTGGCCAGGATATTAAGGATCTCTTGCGAGTCCAATACCCATTCACCACCGAGGGTTTGGTATTCAACGGTAAGTCGACCGGACAAGGTACGGTCTATTACAACGATACCACCGTAGATTGGCGTACCGCATTCGAGTGACGCGGCTTCGAAATGATAGCCTAAGTCGAAATGCACACCCTCAGTCAGCGTTTGACCGCTGGTGATGTGTTTTACGACCAGGCCCTGTCGGAAGAACGGTGCGAAGGTAGGGATAATCACATCGTAGTCAGCCCCACTGGCGGGGTTAATACTATGTGATTCTGGCGGGACACGGTTCGCCGCCAAACCTCCAGACGGATCGAATTCGTATAGATACTTTTTATCAAACATAACTGTTCGCCTCTGCGAGCCTAGTGTAAAAAATAATTTCTTTGGGTATTACGTGGTGTAGGCTATGACATATTATAAGTCGGCCTCCGAGCACGGATTATCGAGGTAATGACATGTATAGATACATACAAGCAACGGCCGTCGAGGTCGGTGCTCCGGGTGCGTGGAATCCCGTAAATCTGGCTGACTTAACGCTGGCTGAGATATTCACGAACTACACCGGTGCCTTGGCAGAGATTGAAGTTGTTGAGTTACAGCGTCGCTACAGTTTGAATCTGTGGGACTTAAATACCAACCTTCGCTTCCTTCCAATTAAGTTCGGTGAGTGGCTGACATCCATCGGGAATCAGACGATTCCGCTAAGCGATGACTTACCAGCAAACGATCGGGTATACGCAACGTACCGCGATGTCTGGAACTATGGCTTCCAGGTTCAGGGTTATAACAGGAATATTGCCGTCGAGCAGGAGTTAACGCTTGACCAGGTTATTGATGCCATCGTAACCAAGTCAGACGTAGACTATACTACTGCCGATAAGTATGTCTTATTCCTCGTGAATGGGCTTGTGCACAACTCTGTGGCCATACCTGATGGGTTTGTCATCGAAGATGCTGGGCGCAGCCTACAGGCTTCTAAAGAGAATCGTGTCGGTATCCTCAACTTCGAGAAAATCGGTCAGATTGAGCGGTTCGCTATTACCGCTGATATGTTGATCCCGCCGACTGACGACCTCCCTTATACTGATAGCGTTTACTTGAAACTGTCTGGTATCGATACCACCAATAAAACGGTAGGTATTGTCATTGGCGGTTACTTGCACCTGTTAGATAACGCCTACGATCAAGTGGGATCTAACCTGCTGAAGTTGAACATGCGTGACTATCCGATCGTAGAACGCTACTGGATACTCAAGCAATCCACCGATGTCTCTTCTATCAAGTTGACTTCCTTTAATAACCGTAAGGATAAACTGGATTTCACTGAGTTGACGACAACGGAGAACATCGCCGCGTTACTGACGCTGAGTCAGAGTTTTGTTTTCACTATCGACGCTACCGATGTAGGCGTTGAAAGACTGATGGTGCATCAGGCAGAGTTAGCGGGTCGTTACATGGCCTATAGCAAACCAATGTACCCGATGATCTCCGATACAGGTCGACTGATCAACTACACCTGGTACGCAGCTAAGCACGATTACGTGGTGAGGACTAGCGATTACTTCTTCACTAACTACATGCGTCGCACGACTGAGTTCCGTAAGCAGAAGTACGTAACGAACCACCGCTACGTGCATAAGCCGACGAACTATCAGGATGCTTTCTGGCTTCAGATTTATCGTACCAAGCACTAACGGCATAAAAGCCTCCCTACCCGCAGTGGGTAGGGAGTGCTTCTTTATATGTTCGGTGCATTAACGTTTCGTGAACTATCAATGCCAGCGCAAGTGATCTTACCACCAATCACCGCATCACCAGTCGTAACGAGTTCACCTTCGATACGCATGTTACCTTTGGACACCATCCCGTTGCCGTTATTGTTATAGCCGGTGGAGATCTGACCAACGGTAACGTTACTAGTGAAGTTTGCCTGTGGTGTGTCTACATGGAACTGTTCAGAGATATCCCCGCTGAATAAGTTAGCCTTAATCTCAACGGTCTCTGCGATTACCTGGAACAGTTTTGTTTCGGCCTTGATCAACTCCGCAGCAAAGGCAAAGATGCTGTTTTTGTCAACCTTGAGGTGTGAGCCAAAACTATTCTGTAGTAACCAGATCGCCTCTTGTGAATCCAAGCTAGCGATATTGCCAAGATCGTCAGCCAAAGTAACAGAACCTTCCTTCAAGTTAAACTGGAAGATATAGGCCACTGGCTCGTCCTGAGACTTACACGTACGGAGCGTCAGCTGCTTAGTGTGGGTCGACCACTCTAAGGTGTGCATGTTCTCCGGTTTAACCGTGGACTCGCCGTCGGCATTGGCATTATTGTTAATCCCCCAGACGATTGTTTCCAATCGCATCAGGTGTCCATCGAGACCCATGTACTCCCAATAGTACTCATCTTGGTCTGCAAAGCGATAGAGCATCACCCGCATCTTACGACGGACATTAGGCGGTGTTAAACGCTGGCTACCCCAGCGTAACCACTTAGCCTTTATTACAGTATCAGTAGTTGTCTTACTACTGTACTCTTTCCCAGTGGAGTCCTTACCTTTAGCCTCTACGACTTGGGTATCAGAAACCATCATCCCCGTTGGACCGGGATTCGATTCTAACCCACCGACCAGTAGGATCTCCGTGCCAGGTTCCAGGTCTTCCAGTACGCGTGCAACTGACACGGGTTTGAAGTTGCTACTCATCTCCTGCATAGCCCAGCTCCGCTTTAGTAAAAATTAATTTGCTTGTCCTATAATTTGCAAAGTTGCATACAAACAAAACCCTTTCTGTCTAAGCAGAAAGGAGGGAAGGAATATATTTATTATTAGAGTTAATATTAAAAACTCTTCCATTTGATTAGTGGTAATTGTAATAAATTACCACAACAAGGAATTAAAATTAACACGACAGCAGTATCGTATAGATGAATGTATTTCCGGAGTCACCATGCGCATTAACAAACTGATCTTAGAAGGCAACGTTCGGTTGCTGTACGCTGGAATCAAACGGGTTGTCTATACCCCTGAGTCTGAGTACCAGTTAGTCATCGGAACAAACGGGTCTGGTAAGAGTTCTCTGTTCGCAGAGCTGTCACCATTACCCGCTTCTCGCCAGGACTTTTTAGCCGGCGGACTTAAACACGTAGAGATCACAGATGACGAAGGTAACCACTACACCCTAATCTCTGATTTCCGTGTGGGTAACAAGCACACCTTTATTCGTAACAAAGAAGTATTGAACGATGAGGGTACCGGCGCAACTCAGAAAGAGCTGGTCTTCCAATATTTCAAATACACGGACGCACTGCATCAGTTACTGACAGGTGAGATTACACTGACAGCAATGACACCACAGCAGCGTCGTGAGTGGATATCGAAAGCCTGTTCTTACGATGTGACTTATGCATTAGCTTTATTTAACAAAATGAAGTCAATTGCTCGTGATGCCACAGGTGCTCGTAAACACGCCGAGACGCGACTGGCGGTTGAGTACAAGGGTTTGTTTACCGATGAGGAGTTAAACGATCTACAGGACCATATAGACCGCTTAACGGCCAACATTACCGACCTTATGTTCGCTGTCGACCAACACGCCGCACCTAGACACGAAGCTAACCGTCGGCTTGAGCAGGCAATGGGTGAATTGAAGTCACTGGCTGGCGATCGTATCCTATCCATGGATACTGAGATGCTTCGGGGGCAAAAGGACATTGAAAACATCCTTCGCCAAATTAACTACGCCGAACAAGCTCGTGCAAACGCAGAGGCTGGGTTAGTCGAACGTCGTCGTGAGTTCACAGAGATCGAAGACACGATCCATCAGATGTCAGTAATGGCTGGCTCTGGCGGTAATACTCTAACGGAAGAACTCGAGCAGTTAAAAGCTAAACTGAAAGATTTCTATTCAGTGCAACGCATCGAGTTTGACTATGGTGAATGTGACTTTATCTATCTGTTCCGTCTAGCAGATGAACTCGATGGTCCGATCACGGATAAGCTGTTGGCTCTCCCACCAAACCCTGGCAAGCGATACAATCGTGACGCATTAGCTGAGGCTCAACGTAAGCACGATGAGTTGGTCACTGCTCGCAATATCAAGGCAACCGAACTCACTAAGTTATCTGCTCGTAAAGAGATGATTGAAGGTGCTGAAAACACCCAGTGTCCGAAGTGTGGTTATACTTGGGTACCGGGCGTCTCTGAAAACGAACTGCGTATCCTCGGTGAGAAGATTGAGCTTCTCAATGTCCAGCTGAATCAGGTGAACGAGGCGTATGCTCGCAATCAGGCATGGTTGGATGAACTGAATGAGTGGCGTAGACTCTTCGGTGACTTCCGTAACGTCGTGAGTTCGAATACTGCCTTGGGTGTGCTGTGGAAAGAGTTTGCAACTAACGACTTGGTATTCGAAGACCCTAACGCTTGCGTACATCTGTTCTATCGCTGGAAAGAGCAACTGCGTGTATTGGCTGACCGTACTCGTGTTGAGAACCGCATCGATGAAATCAATGTAGTACTGAAACGTGCTACTGAGATTGCAGGTGGGGGAAGTTCGCAGTTCTTGACTCAACGAGCTAAACAGCTGGAAGATATCGTTGCTGCTTTAACGCACGATGAGCAGAAATGGCGTCGCCAACGCGATGAGTTGAACGAGGCTTACAACCAAGCGAAAGAGTGGGAGTCCTTAAAAGACAAACTCGCTACTTCTTTGGAAAGCGTTAATACGGCAATGCGTAATTATCTTGCGTCTCAGTTGAACGATCAGTTCCGTCAGAACATCGAACGGCAGCAAGCGGAACTCGCACAGCTCTCGTATCAGTTAAACGAGCGTAAGTCAGCGAAGGAGATTGTAGCCAGTCTAGAGCGCCAGCGCGATGAGCTTATGCAGAAAGAGTCTGATATGAAGATTCTTATCGAGCAGATGTCACCGACGTCCGGTTTGATTGCAGATCAGCTGAGCGCATGTATCGACTCGCTGGTTAACCAGATGAACGATTTCATTGCGTGTGTATGGACATACGACATGGTCATTAAACCGTGTGGTCTCGATGCAACCGATCTTGACTATCGATTCCCTATCGAGATTAAAGGTCGGCCTAAACTGGTTCCTGATATTGCTAAAGGGTCCGGTGCAATGCGTGCATTTATTAACTTCACCTTTGTGTTAGTCTACTTGTCATTTACTGACATGCACGGCTATCCAATCTACCCCGATGAGCTTGGTGCTACTTTTGACCCAGAACATCGCCAGCGGGTAGTGGAGTTCTTTAAGCAACTGATTGACTCTAGACGAATCTCTCAGGTCTTCTACATCTCACACAACCCAGAAGCTCACGATACATTAGTTAATGCTGATGTCATTGTGATGGATGCGGCGAACGTGGGTACAGTGGAAGGTGCTAATCGTTGTCTGCAAATTGAATACGCATAAATAAGCACCCTCTACCCCGCAAAGGGTAGAGAGGCTTTTATGTCGCTATGAGTTTTGAACCAGTATTTCTTCCAGCATTTGAACGCGTGTACGTAATTCCGCGTTCTCCGATTGCGATGCCAGTAACTGAGCATGTTCGGTAGTGCGATTGTTAATACGCGCCTGTCTGGCTGCCTCGAAGGCTTCTGCTGCTTCCTTGGTGACCACAGTGGACAACGTGATGCTGTGTAGTGCTACAGTCGGTTCAATACCAACAACGTCACTGGCAAGCGCACGTACCTTCTGAATGAAGTCGTCCAATGCAAGGCTATCGGGAATAGCGCCTAACGAGCAGCTCAGCACCCGATGCCTGAACGTGGTAGCAGAAGCGTCAGGGTAGGAAAGGATGTAGGTGCTCGGTATGTAAACCGTAGGTGCATCGTCGCTAAACAATGTCACCAACACCGCTTCATCTTTTAAGTCCTGATTATACTGTTCCTGGGTCAGTCCATAAGGGGAATAGTACCGATCCCAAACCGCCACCTGTTGATTCAGTAAGTCCTTAAACTTACGATTGGCAATACAGGTATAAGACACACCATCAACCAGCTTAAACGGCGTCTGTACCGTGAATTGGCCGGAGGAGTTTAAAGTAGGTACGATACCCATTGCTATCACCCGCTCACGAAGTTAAGTTTAACGGCGCAGACATACTGGACTTTGGCATGTACCATCGTCATGTACATCTTCTCATCACGAATTACGCGAGTCATGCCGTCTGGGATTGCTGTGTACTGAGTCGCTTTCTCAGCGGTCTGTAACAGCTCCGTCAAACGCATCATAAATTCACGCGTGTCTGGATCAATGCGACCGAAGTCCAGATTGGTCGTAGAGATCATTGCGTACTTAGGCCACAGCGACAGGAAGTCTAGTGGTGCGTTACGGTTCTTCGGGTTACCCACGGTAAGGAACTGCAATGAGCGATACAGATTACCCACGAGATCCAGATTGGCAGTCAGGTGAGCTTCAGTGTACTCAGTACCTACGCAGTATTTCTTGGCGGTCGGCAGCTGTGCTTTCAGTGGGATGATAGGTGAGTAGAAACCAGCAACCAACTTGTTATCCGGCAAAGAATAGCGATCCCAGAACGGAATGATATAGAACTCCGTCGGTGTAAACAGATCCGGGAAGATCTGCTCCCACTCATCACGGGAATGGGTGGAGTTCGCCAGGATATGATCAACGATGCTGTCACGAATGCTGTCAGAGGAAATACCAGCCAAACCGTAGACGAATACGCTCCACGGAACTGGGTAGGTATCTTCTTCATCCAGCGGACTGACGAAGTCATAGTTGGTGGTAAGCAGCTTGGTTTCAGGGTAGTCACCGCGATACTTGTTGTTCTGTTTGTTTGTTAACTCAGAATCAATAGCTTTAATTCGCGCAATGACTGTCGCAGCTGGCAGGAAGAAATCGTCCAGGTTATCGAACGATGGTGGGTTAGCGACATTGTGCTCGTAGAGGTCATACTCACGACGGAATGCGTCATCCGTATACCAAACTTTAAGCCAGCTGTCCTCATTATCCGATTCCAGTGCGGAACAGGTAATGTACGTTGGGAACCAGTAACGACCGTTGCTGACAATCTCACCTACTTCTAAAACCTTAGCACGCGTACTAAACGCGGCGTTCAGGTTTTGTAAGAGGGTGTTAATGTCTTTTGGCAGATCACCGGAAATAGATTTAGTAAAAAGCCATTGCGAGATGTTCAGCAATAGCGTATAATAAACTACCTCCGGGGCTACAACCTTATCGTCACGCGTGTTGTTAAATACAGCAAGTGCGACATCAGGGGATTCAGTAACGCGAAGGAAGTTCACATCGCGACTGAAGCTGCGAGACAACTGGGACAATTCACCGATGGCGGCTACTTTGCCCTCTGTGTTGTCAGAGAAAGCAGTAATTGGCACAAAACCACGTAACTGATACATCGTGGTAATCCTCGCTCGTTAGGGATAATAGTACAACATAATATTTAGGGGTCAATCGATGCTCGGCTTATTAATAAAGCTAGTACCGACCCTTTGGCCTTTCCTGAAAGAACTCTTCGGAGGCAACAGCAGGCCGAGAGGCGGAAAACAAAAATCCCCTGTCTTTAAATATATTGCAGTCTTTTTGATCATTATCGCTCTGGCTGGGGCTGTGAGTTATGATGTAATCAAAACTCTATACACCGCAAATCAAGGTTACATGTTGGAAAACGCTTCGCTCAAACAGGGAGCAAGAATGGACTCGGATCGTATTAAGGCTCTTGAAGCAGAGAATGCCGAAATCAAAAAGGCTAACGTAGCGCTCGGTCGAGATCTCTCTGCTGCAAATGCCAGATTGGATTTTTTGCAACCCGAGGACAAAAGACAGAAACCATAAGACAGGTCGAGTATAAATAAAATCTTACAGGGCATACGAATGGTCTGTAGAAGTAACACAGTCTAAAACGGAGCACTGTAATGTCTGGAATCAAAGTAGTCATTTACACGGACGGTGGTGCTGAACCGCCACGCGGACCAGGTGGTAGTGGATTATTCGGTTATACTTTCAGCGAAGTTGTTGAAGGTCCAAACGATGATTCCTACCACCCAACCGACAAAGGATATTATTCAGTTAAGAACGTACCGGCTGACGCGAAATGGGTACAGCCGATTCAGTACTTCGAGGGGCTGGTGAGCTACCCTATGCCTGTGACAAACAACATCGCAGAATTAGGTGCAGCAATCCTTGCCTTTGAGATTGTTCGCGAACACGGATGGAAAGACGTTTTAATGCGTCCGGATTCCGAGTACGTGCGCAAGAACTATCTGGATAATTTGGATAAGTGGCGTCAGAACGGATGGCAAACCGCAAACCATGAGCCTGTTGCAAACCAATCGCAATGGGAGTCTATCTATCAGTTCAAATCTGAATTCGCTCGTGACGACGTGAAAGTTGACTGGCGTTGGATTAAGGGACACGGCGACGATCCTGGTAACCAACGTGCTGACCAACTCGCGACTCAGGGGAAACAGCTCGCTATGCTGGCTAAGGCATCGCGGACCGTTAAGTTTACTGATGCTCCTCCGGTAGAACGTGGAGAGACTGTCAAAGTTCCAGGTGTGAATAAAATGTTGTCTACTCCTCGTTGGTACTTTACCAATGACAGTGACGAAACACATCAGGCACCAGATGGTCGCTTTGTTTACTATGGTGGCGCACATGGTAAAGATGACGAACTGTTTGCTAAGCCCATGGCGGACTCAACGTACTGCGTAAGCTTCTTAAAGGAAGCCGACCCTGTACTGGAAAGTATTCGTCAGGCGCAATACAAACTCAACTCTGATAACTACAGCGAGATGGTTATCGGGCATTTGGATAACATCCTCAACTCGCGTGTCTATGGTTCTATCTTTGTAAATGGTACTCGGTGGTTGGACCCATGCCCAGGTACAAACGACCTGATGTATGGTGGCGACCAATTACTCACTCGGGAACTCACCAAACCGAGACTTGCGTTGAACGCAATCGATACGCTCATGAAAGCTGAAAAGTTACTGACTGAATTCTTAGCCGGTAAGCTGAAAGACGTTCATGCTCGTGAAATCACCGATAGTCTGTATGATATCGAGGAGAAGAAAGGTAAGACTGCTTCTAAGTTGAAGAAGGAGATTGATTCTGCTGCTAAGACAATCCCTGTTTCACTCGACTATAAGAAAGCAGACGGGTCGATTGGTACATTGTCTACTCGTATTGTATTGGGTCAAGACCTGCCACGCCGTAACACTCTGTCACACCTCGCATCGAAAGATCCGAAGGTCACCGTGTTGAGCTGGTCAAATGATCCTAATAGCCTTTACTTCGCCACTGTGGTGGTTGCAGGCGAAGACGCGACGATTTGGATGGGGTACCCGGCTAACTACCGTGTTATTCCAAAGGAGTAGTCGTATGGCCATGACATTATGGCACCACGAGATACCCACCTTTACGGCGGGTTGTGTGTTCTGCAAAGTGCTACCCAACCGCATCAAGCGGATGATAGCGCTTTCGTGCTTGTTTGGCTATATTGCTTCGGACTCGTTTGATGAGACCGTTGCATTAGAACGTTTGAATCGTGAGTTCTCGTTTTGTCGTGACAGTGAGGCTTTAAGACTGCCTACTCGTTTCGCCATGCTCGTACGGGGACGCACTATTGAACATCATATCAGCATCCCATCCGAAAGGGGTCCGCTCTACCAACTGGCTATGGACATCGTATCCAAAACGCCAGCTTCACTTCGTTACGGGTCAGTCACACAAATGCGAGAAGACATCCTGCGCGTTCTACGGATGGCTTTGTAAAGACAGAACGGCATAAACCCTCCAGACACCTAAGGGCGTCTGGAGGGGCTTTATGTGCCTTAGCTAAGATGTTTAGTCAGCAGGGCTACGTCAGCGCGTACCGCTTCAACCAGAGAACCAAACAGGTACTGATACTCAGCGTACAGTTCAATCTCTGCGGCCATTGCATAGGTCAGGTTTACCAGGCGCTCTACGAATGCGCCAGACGGACGATATTCGAACGAGGGTTCGTTCATCTTACCGATCAGAATCTGGAGCATGTCATCGATTTCTTTAACCTTGACACGCACGTCATCGATAGTGACGTTAGCATTCTGTGCAGCAATCTGGTTAATGCCATCCAGAATAGGCTCCCACGCTTTATTACTACGGACAGCACGAGAGTAACGTACTTCGGACTGACTACCACCCTTGGTGATTTTCGCCAGATGCGCACGGGCGATCTTAGAGCGATCTACGTCGACATTAACGAACTGGTTAATGCTTTCCATCTTGGTTGGGTCGTTCAGTGTGATAGCGATCCACTGACTGAATGGCTGAAGGAAATCACGATACAGTGATTCCGGTGCACCATTGACTTCCTGCATGATCTGTACGATCGTGCCGTAGTCCACACCAAACTCTTTTGGGAACGGGACACGCAGTGCAGACATGGATGTGTAGTCCGCTTTTTGGATCAATGGAAGGAATTTACGACCATCGACAGTTACCGCGACATTAGCCCCGGTAATGTTCCCCAATAGTTTGCGGATAGCGTCACTGGCATCCGTGAAAAAGCCACCCAGACGGTCTAGCGTTTTCTGGTTAGGACGAAACAACGCCAACGATTCTACCGTAATGACGTTTTTCTGGAGTTCTATACTTTTTAACATGCTATTACCTTTTTATGAGCAGAACGTTGCGCTTCATAGAAATGATTAACAACGAGGAGTTGTTTGAATGTCAAACGCTGAGAATCCCTTACTTGCCCTTTTCGAAAAGGCACCGGACGTCCGTCCATGGCTGAACGTCGGCTGCCTGTTAGATATCCCAACTGGGGTTATCTATCGTGGTAAGCGAGGCAACAGTATCGTCAATGGCGGTCTGCCGAAGATTACAGGCGTGGGCGGTCGTGGTAACATGTACAAATCTACGATCTCGCACCACTATGCCCTGTCAGCTTTAGCGAAATACATCCGTAGTATCCTGGTTGCGCACGACACCGAAGGTTCCGGTAGTCCGATGCGTTATTGTACACTGGCACAAGGCTTTGAAGAAATCGCCGGCCTGGACCTGGTTCGTGAAGGTCGTCTGAGCTTTAGTGACCTGACTGTCATGTTCGGCTCTAAATGGTTCGATCAGTTACGTGCACTCGTCTCGATGAAAATCAAAGACAGCAAAGCGTACACTCGTGAAACGCCATTCCTTGATGCGTCAGGCAATCCGATTAAAGCCATGCTTCCGACCATTGGAGAACTTGACGGCATCTCACAGATGACCATCGAAGAAGTCTCCAAGCTTTACGACAAAGCCGAAGTAGGTGACTCGGAGCTGAACGCCGAAGCAATGCGAAGCAGTATGGCTAAGAACCAGATGCTGTTGCAGATGCCATACCTGACTGGTTCAGGTGGTCTGTACATGATCATCACTGCTCACGTTGGTGATGAAATCATCATGGACAAGTACGCCGGTGATAAGAAGAAGCTGAGCTTCATGAAGGGTAACATTAAGTTTAAAGCTACTCCTGAGAAGTTTACCTTCCTGACCGATGTGCTGCTGTATTGCCGTAGCCTGGAAATTCTTATTAACCAGACAACTAAGGCACCTGAGTTCCCACGCGATGCTAACGATAACATCAAAGGCGATACCGACCTGCAAGCGATCACGGTTCAGTACCTGCGTAATAAGCAAGGTAAAACCGGTGGTACGTTCGATGTGGTTGTGTCTCAGTCTGAAGGTGTTAAAGAAGGTCTGACCTTCCTGCGTTATCTCCGTCAGAACAAAGACAGCAGCAGCTCTCCAGGCTGGGGCATGGGTGGACACGATAAGGGTTACTTCTGCGAGATCTACCCTGACGTTAAACTGCAACGTACCACCGTGCGTCGTTTGTGTGATGCTGATTATAAACTGAACCGTGCGATGGAAATCACATGTGAAGTACATCAGTTGCTGCACAACTCGCACCATCGTCTGGAGTCTAAGTACTATTGCACAATGGATCAACTGTACACCGACATCAAAGCAGCTGGCTATGATTGGGATGTGCTGTTAGAGACCAGTAAGCACTGGTGCTACACAGAAGACGAAGGCGATCGCCGTCCTGAGCTTTCCACCATGGACGTCCTGCGCATGCGTCTGCCTAAAGATGACCCGGACTATTACAAACCTTACTGGATGAAATAGTGAACAAATTAAAAGCTGTTGTTGTAGACGGCTATCTTCAGGCCCTTCTGGGCCTGATTCATGCCGCCAATAGTCCTGAACTTGCAGTAGGTATTCTCGACCGTCTGGAAGTGATGTATGCAACCAAAACTGGCGAACATTTACCAGCAAAGCATACTTTCATTAAAACATACACGAAGTCCACTCGTCAGTTAGTAGAGCGCGCTCGTGTGTTGTATTCACAACCAGAGCATGCAGCTTCTAATGCGTACCCGGACTTGGCATCCCGCCGTGTATTCGACTGGTGTCTTGGCAATTTTGGCAATGACGACGTAGACGCTCTCAGACGCGTTCTAACGCAGCCGAGTCCCGGCCGGTACATTTCCAACAAGGAACGTCGTGAGAAGTGGCACAATGCCAGACAGGAGCTTATTATCGATATCCTGACTCTTTGCGACATCGTTGTTAACCACAGGGCCATTAAATAGGAGGCGGTGTGTGGTTTAGCCATTTAGTTACTAAGTGGCGGTACCGACAGCTTCAGAAAACCTTACGGCACTCAGTTGTGAGTGATACGATCGATGCTGCCGTAGAGTTTGTAGACCACGCCTCTAATGGACATGCCCTGATGTTCAACATCTACATCAACGAGTGGGTGGAGATGCACTTTAGGCTGCTGTATCGTAGGTACAGTCAACGCCGCATTGTCTCCAAGAACTTGTGGGTACTTTACACGGAATGGAAGAAAGCGTCTACCGTCAGAGCAAGGGCAGTGGCAGTGGGGAATCTGATCATCTATATCAACGGTCTGAGCTACCCCGAGCGTGATGTGATCTTTAGGGATTACATTGACTATTTAAGGAAAGCTAAATGAATTACGTACAGCGACTGTTGCTACGCAGTCAAATCAAAAAGACTATCCGTCTTACGTACGACGACCCCACCAACCTTTCATTCCTTCGCACCGTTGAAATCTTTCGTAAGTTAGATAATGAAACCCTGTGCAAGTTGTGGAGACATGAGTTCAGTCACTATATGTTCTTTGGTGACAGCCTGGACGCCGTGCTCCACGCCAATGAAGCAGATGGTGTGGTTAGACTAATGTCAGCGGTCCCTGTGGACGAACAAGCATTGGCTGATCCATTGGAATGGTTGACTGGTAATAAACGTGCACGCGTGTTGGATTTGCTTTCAGATCCATCTACCAGAACGCTGGCTGATTTGACCATGTCAATCTGGTACACCAATGTTCGGGCTGACTTCAGTGTATTAACCATCGATCAGATCCAAGGTACGGATGTTGCTATACGGAGAGTCCTGAAAGGGGTGGCTGAATGTCTATAGCTAAACCCTGGCAGTTAACCGGTGGCGATGTGTATGTTATTTCTGGGTCTCGAACTATTCGTAGTTACTGGGAATTCTCCAGACATATGACTGCCTGCCTTAAGGATCGCTCTAAGGCAGATACCATCCTGTTGCAAGGGGAAGCTAAGTTCGGCGTTGATCGTCTTGCTCGCATCTTCGCAAAACGCAATGGGTGGAAATGTGTTGGGTGGCCTGCTAACTGGGAGGCGAATGGTAGACGGGCGGGTATGGTTCGTAACGCATCGATGTTGCTACACGCAGACAATCTGATCGCAGTTTGGGATGGGGTTTCTAGCGGTACACGTAATGCAATCGATACTGCCGAACGTCGAAGCATTCCCTCAACGGTAATTCGAATCGAAGGTGCAGAAGACGCCGAAGATCGTAATATCCAGAGCCTGGTTAAGTATCGTCGTTTAGGTGATCCAAGTAGATCCAAGATAAAGATAAAGGGGTAGAATGAAAGAGCGCAAAGTCAATGCGATTATTTTCTTAATCGCTGGCCTTCTTTTATCAATAGTGGCTAATGTGTGTTTTATTGCCGACTGGTTAAAAGAGCCGGTTGATCGTGAACGTGCAGTAGACATTATCAATCTAGCCAATGGTACGCTTACCCCAACGTCTGGACCCTCTACTCGTGAAATCCGATGGATGCGTGACTATTGTGGTGGTCGCGATAAAATACGCGATATGACGTGGCGGGGCGACGGCTATCCTATCTTGTTCCGGTGTGACGATTATCGTGATGCCTACGTACCTCGTGATCTCTGATGAATGTGAAGAGCGCTTCGGCGTCTCTTCCGTTCTTTTTGTGACGCATCGTATGAAGCTAACACAAGTAGGAAACTATCATGGCACTTGGTAATCGTGCTGCTGCCGAGGCAGTGGTTTTGAAATGGGTAGAGGAAATCTTACCCGGTGGCGGTAACGCCAAGTTATATAAAGATCTGTTCGCTGGTATGACCGATGAGCAGTTCGACGCGTGGATACAAAAGCTTGAATCCGGCGAAGCTCATGTTCGAATCTTTGTACCGCCACTGCGTGATGTTGCGATGGATACCACACGCAATATCGAAGTCGGTAAGAAGATGGGCATTGAATTCTATCAGCGACTTTGGTTGACTGACCCCGTTACCGGTGACTGTACGCTGACACCAAAGAAATATATGGTTATCCATTTACCTTTGCGTAGACAGCAGCAGCTCCGTGTTAAGAAAACCAGCGTACCGGATGACAACCTCCACATTAACCAGTTAACCGGCCAGCCCACTGGCGTCTCTAAGGGCGCGAGTTTGAGTTACCCGGAGTGGCAGATCTTTTATGCTAAAGGTCTTAACTACACTGGACTGGAGTTGGCTAAGCTGCGCGGTGGTGACCTCGACGCATTCGCTGAGATGAATCGTCAAATCGCCCGAACCGGTACGGCAAACATGACTGAGATTCTGCAAATGAACTCTCGGCCGGAATCTACAATCACATTGAATATCATTCTGAAAAGCATGATGCTCGATAACAACCTTTAAGGTGTAACCGTGAGCCAGACCCCTAGTGTTCCTTATCCGCTTAATCCAAATCTGAGTTGTGTTGAACGAGTGCGGGTCTTATTTCGTGAGATCATTAAGCGTCGTCTGATCTCCACCGCCCGTGTTCGTCCCGACCAGTACGAGGATATCCAAGAGTGGATTATCGATACGCAGTTTAACACGCTGCCTGTGATGATGCTCAATAAAGAGACCCTGGCCTCCGTCTGGAATGACATTGCTCCTAAAGCGCCCGTGCGTGAGTTTCTCTTTGGTCTATGTTTCGAAGTTCGTCAGCGTTGCTTTGAAGATGAAACTGACTATCGGGCTTACCTTGAGACAATCACCCAGAGCGTAGTTCAGTTTGATGACCAACTTTCAGTTATTGGCGATGACTATCTCGATGCGGTTGGTAGCGCAAAGGAAGTCGGTGAGTTGTTGGCCGGCAACGCATGGGTTATCCCTATCCTTCTGCTCGAACAGCTTGAGCCTGACGAGATTGGTTTAGCCATTGCGCAGAGTACTAAGGATTCCCAGAAAGAGGCACAAAACGCATGAGTGGATTAGCGGTCACCAAAGTCATGTTGTTGCTGGATGCCGTTATTGACACTCGTCTTGGCACCCTGAACATTCTGGACCCCGAAGCGGTTGTCGGTATGAACCCGCCAGATTACCTGCTGCGCACACGGGATGAGTTTCCGTTTATTGGCATCGACACTGAGCTGTTTAACGTCGCCTATCGTAACCGTGACGAATATACGTTACGCAGTTCGATGATGACAAACATCTTACCCATCGTACAGAATGCCATCCATCAGTACAGCACGATGATTAACCCAACACGCAGCGGTCCGTTGGAGTTAGACCTGAATATTTATCCGTATAACCTGGATAAAGAAACAGCGCGGGTGATGGCTGACCTGGTTGAGTTTAAGCTGGGTGGCGTTGTTAAGGTAACACCGGTTCGAGTTCCATACGAATCGATGTCACTTAACTATCTGGCGAAGAACTACCATACTGTGGTCATCTACGACTGGGTAGATTGGGCATGTGCTAACGAACGGTCTTTCCGAAACGAAGCAGCTCCGGGGGTAACTATGGTTGCGCCTGATATCCTGCGCGGTGAGCGTTTGCCTGAGAAGCCGGACGATACGGTAAAGGCAGCCTTTAAAGTTGCACACCCCACTGCCTATATGGAGTTTGCATTAGCGGACTATATCGGCATGTCATTTGAGCGAGTGTCATTCTTCTCAATGGCGCACTGACGGCATAAAGAGGCTGGGGTTTTCCCCAGCCTACTATGCTCTTATTCGTTTTCCAAACGCTCGATGAATTTATCGTAGGAGTCGTCTTCGATACCCACGAGATCTTCACCCGGTAGAATCTCTCGCGTTGCGATTTGCTCGTATGCGAGTTCCGGATTAGTGCTTGGTTCAACTGGGTTTGTACCGATCCTGAATGGGTTTTCACCCTTGCCCGTCATCTGGTTGATCTGTGCGATCATTACAGCTGCTGAGCGATCATCGTCGTTACGTTTCTTGTCTTGTGCCAAACGGCGTAGGACGAGGGCTTGACGGTCCATCGAATCCAGAGTCTGGTTGATAGCACCTACTACCTTAGGGTCATCTGGCATATCCTCAGGATGCACGCCAATCAGTTTAGTGACTATACGCCTGCGTAGGTTCTGAGTATAAGCCAATACCTCGTCGTTGTCGCTGGCAGGAATGACTTCAACCGTCATAACTCACCTCGTTTCGTAGTAATTTTAAACATACATTATTAATGTGTATATACCATATTAATTAGTAGGAGGTCTATAGACTATGTTGGAAGTTTATCGCTTTAAGCGTTACTACAAAAGGCTCAATCGCGAGAAGCGTAATGAGACAGGAGAGTGGGAAGTTGCCTTGCAGGATGTCCGTGAACTGCTGGAGCGCTTACCGCTAACGGTGGTGCGCAAGTTCGATCAAAGTCATGTCAGATACCTCCGTAACTTTCATGGTACAGTCTACCATCAAAGTACTGACGACCTGCTCGAAGCCATCCGTCAGGCTGCTGTTAGCATTCGTACGAACTCCTACATCGAAACGCCAGTGGGCGAACCAACCGGTGTTGGATTAAACGTATGGATTCAACCTACTCCGGTGGCGTGCAACTTCGGCAATATGTTAGTCGAATTCCGTACGGCATTTGGTGAGTTGGTTGATGCTTACAACAACGCTCCAACTGAGAAGGTTGGGTATTATCAACGTCGTACATATGGCCTGGGCTGTGACGTAATGTCACTGGCTGAAATGTTAGCTGAACTTATAACCGCGAGGGATGAACTGCATGCGTAAGAAGCACGACATCTTTGACTCGGAAGACTACGGTCAAGCCGCAGCACGAGATGCGCTAGCTAAACTCTTTCGCGGCTTCTTAATTGATCTTGGTATTCGCCCTAACACTTGGTCCAAACTACTTACACGTTATGTCTTAAACCCTCTGAACGGGGTGCCGCGTGATAAACGTACAACCGTGCGCGGTAACTTGCCGAAAGCCTTAGAGAAGGATAAGATAACCTGGGATAGTTTCATGCGCGGGTTACGTGTGTTAGAAGTAGACAAGGCCGATGTTTATGTGTTGATTCACCGAGGCAACAAAAGGACGCTGAAAAAGGTAAGAGTGGTTTTAGGTGACGTCATAGAAAATAATATGACCGTTTCTACAGACGCTTCTGATAATGTATCGCCAGATGCGGATGTTGATGCCTATATCGAACGCATAGCGCGATCAGGCAAGAAATAACCACGGTGTCCCTTCGGGGACACCTACACTCTTCTTATTTTTTTTTTTGGAGTTCGAGATGCCTAGTTTTGAAGAGAGTGTTAAGTCGTCCGTCTCCGGCGTAACGAAAGATACGCAAAACGTAACTGCCAAAGTAGCGCAAGCCGCTCCTAAGGTAGCACCAAGTATCTTTGAGACTGGACCAAAGGATGTCGTTGTTGCAGTTGACCGATTCGGTAAACGTAGTGTTAGTTACGTCAACCAGCAGGCGGCTGGTATCAAAGGTGCGTTTGACGGATTCTTCTCCAATAACAAAATCATCTCTCTCACCAAATCAACGCTGTCCGATATTGCTAAAACTGCTAACTCAGCATTAACCGCAGTGAACGACGCAAAGAAACAGTTAGAGAACTATACTGGCCTGAACCTTAACTCTATTGGTGCCGCTAAAGCGAGCTTGAATGAAGCTGCTATCACTACCATGTCTAATGTGACGGGTATGGATATGCAAAAGGTTATGCGTGACAGTCAAAGCATCCAGCGAATCGCTGCTGGGGCTGACCTGGGCGATGTTAACTCTCTATTCACGGCTGCTAACCGGTTATTAGGCACGAACACAGTCGGCACACTGTTTGATACCCGAAGCGAGTCTGCTGTGTTTGGTAGTCTGCTGCAACAGGCCAGTCAGCTTGGTATGATTGACCTGTTTGATAAGCTGTGGGACAAAGTCTATGCCAACGATCAGCAGTACAATGGTAACTTTGCTCGTTACAGTGCGTCCAACAGCATTCCATCTGTCTTGTACAACGGCGACCTGGAAATGTTGAATAAGCTCATCGATAAGATGGGTGGTGACGCTATCATGCAGCAGTACCCGACCGCTATCACCGATTTCCTCGGCAACTACAACGTTCCGTACGACACGTCACCTGGTGAGTACCCTACGTTGCGTACTAAGATTGTCGACACTATGACTCGGTTAGACCCACAGTGGTTGAAGTTTGACGACGCGCACTCGGGTAGCTATCGACTCGATCCGTTCTTGAAAGCGAACGAAGTTGTATTGGCTATCTTCACGCAATCCTCACTCGATACGTCATTGATCGCACAAGCTAAGTCTGACGCTAACCCGGAATCTATCTGCGCATTAATTGCAAGTAGTTATCCACGACAGAGCGGCAGTTCATTGCTGCGTGCATTCTATCCGAACATCCCTTACGCATAAATAAGCACTCCTCTTCCCGAATGGGAAGAGGAGGCTTTTATGCTGTTATCCGTTAGCACGGACATTGGACAGTGCGGAGATAACACGGCCCGGTAACGTACCACCGAACCAACTGGCGGCATGCGACACGCTGAAGAAGCTATTGAATTCAAGCTTCATTCTGCGCCAGTTACGAGCAAGTGCACGCGTGCGGTAGATCTGGTCTGCTAACCCCATGCTAGAAAGAACAGCAAGGTAATCAGTAAACGCAGTATCGTCACCGAAGAATGCACGGTTCAACCCGCCTGGACGAATAACGTCAAGTGGACCAGAACTCGTACCCAACGGCATGTGCATAATGCTGGACAAATCCACCACACTGAACTGTACGTCAATGCCTAGGAATTCATCATCCTGGTTCCATCCGATGTTACCCACACCGCGTGTTACGTTGATGCTTTCGATCATACCCAAACGAGTCTGAGCACGACCTTTGTCATACAACTCAACGAGGAACGGAGCACCATAGGACTGAGCACCCGTAGAGCGCGGCAAGCCACCAACCAGAATCATTGCCAGTGGCAACAGGAGGTTCTGGAAGCGTGAGAGTTTATTGCCATACGGAGAGCGAAGCTGGATGGTGTAATCCATCCTAGGTAGAGAGGAAGTTGAGCTATCCCACACCTTAGGAATGTCAGTTAATGCGTTACCCGCCAAAGCAAGTAGGCCGGACATCTGGATACCACCCACCGCACCATTGATAAACTCGGTTGCAGCACCAATAGCCGCATCGATAGGTGCGATACCAGTGTTACCATCTGCAAAGTTAATGCGTGCTTGACGGACACCACTGCTTACACTGTTGAACTTCTCACCGATGTCTGGCGCACGAGTGGAGTTACTGAAGCTCTCGCTTGCTGTGCCACCTTCCTGAATATAGAAGGAGACAAACTGTGCACCATCTCGTGCTTCCGCCAATGCGTAGTTCATAAAGCGATCTACCGCACTTGCATCCTTTGTGATTTCACCACGTTTTGGATCTTTACCTTGATCGTCTAACGCGCGTTCACCAGCCGGTGTGTTGTACCAACGTTGCAGTGCCAATTGAAGTGGCGTGCCATTCAGCGCATCGATCATCTCTTTGTGGGTATGACCAGGATAGCTCGTCAGGCGTTGACGCCAACTCTCATCTGAGACGATTGCAGTATCGGTAGCAATCTTAGCCAGATAGTTGTTCCATACATCGGAAAGTCGCTGTGCACGGTTAGATAGCGAATAAACATCGATTGAACCGTTCGGTGTCCACAACTCTGGCAGCAGTTTAAGATATTCATCAAACTGACTATTCGGAACGTCGAAGTTAATGTTGTCGTAAACGATAGCGCCAGTTTCAGGGTTCTTCACTGGCATGCCCTGTGCATCCAGTTTAGCAACAGCGAGTTCGGTATTCTGTTGACCCATGGTCAAGCCGATGTTAGCTGCTAAACGGTTAGCAAAGCTCTGTACGGCATTCCAATAGATCGGCATAGACGGACGCAGATAATAGAAGCGAGTAGACGGTGTACCTGCCAGCGCTTTAAGTGTGCGACCGATCATGATAAAGGGCATGAAAGGTAGAATCGCTACATAACCGGAAAGTTTACCAGCGTCGTAGAAGAAACTACTTGACTTACCTGATTTGACAACCTGTGCAGCATCAGAACTATAGAAGTTACTGAAGAAGCTGACAAGTCCAGTATATTCTGGTACACCAAATCGCATTGAGATCGTTCTGGCGTTGTCGTCGATTGCTTCGCTGTAGTAGTCGCCCATCCCACGACTGATGCCCGGTAACAGACGGTCCCCTTTTGGATCGCAGAAACGTGTGAACTGCGGTGGGGGGTTCATTGTCCGGTGACCACCTAATGTGGTGTCCTCGTACTTATAGAAGTTCGAGGTAGCTGTGCGCTTAGAGCGTAGGAAGTCGTCGAAACTATTGCCGTCCGTTAAAAACATCTGGCGTATCCAACGATGGTCTTCCTTTAGAAAACGAGTTTCTTGTGCCATGTGATACCTCAATGAAGAAAGGGGACCGAAGTCCCCTTAACCAACTACTGTCAGTGATTACGGTTCATGTTCACTGGGCCAGAACGACCTGGTGAAGCAGCCCGATTCACAGCAGCAGATTTATCGTTACCCGTTGCAGGTGGTGTTGCGGTGTCATTCCCGTTAGAACGAGACTGCACAATCTCCAGCAGTGATTTAACCAAATCGCGTGTTTCAATTTGGGTGGTCAACTGTTTAGACATAATGTCAGCCAAGTCTTTAGTCGTGACAAGTTCAGCAGCAGGTGCACGCGCAGCAGTTTGAGCAGCACTACGATCCTTCGCAGCAGACGTACCCAGTGCTTGCTGTGCGGCAGGTGACAAGTCGGCCTGTGGGTCAAGTCCAGCAGGTGGAACGGACATTGCTGGAACAGCGCTGCCCATATATCCACCTTTGCCCGGCTCTCCAGTAGGAGGCGGCGTACCGCCAGCACCTTCGTTAGCCTTAGCATTGACATCGCTACCCGCTACAGCTACAACGTTATCACCCGAAGTCGGTTGATCGTCTTGAGCTACGGAATCGATGTCTACTGCACCCGGTGCGCCGCCAGCTGCCATTGAGTTAGCAACGCCTGCGTATTTACGTCCTTTGCTTGCTACACGACGGTTGAGTTCTTCCATTACCTCATCACGAGTTCTGGCTCTACCGTTAGCATAGAAGATAGGTTCGTTAGCACGAGCAGCGTCAGGCATAGCCTGTGCCGCAATAGCGTTACCACTCATTGACATGAACTTACGTGCACCACCCAGACCCATGAAGTGCGCAGCGTACAGGTCTACGTCTGTCGGCTCACGACCCAGGAACTTAGACAGACCATCACGGTTCTCACGTAAGAACTCTGCGCCCATGAGGGCGTTTGCTCTCGCATCAGTCGGTGGTGTGTCCAGTGGGATTCCATACTTAGCTCCGTACTTCTGAAGCATTGTTTTCCAGGTAGATTTAATGAACTGGAACAAGCCAGTTGCACTAGACGTACCCGCACCCACTCCTGGTCTGAAGTCAGACTCGATACCTGCAAAGGTGGCCAGGATACCAGCATCCACACCTGTCATCTTGGAAACCGCGACGAGCAGGTCTTTGTTGTTCTCCCAACCATTCCCCTTAGACGCAGGCAGTGATTGCCATTGTCCGCCAGCACCATCGCCAAAGTCGCCGGTAGAGCCGCCACTGTTATAGCCAGCTGCGCCACCTGGATTACTACCATCGCTGGTAGGTGGCATTGGCTTGATGTTGTTGAGTGCACCCGCACCGCTGTTCAAGAGAGCATTGTTGATATTATTCGCCAACGCTGTGTCTGCCTGAGTTTTCGGTTTAACGTACTTAGGCAAACCATCGCCAACCTTCGGCGATTCCCTTGACTTACGTTCCTCTTCCACCTTGGCTTGCTTAATGCGAGCTTTCAGTGAATCGATGGCTTCATTGGTAGAAGCACTATCCTGGTTCAGCACGTAATCAGGCCACGGAGAGTCGGTGACTGTCCAGACACTGATCGTTCTAAACCACGAGGTCGTTGTTGCAGCGATTACTGCTTGTGCGACTTTCAGTTGATCTTCAGGTTTCAGCTTGTTCCATGCTTCCTTAGGAGCAACTGCTTTATCGCAACGACGCACTGCTGTAGCAAAGGCCAGATACGCTGGAATGAAACGATCGTTGAACCATGTCATCCACTTACTGCGTTGTCCCCAATCCGTGACGTTAAGCTGGAACCGTGGTCCATACAACTCAAACATCTTAATCGGATTGTAATCCAACGATGCGGTGCCATCGCCTTTATAGGTCAACTGAGATTCCAGATCACCTTCCAGCAACAGCAGGGCATCTACCCTAGCTTTGTCCAACTCAACTAAGCCGTACGTACGCAGACGAATACCCGCGAGTTCATCGATACGACGAGATGACCCAGCTTCCCAAAGCGCCATGCCAACGTCACCGTTCTTGCTAATCGTATCCTTACGGACTTGATCAAGCTTGGACTGTGTCGTATACGCATTCTCCTTCGAGTTAAGGCGTTTTGCAACCTCAAGCGGGTTCTTACCGCCTTTAGTTGCTGCGTCGTTCTCAGCGCGTCTCTGGTTGGTTGTATCGCGTGCGCGTTTCTCACGTTCTGCTTTAGCAAACTTCTGCTCAACCGCCAGAATAGCCGCATCGATTGCCTCTGTACCCGTTACAGCTGGCGCAGGTGGTGTTGGACCATCTGGCAGGTTGTATGGGTAATCCGGTGCCTCGCTACTGAACTTAGTTTCACGTACCAGTCTCGGTTTCTCACCGTCTGGGATCTTATCGTCTTGTTCGTGTACCTTAGAGCCAGGAATAATCTCGTTACCCTTAGCTGCAAACTTCAGGAACACCGGACGGAAACGATATTTCAACCAGTTAGTGAACGACACGATATTCTGATCGTTCGACGTATCCACATTGAACATCGCAAAGATGTCTTTCAGTGGCAGTTCTTTAGAGAAGCGAGCGGACTCACCAGTTACAGTGACATAATCAGCCAACGACTCTTCGAGTTTCAGTACCTTCGCATTGGTGTCACGGTCTCCTGAAGGAATACCGTATTCAGCCAAACGAACTTTCTGGAGTGGATCTGGTGAACTACCAAATTTCTTCCAGAGGTACCACGCACCAAAACCTACGGCAACCACAGCAGCTGCGGTCAAAGTAACCGGCGAGGTCAATACAGCCATGGCTGCTGAACCCACTGCGGCAGCACCAGCACCAATGGCAGTCAGTGCACTAGCACCACCACTCAGTACGGCACTACCAACACCAGTTGCTGCAATGCGTGCACCGGTCGCTAAGGCACCACGACCCAGGAACTTAGCTCCTGTTCCGATAGCCGACCCTGCCCTACGTAACAGCTTACCTTTACCACCACCCAACATATCGCCGAGCATACCGCCAGCGCGAGTAGCCATCAAGATGTCTTTCAGGTACCGAAGTGGATTCAGACGTTTCAAGAGACTATCAACGCCTGTCTTCAATACACCAGCCAACATCAAGATCGGACCCCAGAGAGGATTTTTCTTCTTCTCCTTCTCGGTCTTCGGCTTTTCGTCCTTACGGTTACGCGCTTCTTCTTCCCGCTTGAATCGACGTTCTTCCCAGCTACCTTTACGGAAACCGGTCAGCTTATCGATCGCCCAGCCCGCAGCGTCAGCCGCCTTAGTGCCAGCGAAACGAGCACCACGTCCCATGGTGGCCATGCTGTTGCGCCAATAACGACCCATCAGACGAGTAGGTGCACCCGCGATACTCAAGGCTTTCTCAACGGCACGAGGTAAGAACGCACGAAGTGGCTTGCCGAACTTATCGACTAACCCATTACGCGCTTCATCAAGCGTCAGCACAACCTCACCATCTGGCCCCAATACGTCAGAGTCAATCTGGCTCAGTCGAGAGATTCGCTTGCCTGTTTTGCTGGAGAGATACATCCCACGACGAAGCATTCTGGCTAACAGTCTAGGCGTGTCTTCACCCGGCACGTAAACGTCAGGAACACCCAGTAAGAATGAACCAACCTTACCAGCAACTTTCTTAACGCCACGTCCTGTTTTCTTCAGAAGCTTCCACAGGTTACGGTAGTAACCGCCAAAATACCAGTTGGTGAAACGACCCAGGTTATAGACCAAACCTGACCGGCGAATCAATGTTCCGTCTTTCAGGTACAATCCTTTCTCGTAGTCTTCATCCGTAAGTACCACGTTACCTTCACGGTCTTCAACTGCACCCTTAATGTCATCGATCGAGTTGATCGGTTTCTTAGAGTAGCGGTTAATATAATAACCCTGACGGATTTTCTCAGCGGTCAGTACTGGGTCAGGCATACCCAGCACGTATACATCGTCAATGCGTCCGCGAGTACCCATGAGGCCCTGTGCGAATTTATCAACGAGGTTATTTACACGACCACCGATCAACCGGGAAACAAAGTCAACACGGTTCACCCAACGTTCTGCGCGTTTAGACAACTGAGCAAGACGAATGCCTGCACCGGTGACGAGGCCGGCCGCTATCTCGCCTGTTGCTAAGACCACTCTACCGCTAGTATCAACGATCGGTCCTTTGATGTCGCTGATCTTGCGAACGATCTTACGCGTAGTTTTACAGATATAACGACCCGCTTTAAATCCTTGTGCTGTGAGTCGTGGCTCATCTTCACCCGGTACATAGATGTCATCTGCCCCATTCATAGCAGCAGCTTCGTCTTCAGATTCCGGTTGTGGACCCATGCGTTCGCGTAAGCGGTCGCTCAGGTCCGACGTGTTACGAATGAGATCATCGATTCGACCGCCAGACACACGGTCGGCCAATCCACCTAGGCGATCTAAGAGGTTTCGGATTTCTTCTGGATTCGCTTGCGAATCGCCGCTGCCGGTAGGTGGAACAGGCCCACCATCACCAGAACCACGCCGATTACGACGTTTGTTACGCCGTCTGCGACCAGAGCCGTTCCCACCTTCAGAAGAATCGCCGGATTGTGAATCTTCGCCATTATTACCACCCTGACCCAATACTGCGTTAACAATGAAGGAAGGGTCTAAGAATTCACGTCGACCGTCTTTCTTCAAAGCGCCAATTTCGCGCAGTTGTTCACGGGCACCCGAGTCCAACATTTCAGACATCTGGTCATCAAACTTAGGAACAAGTCGACGAATGTCCTGATACTGAGAGCTGAAGCGGTTTAGCCTGCGTAGGTTGCGCTCGCTTTCTTTCAGGTTGCCAAATTCATCAAGAGGGAATAACTTACGGAAGTGGGCGGTTAATTCCCGTAAGATGGCAGGGTCATCGATCTGATCCAGTCCACGTCCTTTGACAAAGTTCTCTACATTGAAGCGACGACCGACAACCATATTGTGGATAAGTTGTCTGCGTAGTGCATCAAGGGCCTCGGCTGAAAGTTTACCACCGCGAGTCAGCTTCTTAACGTACTCATCAACACGACGGCTCAACTGGTCAGTCTGAGCCTTTGGCATGAGTTGGTTACGAAGTGCTTCTTGGTGTTCACCACCTGACATAAAGGCACCGGTACCGACATCGTAGTGCATGCGCTCTACGGGTTTACCAGTTCGCATAGATGTCACTTCACCCAGGATACGAGAGAGCAACCCTGGTATGATTTCAACAATGCTCTTACGACTAAGGTCGTCGTATGAGACGGCCTCTCGTGCCTGACCATAACCACTGGCGGAAAACTCAGGTGTTCCCTCGTAGAACTTAGGAATCAAAGTCTTCAAGCGGTTGATAGCACCGGCACCAAAACCCGGTCTGAAGTCGAAGGGATCAGGTTTGTTCCAGAAGTCCAAACGGATACCGTTCGAACGTTTCTTCGCCCAATCTGAAATCAACTCAGGTGCGTTGTCGTTAAAGTAAGTGAGTTTCTCGTTGAGACGATTAACCCCCGGAATACGACGAACGTAACGAGCAAGGCGATTGCCTGCTGCGGAAACGACACTGTCATCGCCAAGCATACCGCCGACCAAACGGCCGCCCTCGGAATACTTGTCCATACCCATGTCACCAGCGCCGCTAGCCATAGAGGCTCCAGCGGCTAACTGGTTAACACCACTGAGACCCATGCGCAGTCCAAGCCCGAACCGCTTAGCCTCGCGAGAGAGTCGTTCGTTCAACTGACCACGGAACTTACTAACGTAATCGTCTACACGACCACGAACATTCCCCATTAATGAAGAACGATTAAGTTTCTCTCGTTTATTGTACTCACGTACTTTGGCGAGATCGGGCAGTGAACTGTTTTCCACTAACGCTTTCAACTGATCAAGAACATCAACGTTTGCACGTTTGGTTTCAATCAAGAGGTCGCGTTGTGTGAAGTATTGGCGATACTGCAATTCCAGGAGTTTCTGGTCACGGCGAACCGATACAGTATCCTGGTGGTTAGCCATTCGGACTAATGCTTCACGAATGGATTTCAGCTGAGTCGTGTTCGTCCTTTCACGATCATCCGATGCTTTATTGCGCAGAACTTCTTCTGCTTTATCTTCGGTACGATAATGATCTTGTAAAAGTCTTTCCGCTTCGAAGACGTCACGTAAAGCACCCTTGATACTTTCTTCATCCGGATTGTAATCGTCGTAGGTACTACGAGGAGTATTATCCTTTAAAAGATCATCAATTGCTTTCGCCAGTGGGTTAGGCATCTTGTCACGAACACGCGGCATAAGACGACGCGCATTTCGTTTTAAGCTATTCAACTCAGGTAAGACTTGCGAACTTACCGAATTGTATAGATCAGACCCCACGCCAGCCATCTCATCTATTGTATCGATTGTCCCGCGAATGCCTGACGGCACAGCAGCACGAACGAGACGAAGGAGAGTGTTTTTATTTAGCGTGGCTTCTTTTGCCCCTTCTGCTGCTCCTTTTAGGGCGCGACTGAGAGGGGTTGTATTGCGGGAGTCAATGTCGGGAGACTTGGGATCGAAGTCGTCGAAACCAAAGTCATCGATGTTCGGATCGAAACCCCCGGCGTTGTTTTTACCGGCCATAGCAACTTCCTTCTGTGGTACAGAACTGTTAACGGTAACATATGATCGGGCTTCTACCCACCGAGGTTAGGGTGAATAAATGAATACATCAAATCAAACGACGGGTTCTCCGGACAATCAGCAGTCCGAGTTTCTACCCGAATTTCCCTTAGTCGTTGGGAACTCGCCGTTCAACGTTAAGCTGTTAGACATGAATGCGAAGAACCTAACGTTCATGAAACCAGTGACCTCGTTGGATACCTTCGATGGTGCAACTAGCAACTTCCATGAGGACGGGTTATTCTCAGTTAGTATTTTTGGGCGAGCGGGTTCTGAGGAGCGTTCACGTACCTTCTCTTATATCGACCTGCGTACCGAGATTATCCATCCTTATCTGTGGATTGCATTAAACACCATTCGTAGTCTCTACGTCGAGATTATGTCTGGTAAGGCATACGCAACCTGGAACGAAGAAACCAAGAACTTTGATCGCGCCACTGAGTTAGACGGTGAGACCGGCTATTCTTTCTTTATGTCCCATTGGCCTGAGTTGGTTATCCCTCGTGGTAAGTCCGATAACCGTAATACTTATATCGAGGCTATCGAGAAATTCCGTGGTCGTGGCGATGTCGTGACAAAACTTCCGGTTTCTCCGGCCGGTATCCGTGACGTTGAGATTGATAAAAACAAGCGAGTAACGAAAGATGAAGTCAATGACTTGTACTATCGCGCTATTGCTGTCTCGAACACAATCGTCCCAAATACCATGGTGTCTAACCCACGCATTCTGGACACGTCCCGTAACTCATTACAGGGCATCGTGAATGAGATCTACTTGCATTATGAAGGAATGTGTAAAGGTAAGCGTGGTATCTTCCAGCGTAGTTGGGGTGGTCGTGCTGTCTTCAACGGGACACGTAACGTAATCACCGCGATGAATACATCAACGCCAGATTTGGACTCACCGCGTACGCCTTCCCCACTTTACACCCAGATCGGTTTGTATCAGGTGTTAAAAGGCGCGTTGCCGGTAGCCAAATATCACATTCGTAACGGTTGGTTGTCACAGGTCTTTGTTGAAGGTACGCCAGGTGCTTATCTGGTTGACCCTAAAACACTTAAACGTAAGTTAGTCCCAATTGCGATTGAGTCTACTGACCGCTGGACCACCGACGAAGGTTTGGATAAGGTTATCACGAAGTTCTCTAAGACGGCCATTCGCCAACAACCCATTATGGTAGAAGGTTACTATATTGGCTTGATATATGTTGACGACGACAGTTTTAAAATCTTCGGTGATATCGACGAGCTGCCGTCCAACCTGGATCGGGCTAACGTACATCCGTTGACCTATGCACAGCTGCTTTATCTTTCTGGGTATAACGCCTGGAATAAACTGGTGACAATGATCACCCGTTATCCGGTCGCTGGATTAGGTTCGACTTACACCACCTTCGTTTACTGTCGTACCACTATTGTTGCAAGCCAGAAATGGGAACGTGACTTTGGGTGGGAAATCGACAAAACGAATCTGGGTGCGTTAGAGTTTCCAGATCTGGATGCGAATGCGCCGTTCGTAGATTCATTGATTCCGCACACTACCGCCTTGGGTGGTCTGGGTGCAGACTTCGATGGTGATACTGCGAGTGCTAACATTCTCTATGGTGACTTGAGTCTCAAGGAGAATGAGGCGTACTTCCATACGACCAATGCGTACCTTGACCCCAACGGTGAGTTTGCCGTTAGTCCGGATGTGCATACTGTAAACCTGGTCCTTAGTAATATGACAGGATTCCAATAATGATTGAATATGACCAGTATTTCTATCGGCACGGTATTCGTAAATACGAGTTCCTCGCTGATCCGCCGATGTCCGCACTGGCGGACTTCTCGTTGCCGTACCATCCACTGTTTCATTACCTGCCACAGACGTCGGTAGAGATTGGTCCTAAGAGCAACGAAATCTGGTTCCAATCTGTAGGTGGTTTACGCTACGTCGATCACGTTACTGAGCAGGCTACCAATGAAGGTACGCCTATTTGGGCTAAGCGCAGTGTGACGACCTTCGTCCAGGACTTCCGTAAGAAGGAAAAGGATTTCCGGCGTATGGGTAATCTCGAGCAGATCGCTACACAGCGCACTGCTTTGGTTATCTACAACTATGCCATCCTTCAGCATCTTTGGGATTACCGTGACACGTTTATGCGGCCTTACTACCGCTGGTACAACTCACGCACTACACTTTGGGGTAAAGTTAGTGAGCTGGCTAAGTCAGCGCCACAGCAGAACCAATTTGTCGTGATGCCAATTCCGAATGTGATCCCTACTCTTGCTGACTTCCGTCTGGCTGCTGAGAAACACACCCGCGCAACGATGGCTAAGTTTGGTGCTGATGAATATCTCGACATCCTCGATCTGTTTGTCTGGGTTGGACCTAATCGCGAGCGGAGTCTGTTAACGGCGCTTGATGAGCAGGCAATGAGCAAGACCAACATCGTCTTCACCGTAGGTGGTTATTGGACTGTTCTTAATCTTGGTGTGCTGAACCAATGGATTAAAGGCGAAGGTGTTGGTACTGAGCGCGAGATAGACAAAGGTAAAGATCCTCAGGCGATGCAGAAGCAATTCCTGATGTTGATCAACCGTTTGCTTACCGCACAGTCTACAGCCGGCACAGATGTTGCTATCAAAGAACATCACGCTGAGTTGCCAGATGCAGTTGAAACTACTGCGGTGGTGCAAGCAGCTAACCGTACCGTGCAGGCTAACAGCGATTCAGTAGCGGGGCTGGGTTTGTCTATTCCCGACATCCCGGAAATACCTGACTTCAATTTTGACCTTGATGATGTTGAAGTTGATATTGTTGAGACGAATGTTCCTAAGGACAACACCATACGACTCAAGAACCTGGAAACAGGGGACAGTATCGTTAGTACGTTCTGGGACCTCGATCGCCCACCGATGGATATCAATGAGATTATCCAACCGGTTGTGTCGGACCTAACTGAGAAGCACGGCGACGAGCTAGGTCAATATGACCTTGGTGTTCTGAAGATCGCTGCGCAGTATCATGCCGAAGGTCGACTAACCAATGCTGAATTCTCACGGTTTGAGAAAGCAGCTGGTAAATATCGCGAACTCAAGTTTGACGACAATCGTACTGTCGCTGAAACATGCGTAATTGAAGAGACTACGCTTAAGGATGTGAAATCGTTTAAACTTCCAGAAATCAAATCGGTTCTGGATAAGTCAATGTTAAAGTCTACATTGACCGTGTTTGACCGCAATTACATCACCAAAGTGCTTGACTCCGACATTGCCAACATGCTTATGGCACCACAGCGCGCAGGATTCGCTCTGACGGCTTTTTCCAAAGAACGTAAAGAAACGTACATGGATAAGCTGGATACCGTTACCGTGGCATACACGCCTGTTGATGGTGAGCGTACACTGCTGAAGATTCCTGTTCCTGTTATCGAACCGGATGGTTACTTCAAGCTCAATGGTGTTCGGTACTATCTGAAGAAACAGCGTGTCGATATGCCAATTCGTAAAGTCGCCCCAAACAAGGTGGCCTTAACGAGTTATTACGGTAAGTCGTTCATCTGGCGTTCAGATAAAGTCAAAGACGATTACGGCAAGTGGCTATTGCGTGAAGTAGAGCTTGGCATGAAGCGTACTGACAGTAAGTACACCAATATCCATTATGGTACGGGTGTGACTAATACTGATCGGGCACCGCGTGTGTTTACCACACTTGCCAGCACTTACGTTTCCTTTACTTATGGTGACTTCGAGTTCAAACTCGATTATCGTAATCGTGAAGGTTTCGACCCGGCGCTGTTCGCTAATCCGAAAGAGTCGTACCCACTTGGCTTTATCACCGCAGACAATAAACGTGTACCGTTTACTGTGGATCGCCAGGGTATGTTGTACCGCGCGGATACTGAAGAACCAATTGGGACCATCGAAGAAGTATTGGAACTCAAAGCCATTAACGCACCGCTGGACGTTGCAGAGTTTGCACTGTTTGGTAAGCGTATCCCAATGGCGCTGGTCCTCTGCTACCACTATGGTATTGACGAGCTACTGTCTCGACTGGAAGCTGAAACAGTTATCCACGATGCGAAAGATCGCGTTAAGGTGGGACTGGATGAGTACTCCATTCGTTTCCGTGATCAAGTGATGGTGCTGAAGCGCAACAATCGCCTGGCGTCCATTATCATGGCTGGCTTCAACACGTTTGCAGATGCGGTCGCTAACTACGACTATCAGGACTTCAATAGCCCTGAGGCAATACTGAACGTGATGGACTCATCTGGTATGTCGGCGCGCTATATGCGTGAAATCGATAACCAGTTCCTGATGTTCCTCGACCACATCTCACGCGGTCTTCTGAAGGAGATGGACGAACCCACGGAGTTTGGTCCGTTACTGGTGCGTGCTTGTCAGTTGCTGTTAACTGATGACTGTCCGGATGAAACGGACATGAACTACATGCGTCTAGCCGGTTACGAGCGTGTGGCAGGTGCAATCTACCGTGAAATTACGAAGGCTATCCGTAGTCAACGTAATCGTCAGTCTGGTCGCCGTGGTCCATTGGAGCTGCGTCCCGATGCAATACTTCGTCGTATCCAAAGCGACGGCTCCGGTCAGATTGTCGAGGACTCCACACCTATCCACAACCTGAAAGAACAGGAAGCGGTAACAACCGGTGGTGACGGTGGGCGCAGTGCGGTCAGTATGGTTCGCTCTACTCGTGCTTACCACAAGAACGATTTGGGTACCATTTCTGAGGCAACGGTCGACTCTGGCTCCGTGGCGATTAACACCAGTACAACGGCTAACCCGAAGTTCACCTCTCTTCGTGGAACAACCGAGCGTTATAAAGAAAGCGATGGTGGTGCATCACTGTTATCTACTTCTGCGCTGTTAGCGCCGGGTGCTGACCGTGACGATCCAAAACGTGTTAACTTCATCTCCATTCAGAACTCATCTGGTATTGCTGCCGATGGTTACGAAACTATGCCTGTTGGTACAGGTATGGAATCAATCATTGCACACCGTGCCGGCTCTAAGTTCTCCGTCATGTCTATCGGTGATGGTGTGGTGGCTGAGGTGAATGATGACGCAGTGGTAATCGACTACGACGATCCTGCGATCGGGCGTAAGTACGTGGCCATTGGTCTCGAGCATGGTATCATCGCTGGTATGACTGTTCCGCATACGTTAGTTACTAACCTTAAAGTTGGTGATCGTATTAAGAACGGTGATGCTGTGGCCTATAACAAGGCGTTCTTTGCACCTGACCCCTTACAGCCAGGACAGCTGATTTATAAAGGTGCAATCGTCGTGCGCGTTGCGCTAGTCGACGGTACGGACACACTGGAGGATAGTTCTGCTATCAGTCAGCGCGTGTCTAAACTGTTAACCACGCAAGTAACCTACCCACGTTCTGTTCTGGTGGACGAAGGCGAGGTTGTGCATAATCTGGTAGAGGTAGGCAGCAACGTCGACCTTGAATCTATTTTATGTAGCGTAGAGAACCCTATTACGGCCAACGCCGGTCTTTTCGATGACGACAGCTATGACTCATTGCAGTCATTGGCAGCAGGGAATCCAAAAGCAGGTGTGGCAGGTGTAGTAGATAAAATCGAGGTCTTCTACAATGGCGACCCGGATGAATTCAACGAGTCAATCTCTAAACTGATTCGTGTGTCCGATAAAGCGATGGCACGTCGTAAACGCCGCTTAGGTGGTGATGGTCCTGAAAATGGCCGAGTTGACGACAAATCTACGATTGATGGTAAACGTCTGCAACCTCGTCAAGCAGCAGTGGTTATTTCGATCACCGCAGCATATGACGCAGGGGTAGGCGATAAGGGTGTCTTCAGTCATCAGCTGAAAACCACGTTTGGTCGTGTAATGACTGGCGTGAACGAAACTGAGGCCGGGGAAGAGCTGGATAGTATCTTTGGCTACCAGAGTATCTCTGACCGTATCGTGGGTAGTGCTGAATCTATGGGTACCACCTTCACACTGGCTTTGAAACTTCGCGAGATGGTTATCGAGGCTTATCGTAATTAATTGTAGGGGACTTCGGTCCCCTTTAATTGGAGTCCAGACATGGATCTTAATAAGCAAGTTGAGACAGCAACTGTGTTGTCAAATGCGGTAGAGGTTGCCAGTGGTATCCTTCGCCGTATCGATGGGAACGACATTTCAAGTTCTCAAGACGGTCCGCGTGACATCGAAGCCGATGTTGCTATCCAGCTGAATGCCTGCCTCAATCGCGGTGTGAACGCTATGGCCAATGTTGCAGCACAGGAGGCTGGAAATGTTGCGTAAGAATGTAACGACTGCCGCACGTCCGGTTATCGCCAACCTGATTCGTCGTGGTGTTGGTCTGGAAGCAATTGACGATACCCCGCTGGACGATCTGTCGGTAGCGAGTGCGCCAATTGTAACCGATGAACTCGTTGAGATCGTCTCTGATGCGACTGCGGATGGCACTGCTGCCATTCTTGATGCAGTTGAAGAAACGAGCATGGTTTCCCCGAGCCATGAACTGATCATTGACGGTCTGGTTTCCCAGGGCGCTGCCCAGATGGAGAAAACCATCGACAAAGCGCGCAACGTGGTTGTTCCAGCAATCGCTGCAACCGTTGACTCAGTTGTTAAGTCGGTTGACCGTGCCCTGACCCCGAGCAACGACGTTCGTGAGTTTAAGATTCACCCGCTGGCTGCGTCAGTTACGGTGAGCGAACTTTTCAGTCAGTATAAAGATGCGGTACCTACACTGTCCTTTATTCCTGATCTGCCGACTCTGACCGGCGAGCAACTGAAAGTATTGCTGGAAACCGGTAGCGCTGAAACCAATGCCCAGATTATCGATTTCCTTTCAGGTTATCCTGATGGTTATATCGACGAACTGGTAAATGACCTGATTCGCGGTTCGTTGGCACACGGTGAAGAAGTTAGCAATGGCTACATGCGTCTGGTTGACTTCAGTGGCGCAACGCCATATATCCGTCGCAATGTGTTCGCGCTGCCGCCTCTGGCGATTGCATGCATTATCCTGAACAACCTGCATGATAACCCACCGGCTAACACTCCAGTCTCTATTGACTTCTGGAATGAAACCGTGGCTACTGCGCAGGCTGGTTTGGGTGCAATGTACCATCTGCTGCTGAACGATATCGCACAGCACATCGCAAGTGGTCGTCTCGATCTGCCAACCACACTTCGTCAGGGCGTGCCTGTTGCCCCTAACGAGTTCCCTATCCTGGACCGCGTGTATAACACGTTCCTGGAGCGCGATGGTTTCCCAGAGCTTCTGTTCGCCACCACCCTGCCTGGCTACACCGGCGGGCGTGAAATGGATGACGTGCTGGCACACTCCGAAGAGCTGAATGCCGCATGGGCGCGTCAGGTGGAATCATTCCGTCAGGGTGCGCTTTCTCGTCTGTCCAACACCGCGCGTAACGTTGCTTATACCGAACTGGGTAAGCTGGTTAACAGTCTGGACCTGTCTGAGCTGGGTACTTCTCCTGAGCAGATCTGGGGCGGCCTGAAAGACTACGCTGAGAATGTCGAGTTCACTGCCGACACTCTGTACGAGCATATCCGTTTCCTGATCGCCGGCGTCCTGTACGCTCGCTACCAGACACTGGATCTGCTGGTTGCTACCGATAAGTACATGCTGGAGAACCCAGGATGTAACCCGCGTGTAGCTGCGTACCACGGTGCCAAAGCGTATATCTGCCAGTGGGTTGCTGACCAGATGCTGCGTCGTTAATTAAAAGGAAGGCGTTATGGATTATACAGGTCTTGTTCGTGACGCCTCCAAAGTGCATGGCAACTTAGTGAAACAGGGAAACCAGTATATCACTAAGGACGGGTGTAAAATCATTATCCCTAAGCGCTACGTTGAAAAACAGTTGGCTAACTTTGTGGGTTCTGCTTTTACACTCGCTATCTTTGCTGTGGTGGTTGACGGGAAGTACTATGGAGTTTCTATTGTAGACTCCATGCTACGCCTGTCTCCCACTACGGTGGGTGAGAGCACTTATGGGGACACGAAATATCTGGAGTTCACTTTTGAACCCGGCGCGGTAGTCATCCCAAATACTGCGATGGTGTGTGACAACAAACTCCCATACCAGATCTATAACGAATTCATTGCTAAGGGTCGAATCCCATGGTACATGAATTACGTTGACATTGGTCGCATCTTTGATACGTCCAAGGATTACGCAAACCTGAACCTGCATACGAACCATGCTATCTTTGAGATGCTGGCCGCAGTTATGGCGCGTGACCCCAACCAACGAAACCGCTACCTTCGTCAAAGTGTGCGTAGCAAACAAGAACTGGAAAAGACAAACCCCGCGTTTGTAGCTTTCCGTAATATCCAGGCGCAAGCGACCAATACCACGACCAAATTGATGGGTAGTTACTTCCGTGACGCACTCGCCTCGGCGCTGGTTAACCCCGCTGTCCGTTTGGAAGGATTCGAGAAACTTCTGAGGTTGTAGCATGGAACTCTTTCGTTATGGTTGTACCGCACTGCAAGGTACCAACAAGACCGGTGTGATGAGGCCCGATGCCGATGGTTTTTATACCATGGTTATGGGTGGCTTTAACGTTCACAACTCCGGTGAGGCATGGTATCCGTGGTCGCGTAACGTACAGGCACTGTTTGCTAAGACGAGCGCATTCCAGCGTCGTGTATTAGACGGTGCCCTACGTGGGGAGCTGGGACATCCACGGATGCAGCCCGGTCAAACTGATCGCCAGTTCATGAGTCGCATCATGGACATCTACGAGCCTAATGTCTGCCAACACATCGCCGACCTGTGGGCCGACGATGGTCTGTTCCGTGGTCGCGATGGGCAACCGATCATTGCCATCCTGGGTAAAGTTAAGCCGTTCGGTGATAAGAAGGGTGCCTTGCTGGACGCTCTTGAAACACCGCGTGCTAATGCGTGTCAGTCTATCCGTAGTTTGACGGATGACAACTACCGCAACGGTCGTCTTGAAAAAGAAGTGCGCGCAATCATTACGTATGACCACGTTAACGAGCCTGGCATCTACCTGGCTAAGAAATGGAATGCGCCTGGTCTGGAATCTCATAAAGGACCAGAGATCGTCATCTCTCGTGACATGCTTGATGAGCTGGTTGAACGCCGTCAGAATGCCCGCATGGGTAATGAGTCTGCGAACAACGTAGCTAAGAGTATCGTCCTGGATATCGGTGCGCGCAAACCAAATCGCGGCGAGTTGGTGTTCCCAGTCGGTGGTTCGTCTCGCTGGTAATCAACGGTTTTTCAAATACACATTACTAATAGGTAAGCTGGATGTATATCTACCGTAAAAGTACCGATAGCTTCGGCGCACTTACGCTTGTTCCGCAGGACTACTTCAAGTTCTGGGACGGTGATGTAGACACGGCTGGTATCGGTACGTATACCAAACCGCTGGATACCTTGCCTGAGGTAACGTGGGAGATTGACCTCACTGCCGATGAGTGGCGCGAGCGCATTGCAGGTGCCGATGCTGATAACCCAATTCCGATCTCTCGCTTACGTGAGATTCCGGACTCGTATATTGAGGCCGTGTTCCTAAATGTGATCTACGGCTACAATATGTTCTACGTCAGTAATCGTGCGACGTATTTACCTCCTCGCATGGGTTACACCTTTAACCAGGACCCGATTAACTATCCGGCCCTGGCAATGGCGATGTTGGGCATTAAGACGCTTATTCAGGAAGAAGTGAATAAGGGCACGGCGGTTGGGACAGAGAACTCTGACATTCTCCGTAACCTGCTGCGCCACATCACTTACGTGGCTATCGTCATCCTGCGTAACAATGATCCGCTACAGCCAACCGGTAACGTGTTTGTATCTGCCCTCACAAGCCTCGCTAACAGCGCTCGTGAGACGGTCTTCTACGATACCAATGCAATGGCAGCCTTTATTACTAAGGGCGGCACAGAAGCCCTGGCAGCGGCTAATTGGGTGTTTAACCAATCGAGTCCGAATGACGACACCATCAGCAACAGTGCTGACCTGTTGACACGTTGGAAAGAATTAACCGATATCACAGCGGCATAATAAACAAGCCTCCTTTCAAGGAGGCTTTTATGCCCTTTCAAGGAGAATTGAAATGCAGATCGTTATTGAACCAACCCATTTGTTGCAGCCACATCACGACGTTGGTTTAATGGAGTGGACTAACACTATACGCCGGGTCGTGGGTGATTTTCAAGTGGCGTGTAAAGACTTCCCCCCTGTCTCTGGTAGGGCACTCCGTAGCTTACTGTTGAATGCTGGTACAGCGGAACCAATGTTGGCTACCCCGACGTTTGAGGCCATAGCTAAACAATTCACACCGGCTAAACTACACGCTGCCTACCACGCCTTTATCCGCAATGAAGAGTCAGCCTGGAATGAATTGCGTCGTGATCCAAGCGGTCAGTTCATTCAGTTCAGAAACCGTCGGGTTTCGTTAGACGCAGTGATTGCCTTGACATATATCCTCATTGGCATTCGTGAGATCTGGGATCTGTCTGAATCGCAGGAAGACGGTGTGGATTTCTTAATGGGTCGTTGCGCTGAAGCAATAGACCGCGCTTGTCAGGCTCTCAGCTATATGGAGTCTGCAATAGACCCACTGCGGTTTGTTTATACCCGTAGTTACATCGATGGCACTAAGCCGGATGAGATTGTCGCAATCGTAGATGCTAAAGTCTACGTTCAATACCTCGGTTCTGGTTATACAGACGATCAGCTCATAGAGCGCATTCGTCGTGAAGCAGAGACCAACATATTCGTTCGTCAAGTATAAGGAACACCAACATGCCTAACTATCGCGTAATTGAAAATCTGGAAAATGAAGTAACTAAGCTGGTCTCTGGTATCTACGGTGGATTCCGTAATGCCTTCCGTGCCGGTATGCGTAGACCTACTCGCAGTCAGTTAGTTGAGTTGTGTGCGCCATGGTGCGGTGAAGTCTATGCCCCAGCAGTTATCCTGTCTAAGTTGCCGTTAGAGTCGTTCTATGTAACGTACGCTAGTGACAATGACAGTTCAAAGATGCGACTGTTAGAGCTGACGGTGTGCGTAGCACTGGAGTGGATGAAACTCCGTTCTCACATTCTGCTGGTTAACCCAATGGCAGTTACCCTGTACCGTAACCTTTTCCGCATGCGTTTATTTGAAGACATGACGCAGCAGACGTCTGGTCGCTTTGTAAAACTGTTAGCACCCATCATCGTGGTGGAGTGTCTGAAGTTAACTGAAACAATCGGCGCTATTGGATTCCGGGAGTCCCTGGAAAGTCGCATCCGACTAGCGGGAGTACAGTTATCGTTGGTTGCCGATTCAAACTAATCTTAGGTATATATTACCTTAGTGTTATCTACCACTCTTAAAAGGAACACCCCCATGTTTACAGCTGAAAAGATTGACTTCGTCTCCCTGCAATGGAATGACAAACTGAGCCTGACGACGATTACGGTCGATGTCAAGTTAGCCAATGGTGACGTAGTTAAAGAAGAATATGGCATTCTCGGCGTTGAACGCGATGAACTCCGTGAAGGTCGTATCTACGGTGTGGTTGGTTATAAAGACAACCTCAATCACCGTGGTATCGTAGGCGTACACCCAGTCTCCACAACACGCTTTGCCAGTCAGGTAAAAGACGTGCATGAGTTCTGGCAGCCTGTGGTGCGTGAAGTTGCAGCTGCCGGTGGGTTTGATCGCCACGGCCTGCACCTGTACGGTATGTGTTCCCACCTTGAGCTGGCAGCGCGCATACCATCATTACTGTAAAAAAGTACACGCCTCACGTATAGAGTGAGGGTATACTGAAAAAAAAGTAATCCCAACTTAACTATCAATTCGATAAAACGGAGAAGTACATGAGCACTATCAAAGATGCAGTTCGTAACGTAGCCGACAACCTGAAGAAAGACGCAACATTCGCAGAAGACGGTTCTCCAGTGTTTGCAGCCGACGCTTACGAGCGTAACCTGGCTGAAGGTCTGACTCTCGAAGGCCGTAAGGCATACGAGAAGAACGACAACACCTTTATGTGTGCAGCGGCCCTGGCGATGGGTGAACTGTCTACCGACAAAATGGCCGGTAACAAAGACCTGGAGCAAACTGCTGCGCGTATCCCAATGGGTTCTGCAAACCTGGACCTGGGCTTCAAGCGTTCTGCTGAAGTGTCTGACGGTAAGGGCGGGCGCATGAACAGCCACGGTCTGATCAGCGTCAAGTACCGTGCCACTGCGCACCTGACCTCTGTTAAAGCGCATCTGAAAGCCAAAGCCGCCGAAGCACTGGGCTAAGCAACCTCCGTCCGGCGCGTAGTACGTTGTGTTAAGGGTACGCCAATGGTGGCGTACTCATTCGTTATAAACTATCGGAGCAATATTGATGTCAACTAAAGCTGAGATTCAACAGTCGGTTATCGGGTTCCTCGATTCATACAACCCGGAGAAAGACTTCTCTTTCGAAGATCGTTCTGACCGTGAACATCTGGCAATTGCGCTGGTAGATCACCTGGATGAGCAGCAGATGCTGCACCTCACTGATTCTGCGGAAGTGGAAGAAGAGAAACAGGCTGACGATATCGCGGCGTAACTGCCCGGTTTGCGTGAGGAAGGGCATCCCGACTGGAGTTACCATGGTTCAATGCGGTTCACCTCTTACAAGTTGACTGCATAACTAAATGCCTTCGCGGGGTTGCATGGTAAACCAGATCGCGCCCTTTCTCATGCTCCCTATGGTAGCCAGCTCACCATAACGAGCTGGCACTATACATTGGTGTTGGATGAGACGTTCCGGAAAAACTTCTAATCAATCCATCATCACAGTGCTCGGTTGAATTACATCCGTAAGCACCAGTGCGTAGTGTGTATGTACAGGGAAATAAGACACCCCTGTACATTCCACCGCGTATTGAATTCCTTAATATGCCGGTTTACATTAATCCATGTCCGCCAATAGGACATTATACAAGGATCTACCTATGAACCGCAATATCCGTGTTACCCACATCAAATCTACTCTCCCAGCCAAGAATGGTTCTATCCTGGTTCGTGACTTAGATATGATCGACAATGCTTTCCTGCTACAGATTGATGCAGTGGGCTTTGGCCAAAACGATCTTCGTAGCACCACCACGTACGAACATTCGACCATCCAGTACCGTGTGCGCGTAGAACAGTTGGCTACTTCGATTTTCCCTGCTGAAGTTGTTGAGTTTGTCTTAGCGAGCTGCCCTTGTACGCGGTTGACCAACATCCCACTCTGGCTGGCTAATATTCCAGTGGAGTCACTGGTTGCTTACGATGACATGACGGCAATCAAGAACCTGATGACTATGGTCTTCTCTCACTGCGTGGGTGCAGGTAAGTTGTCGCTGGCAATGACACTGCTGGATTCTGGTTGGGTTAACTTCAATGGTCACCACACCATCGATGCGCAGCACAACGACACAAATGCGACCGTACGCATTCAGTTTGAAGTTAAGCGTGGCCTGGTTCGTTACAAGCGCACTACTCTCATAGAGCAGCTGACAGCCACCACTCGTCAGACTTCAATTATCCCGTTCAACAAGGTATGGCCGGAACAGGCACCGTCGGCCCACGTCGATATCTTCGATCAGTTCGCGAAGATTCTGGTGGAACTGGGCAATGGTGAACCTCGGACCTTCACCACAGTAGAGCGTGATGATTTAACTGACTCTGAGCTGTTGATTCCGTCGGCCCTGTATATCTGGCAGAATATCTGCTGGTCTGGTTGTGTTACTGAGATCATTGACAAGCTCAATAACTATATCGCCGGTGACGAGCCTACCAACCGCAAGTTCGAGCTTCTGGAAATTGGACCGTACAGTGCAATCCTGTACAAAAACGTCACGGTCATCTGCCCGGATGAATTTGACGTATAAAAGAACAAACACAGGAGGGCTTCGGCTCTCCTTTTGTGCTACTTTATTTTTTAATCTTTTTGTTGGGTAATAACATGGAATTCTCAAGAGACTTAGCACGCGTAACGCACACTTTCAATTTCATCACTGCTGTCGCTTATTTACGCGACCAGTATCCACACCACAAAGTTGAAACGCTGACGTTCTTGCTTAATAGTGAGTACTATAAACATGAGCGTAAAGGTCAAGTCGTCAAGGACATGGATGTATGGACCGCCTTGGCAATTATAGAGAATAAAATGCCGTCATGGCCTGAAGGTCGACTATTCTTTTCTGTCTTCTATGGGTTGTCCTACACCCGTGAAGAATATGCCGAGATAAATCGCCCGAATTATAAGACGATCGTCCACTTGGCTGAGTTACTCAGAAAAGATGTGGATTATCGGATCAATGCTTTGGAGGTGATCAATGCAACGCTTAAGAAAATCGAAAGCGAGTGTCACCCAGGCGGCGGCCGCACCATTGCTTATTGGAAGGATGGTCGTAGCGCACGTCACGAACTTGTCATTAACACGGTGCGCAATCTCCTGGTAGACGGGAGAACTTTTAGAAAGCAATGGGAATCTCAGTTCTGGGCTTTACCGAAGCAGGACGAGTATCCAGTCCCTCTGCTCTTTAAACGCATTGACGTGGATGGCAAACCTAATGCTGTGAAAGTGTATGTTAGAACGCGTAAGTATAAGCTCTGCATATGCACACGCAACAGTTATTTATTAGCGGGGATTTAAATCATGCTTAATCGCGCTGACCTTATGGCGTTAGTACGACTCATCACTCTTGCCACCGGCAACGGTGTTGGGAAGCACATCATCGAGCCTTCGACTGGCTTCAAGGGCGATGTTATTGCCGACGGTTATCTGAATGACTTACTCATTCGTAATGCGGCAGTGTTCAATAACGCTGACGGAATCAAAGCAGTTGTAGATGAGATCAACGCATCCACCAACAACGTCGCTGCGGTACGGGGTCAGCTCTATGAGACGGCTAGCGGCAGCGGAATGGTAGGTGTGCTGCGTACAATCTATGGCATTGAGTTGAATGAAGACTCGGTCCTGTGGTTTACGCGATACTGCCCAACACCAGTGGATCTTTTCGACTTTACTGCGACGAATGACGCAAGTACAGACCTACAGTCGGGTACGACAGAAAGTGCGGTCATGTCCCCGATGTCTGTACGCGCAGCTATTGAGTCATCGGACGATCAGACCGAATCTACCGAAGTCGAAGAACTCGATTGGTTCGGTAAAGTCTCTGAAATTAACCAGGACAAGAAAGCCTGGCTGTTAGTGCAACTTAACGCATCGTTTACAAGAATCGGTCGGCAGGACCTGTTCTCAGAACTGATTGCTAAACTGGAAGCGTAAAGAGGTTAACATGAAAAAGTTATTAGCGGTTGTAGCAACGATCGGCATGATGGTTTCGCTCAACGTATCTGCGGCTAGCAACTTTGCGGAAAGCTCGCATTGGAAGTCTGGCTGGGCGCAGGGCGCTGATGAATACGCAGCAGCTTCAAAGGACGACTCTACGTACGTTCTTATTTCCTGTGATGACACAGAACCCACGGAGCTGTGGTTTGGTATGTTTACTAACGCGAACGACCAGCCGGTTGCGGGTAAGGTAAGTGTGATGATCGATGGTAAGACCTACGAAAATCCATTTGCTGCGGCGACCTATGGTTCTCCGGAAGAGTATCAGCGTTTTTGGGATGCATTACGCAACGCCAAGGAATTGAGCTTTACTGTGGGTAACACTACGAAGGCTTTTACGACGGCGGATATATCCAAAGCTCTCCCTGCGTACAACACACCAGACTTCTCTTGTAAACTGGGCTTCTAGCTCGACAACAAATGAGGGACTGACATGCGAAAAAGGCTGCGACATCTATTGATTGCACTAGTGGCAGTCTTGGCAGTCCCAGCGCTGGCATCAGAATGGGAAACAGTAGGAGGAAAGCGTGAGATCCACTACCGTATTTTTCAAGACGAATCAGCAATGCTGGATATCGCCTGTAGTGTGAACCTTCGGGTTTTACTCGGCGCGACGTTTCAATCTAATCGTGCCGGGTTTACTCGAAACTTCGCAATCTATATCGATGATGTGCCAACACCAAACTACCTGAACCCAGAGACTCCACCAAAACACCGTGCGGATTTCTATCGGTTCTGGAATAAACTCAAAAATGCCAAAAAGCTGGTCATAGAAGCTAATGGTTATAAATACAACATCAGCACTGACAATTTAAAAGAACAGTTGCCTGAAACCTATGACACCACGTTTATGTGTCGTCCCATTACGACAGACGGTTTACTAATTCCATAAAACGGGGAGCCTTGGCTCCCCATTCCCTTTACTTAATTTTTTTGGATTGAATGATGGCTATTACTGACGCAGATTTCGAAAGGATCAAACAGAACTTACCACGAGTAGTGGTAAAGAGCTTCACGGATGAAGATCAGAAATATCGGACGGGGCGCGCGTTCTTAGCCATTGATCAGCTGAAGCTGTTACCATACCATAGCAGCTGGGCAATTAGCTACCCCACCGTAGAAGAACTCGCTGTGGCACAAGACGGACTGATCGTTATCGATGCTGGTCCGGTTAAGGCCATCGAATTGATCTACTCCCTGCTGACTGAAGCACTCTTTACTAAAGACGGCTTCGCTGACTGGCGCATTATGACGCTGTTGAATCAAGCTGGTTATACGGTCATTCGTGATTTCACGAATACCGATGACGATGCCTATCTGATTCGAACCATTCGCGGTCACTTTGCGATCTACCCACCGGAGGCGTAATGAACGCAGAACTTGAGATTGATGCCTGGGTAACAAAACGTACGTTTCTTGCTTCTCAGGTCTGTCAGCTGATTGTAAGTAACTTACAGGCAGCTAATGGCATGTCCCCAGCAGAAGACGTAGCAACCGCTATGACAGCTTTACTGGGAAAACCATATACTGACGTCGATGTGCGTATGTTAATGGGTTCTAGCGCGTCTCAGGAAGAAACAGCCGCACTGTTGAAGCTTTCTGAAGTATTCAAGCGTGTGATGGCTCCCAAAGTACCAAACGTCGAAGCTCAGGTTAGCAACGATGACCTTGATCCACTTTGGGTTGGATACGTCAACACATTCTTAGCCGATCGCGCGGCATACGTCAAAGAGTGCGAAGACTTACTCATGACTTATCGTGCTGCGCTGCTGGCGCTGCCTGACCGTTTAGAAGGCGACGATCTTACCGAAGCGGTGGCATTCCCCGACATGTCTGGTCAAAAGCCAGCTGTCGACAAATTCATTAATGACTTGCTGGCGCACTTTACAATCAAGCCTGGCACGGTAATGGTACCTGATGCGGATAACTGGATACTCGCCAAATACATTGTCGTTCGGACAATTGAGCGTGAGGAAGGTGTCGTTGTAACAGTGGCCACGCCAAAGGGTGTTATTGTTTTGAACGCGACACCTGTTTAGGAGGTGATATGTTTAAACGATGTATGGCTTTGTTCGTTCTACTGTCTCTAACGTTCTTACCTGGTTGTGCGTTCAATAAACCACCAACCTTCAAGGGTGTGGAGATTCGTGATCTGTACGAAGCCATGCCCGCAACAAAAGTCATCCTACTCAATGGAAATTACAAGCACGACGAACCATCGTTTAATTTAGCCTACCCACACTACCTCAGTCTGAAGGCTGATGCAGAGGCTGAAGGAACCACGGTTGTGTTTATTCGTGCCGACAACTATTTCCGCGATCAGGAATCTATTGTTCGTTCATTAGGGATCGATGAATACTGGGAGTTTCTCCGTCAAAATAACGTGTTAGCAAGAGCTAACCAAACTGAACGACATCTGGAGATCGGGTTCTGTAAAGATCCCAGTTCGGTTAACACTGGCCACAACTACTTCTACTGCTTTGGGTACAACGGTGCCATCTATAAAGTGATCACGAAAGTTGATGTATTAGATCGACAGAGTGGTCGCATTAAAAGGGCATGGGTATACACGCCGTACAAGGCTGGTATCTTTTCAGACTTCTTTGTACCAGGTCCCTATGGCATCCTGCCAAAGCCTGCCATCAGTGGTAAGTTCTACGAACCTCGTGTCTTTATCGATTGATTGTACCCCTCTCCTTCGGGAGAGGGTTTTATGCCCTTTTGAAATATATATTACCCACATGCAATTAACCTTGCAAAACATGAGGGCACTAAAATGCTAATTCCGGGATTAGTGGGTGAGATAAACAACCATGGTACAAATAAGTTAAATGGAAGAGGAGATTTCATTGGCAAGCTGCACGCCAAGTTATCTTGGGGATGGGAACTTTGGACTAAGGACGGGTATGACGTTATAACGCTCTCTAAAGCACAGCAGCGAGCTTTTAACGTTAGGTCGGGGGATTGGGTGGTTGTGTACAACAATCGCTTGTGGTTCCCTTACGCTACGTATTTGGAGACTGGAGTGAGAGTCGCTTTCGCTAAGTTCAAAGTGGGTGAGTCTATCCACAATATGCTTTCGGTAGATGACCCAAAGACCAAGGCCGACTTATACAGTAGTGTGAGCGCAGTTTATGCACACGTCGCTGTTGAATATGACATTCGACCGATCTTAGCGGACAAACAACGAAAGGCGTTTGCAAGATGGATTGAGAATAAGCCGATTCGTGCAAGACTGCCGTTGTCTGATTTAACCAATACAAAAACAGATGTCATTGCAAGGCACATTGCTGAGCTTAGTGAATTTTGTAAGACATTAGATCGATACGTCATTACCTCATTCAGTAGTTATGGCGAACTAGAGATACAGCTTAGGTTGGCGTTCTCACATTTGAGGACAAATACTGTTCTACGCTATCTTTGGAATAAGCACCGCTATTGTGGACTACAATACGTCGGTCTATACGGTAACGTGGCTGCTCTTTATAACGAGGACATTTGTATAGTCTCCGTTATGCGGGCGAGCACTGATGCTATTAATGCCGACAGGTGGTTTGCTAGTCTGTTCCCTGAGGATGTCTTGGGAATACAGATAAAGAAACCAATTTTAAATGCTATTGTGGTAGGCTGTATGGATGAAGCACAGGGAGATATTTATCTTCCTGATAGGTAATAAAATATTAACGGCATTAATGCTGTAGATTATTTAAAAGGAATAAAATCATGTATATTAAAGATCCAGCCCTGGCATTAGCCTTAGAGACATTAAACATAATGGCTAACGCGTCATCTAATGCTGGCGGCGCATTTAGTAGTGCCTTCCCACAGGCTAACAATCCGTTCTTTGCGTTCCATGAGGTGATACACGCCCAACTGTCGCGACTTCATGACCAAGTACGGCGAACGGAGTACGACTTTGGTGGTCCGGAGCATCAAGTGCTCATGGACCGTTGGAGGAATGAAGGTCTGTTCCATCGCACCTATCCTGATCAATTCCCAAAGCCGCCAACAATCGAGTGGCCGCCTGCGTATGACGGTTCGTATGTTTCCGACGCCACGATCAGAAACTGGTTGTATGCTAATGCGGACGTACTGCCAGAAAACTTTACCATCGAGCTGCCTACGTACCGTGAAAGATTCCAGCGACTTCAACGGGGAACTGGAGAAACTATTCTTCGGTTGTATGGGCAGGAAATTGTAGCTCATTCTCCGAGTCATCGGGCTATGATAACTGAAGAGCAATTCATCGAAGGGCTGCGCGCGGTAGCGAGCGGTGAGCTGATTGATCCGAAAGATGTGAAAGGTGATATGCGTACAACCGACGGTATCGTCGCCGCACAGGCAGCCGGACGTGCCCTCCTCAAAGCCCTGCGTGAGTATGATAGTCCACAACCGTACACCGATGAAGATGAAGCCACAATGCGTCGGTTACAAAGCGATCTACTGGACTTCATCAATAACTTTGATCGCCGGTATAACCGCGTCGATAGCGTTACCGAGCTGCGCGTTTCATGGCGTAAATTCTACTATAGGTTAGCAGCTCTCGACAGCCAGCTGACCACACTCTGGGACCCTTTGGTGGTCGAAGCTCTACCTAAAGAAGAGGAAAAGAAAGATGAAGTTTGAGAACCTGACTAGCGTCTTGGCCAAGAAGATGGTGGTAACGCCGTTTGAGGCATGGGAGTTTGTACAGGAACGCGCACGTCGTGGCGTAGACGATAGCCTGGTTGCTGAAGTCTTCGAAGCCTATCGTACGCGTTACCCGCACGCTGTAGTTAACAGTGATGGCGTGTTAATTCCTGAAGTGGCTCGTCGCTTTAAAGCGATTGGCGCGCCAATTGAAACACTGCGTCATTCTACCGACGGCATCATTCGTGCTACAGTAGAACTGCAAGGCCATACCTTTATCATCTATCAGAACGATGAGAAAGTGGTAGACGTCATTTCGCTGTACGTTGAAAATCGTCTGGCAAAGATGACCGGTTTAGCACATGCGATCTATCGTCGTGCAATGGCACGCTTTCTGAACAAAAAGGTGTAAACCAGCAAGGGACTTCGGTCCCTTGTTTTATGCCGTTTCAATAAATTTTCAGATATATAGTACTAGAGTGAATTAGCAGAATCTAAATGGAGAAAAGCTATGTCGTTGATCAAATCGCTCGCTGAAGGTCTTGGTATCGTCACAGCTGCCACCGCTGCTTACATCGCTCAGGATGTGGTAGCTGAAAGCTGCCGTGAAGAAGAGTCAGAGAAACGTACTGAAATCCTGGCTCGTCTGATTGCCTGTACCGTTGTATTTGCTGTTGCTGGCGCAGTCTCCAAATCCACCATGGATTGGCTGTTCGGTAACACTTCAGATTAATAAACCCTAAACGTTGTTAACATTATCTACAAGGAATACAAACATGAACATGAAAGATTTCACTATTGGTGTAGCTACTGGTATCGCACTGACTGGTGCTGGCGTGGCAGCGGTCAAAATGTATAACTGGATCGTAAGTGGCGAAGCAGTTGAGGACGTCAAAGAAGCAGCCGGCGCTGTTGTCTACAAGTCGTTTGCAATGGTGGCCAACGGTCTGACCATGGAAACGCTGTACGACTCAGAAGGACGCATTGACAAAGGACTGCGTGAAGCCCTGGCCGTAGCCCTGGCATACTACGCAACTGTCGAAGATCTGGACCAGCGTGAAAACCGCAAGCACCTGGACTTCATTGATCGCATCGACGATATTGCGTTACGCGCTGTGGTTGCTAAGGAAGCTAAGCGTATCCTGAACGTGGCGTATGCCGCCAAACAAGAAGATGAAACGCTTGAGCTGAATCACACATACTTCGCTTCACTCTTCGACTAACGGCATAAACAGAGCCTCCTACCCATTTGGGTAGGAGGACTCTTATGCTTATTTTTTTTTTGCTTATTCAGTAGGCATGTTGTACTGAAGAATCAGCGTACCTTCCAGGCCAATGCACTTGTCTGACAACTCAATTGTCATTAAGCGATTGTAGTTGGAGTTAGACAGCATCCACGGCTCGTTCTTACCGTTGAAGGTAATCTTCGCACCATCGAGACTGTACTCACTCTCGCCGGCCAGACGCCAATCGTTTCCAGTGATAACACGCAGAGAGGTAATCTGCTCAACAGAAGGTTCGTCGCCTTCTTTAATCAACTTCAAACGGTTACGTTCGTTGCTGAAATCAAACTGATAACCATACACATGAGCTGGATACATAATTACCCCGGAATGACTTCGCCATCAGCTGGCGGTAAGGTGACATCAAACGGTTCATTGAACTGAAGGATCAGTGTACCGCGCATTTTAACGGAGTCCGTAGAAAGCTTGATGGTGACAACGTACTTGTATGCCGGGTTTGCGGCTACCGCGCTACTGTTAAGAGCAGCGTAAGTAATTGTCGCACCAGACAGACTGTAGTCGCCCGCTTCCATTGTGAACTTCGTGCCCATGACGTTGTTGATTGACTTCATCAGGGCGGAATCTACCTCGGATTGAACCGTCAGCTTCGACAGGGTGCCAAACTCTTTGGTGAAGCTAAATGGATAGCTCGCCGCATAAGCTTGAGAAGCTGTAAGATCTGCCGAGGGGTAGTTAAGCCCAGACAGATCAGTTGTCTTTACCGTATCAGACGCAACGTAACCACCCACTTTACAAATGAAGTCGTAACCTTCATTGTATTGGTAGTTGTTTGCAATTGGATTGATACGAACGGTAAAGACGGAACCATCAGTCGGTGGTGTAACATCGCCTTCGATAATCTCGTCAGTAGACAAACCCAAACCAAAGTAGATGTTCAGGAATGGCACCAGTTGAGACTTCTTGGTGATAGCAGGGACCAACATAGGCTTAGACGCATAGTCTTGCTTAGCGGTGACGTACTTGCCCATACTCTCGCGATCATAGAGAATATAGTTAGTGCCTGTAAAGACGCCACCGTCACGCCCAGTCACACGAATAGCCGTGTTTTTCTTGGTAGTGGCAGAATGCCAGGTTCCAGACAACACTGACGGTTTGGATACGATGACATTATCCGGTGTCATCGTTGACATCCCGTTGATAGATGACACGTTAGCGAGCAACCGCAGAAGGAACTGGTTGCCCCAATAGTTACGATTTAACATGGGTGTTCCTTAGTTGTTGTATGGGAGAATTACGAACGTGCCCCAACCGTTGCCCAATTGCGCGGTGTTATTACAAAACGAAGTGTTTAAGGCAATGCGGGTGATGTACGTACAGTCAGTGTAGTATTGATCTGCCGCGTCATTAGACGTACCGCCAGGCACTGCCGTAAGGTATAAACTACAACCGTAGATGTTAAACGGCTGGTTCTGGCTGTTGTTATACTGCCAGTTGTGACCAGTTAAACGCTTCATAGCAGCGGCCAGTGCCTGGTACGCGGCCGCTGTCTGACTACTATACGCGTTTAAGATATCCTGCTTGATCTCCGTAAAATCCATCCCACGATACATCAAAGAGAAATCGAAGGTATTCGCCGCTGGCGTACCAATCACTGGTAACGTGGATTCAGACTTGGAGATCAATGTCTCCAGGCTAGGGTTGCCGCGTTTCCAGGTGAACTTGGGAATGCTACCGATGAATGCCAGCGAGGCTGTGGTACTTTTAACGCCAACAGTATTAGCACCCGTGTATGTAGTTGCCGCCGCGCTGTTGGTCCAGCTCTGGTTGTTCATCTCATCGGTAGTTACCGCTAACCCATACACCGAGTTGAACATGGTAATGAGGCCGTAGAAATTACTAGCTGTGTAGTGAGTAACAACAACCTCGATATCTTTAAACAATTGCCCAAAGTCGATTCGGTTATAGTTAAAGGTTACTAAGCCACGATATCCATTCCCCTGAATACCGCGCATTACCACTTGGGTATTGCGACCGTTATTGGCAGTAGGGTCTTTTACTACAGGCCCCGAATGGAGAACAAAGGTGTCAGCTGACACCTTGTATGGTAGGTTTGGGTTGTCCCTGTTGATCAAATCGTAGAGAAGATCAAGGGACGCTTTCTGATAGAGACCAGACATCGTCTACCCCTTAATTGTTAAAATGTAAATAGGCCGTGCCCTGGATGTTGGTACCCGTCAAGCCAGTGATGATCGTGACGTAATCGTAGTTGGGGTTTGCATACTGGTTGCCGTTGGCGCGGACAACACCGACCTGGTTGGATGTTGGTTTATCCATCGGCGGTACCCCAAAGTTACCCAGCACTGTCATCAGCGCGTCCCAGTTTCCGATGACCGCACTTACGGTATTGACCATCGTTTTGTTATCGGTCAAGTCGAGGCCCCAGGTACACAGGCCAGCCGATTTCATTCCAGCCGCGATGCTGTCAGCAGTACCGTCGAAGTGTAGGTACTGTGACAGACTAGTCAATGATGCCTGCTCTTCCAGCGTTGGCTTACCACGATAAATTGCAAAGATCAGGCTACCAATGTATGCCGGGGATGTGGCCTGTGCTGACATACCAGCGCGCTCAGTCTGGTCTGCCCGGTTAGGGTAACTCAGAGACTGGTTGCTCACGTCCCAGGTACTCAACAGCACACCGTAACGCGCTGCAATCAGGGGCAGCAATGCGTGTGTAGTTGCCGCAGAGTAACTATCGATTCGGACGTTCTGATAACCGGCCCACCAATCGTTCACAGGGATGATCTGCTGCAAGGCGATTCGGTTATAGTAAACGATAAACGAACCACTATAGCCATTGCCTTGTATTGCACGGACACGGGCCTGCGTGTTGTGCATGCCGTTTGCTGCTGCTGGAGTGATAGCAGTAATGGCTTCGATGATGCTATTACTACTGGTCAGTGCGGGTTGGATGTTTGGGTTAGCCTGCGCAATGAGATCGTAGACCAACTCCTTGGAGTTTTTTGAGTAGAACATTACAACTCCTATTAGACCCCAGACGGGTCAAGTGGTTCGTTATAGTGCAACAGGAAGTCGCCACGGATGTTCGTGGTGAGGCTCGACGGACGCAACACGATAACGTACTTGTAGCGCTCAGAGTTGGCGTACTCAACGCCAGCGGCCAAACCATTCGAGACAATAGTTGCTCCACTGAGGTTGTTGGCTGCTGCTGTCTGGTTGTTAAACCACTTGGTGGTCTGATTGTACATCTGGTGATTGTTAATGATGGCCAGGAAATCGTCATCCATAACTTTACCAACCGCGTATGTTTTCACAGTGTCGTAGACATCGGTGAAATCAGAACCGTAGAACACAGACTGCGCAAGGCGCTTACTGGTATCTTCGGACACCGGATAATTCAGGCCAGACAGATTGGTGTTGCTTACGGAGTCAGGTAGGTTAGCATCGCCTTTCATGATGTTGAGTGACCACGTACCGGTCCACCCCAGGCTCGTTTCTAGCGCGGTTAAATCGACGCTACCCGTACCGTCAGAGTTGATCGCAATCGCGCCATCCGCAAAATCATTTTGGTCTAAGGTAAGACCATAGAACGAGTTGAGCGCACTAATCAGTTTCCAGATCGTGTCGACATTACTAACGCGGACAACATTACCGATCAGTGTTCCGAGGTCACTCAACTTCAGACGGTTATAAAGAAGGACGGTTGTACCAGTCCATGATGCACCAGCGGTGGCAGTAATGCGAACGGCCGTGTTCTGAGTGACGTCTTTGCCGTTCCACTTGCCATTAGTGGCCTGTGGTTTGGAAAACGTTAACTCTGCAACCTTAACAGTGGCCCCGTTGAGCTGGTTAAGGTTGTTGATCAACGCTGTTTTGATATCAGTATAAAGTGGCATGACGCCTCTCCTACACGTTATAGTGAAGATACATGGTGCCGGCGTAGTTCGGGTCATCAATGCCCGAGATAACACTCACGCGGTCATAAATCCGATTCGATGTGGCTAACTGACTCGTGAGCGTGTAGTGGCGAATAGTCGCGCCCGTCACACCGATCGTGATGCCGAAGGTCGACTTCAGTTGATCGAGTAGGTCAACCACAGCTGTGGTGTTGGACAGTTTACCCGCAGGCACTGCCGTAATGTACGACCGAATATCAGTGCTGTCCCAACCCCATGAAAGCATGTCGATACACTTGCGACCATCAACCTTGATTGGATGTGAACGCTCATCCAATTGCAGAGAACGCAGATAAGCCAGATCCTTGATCATATCGACGATCTTAACCGTCACCGACCCATAGTACTGTAAAGATTTAGCACCAGGTGTCAGGTTGAAGTTAGGGCGACCTGTGTATTGATCATCCGCGAAATCGGCAGGATCGAGGTTTAATCCATATTGGATATTTAACAGGCGCGCTGCCTCTGCGTACGTGATATTACGCGAAGCAACCACAATCGGCTTCAGGTTTTTGAACAGAGTGGCCAGCGCAATACGGCGGACAAGTACTGTCAATTCCCCGGTAACACCATGTGATTGTCTGCCCACCAATGTAACTTTAGCATTGGGCTTTGTGATATCCCGCGTTGAGAGTACCTCAACTTTACGAACACGTACATTGGTCGGGGACAGGGGCAGTTTTGGGTTCTGGCGGGCATTGATCTCATCGCACAATAAACCCAAGGGTGACTTATTGTAAATAGGCATTCGTTACCCCTTTAAGGGGACCGAAGTCCCCTTTGCAATTACGCGTTGAAGTGCAGGTAAAGATCGCCAGCGAAGTTGGAGCACTTAGTGTCATCCAGGCTGATGATCACTACCTGGCTGTACGCGGTGTTAGCGTCAGCAGCAGACGGATCGCTGGTAGCGCCAGCATAGATCACCTTAGCACCATTGACGTTGTAGTCCAGTGCCTGAGTAGAGTCAGCAACCCACAGCTCAGGAACAACCTTGTTCAGCTCTTTCGCCAGTGCGGTGTCATCCACAGCTACACCGGCAGCCAGAGTCTGGAGGAAGGTACGGATTGCGTTGCAGTCTACGCCATAGGAGTAGATGTACGCTTGGCCTTTCTCAGTATCGTCTACCGGGTAATGCAGGCCGTCCAGCTTAGGTTTGGTGATGACCAGGTTCAGTCGCTCACCGACATCAGCATCTTCACCGATGGTGACGTCCAGTGAACCGGTGTAGGTCAAGGACGTGTCAGCAATGACGATGGTGTGGCTAACAACCGGATGATCTTCATCGCGAGTAGCCACGGTATTTTCGACAACTTCGGTCTCGTCGATGCTCAGACCATAACGCGCATTCAGGCGAGCCAGCAGGTCGCTGGTTTTAGTCGCGCCTTTAACGTCGAGGTTGACAGCGATATTTTTGAACAGTTTGGTAATGTTCAGACGGTTGTACAGCAGATCTACGCTACCGACGTATGGTGAGCTTCGTGTGGCGGTGACGCGCAGTTGTGTGTTCCAGTCAACACCTTCGGCTGCTTCCACTACAGCTGGTTTACCAAATACAACCTGGCTGCTGTTGATGTTGATGCTAACGTTGGTGCTTGAATCCGTGTTGGTTTCGTTGATAAGGTCGATAACCAGAACATCAGATGGTTTGTTATACTTACCCATTTGTCAAATCCTTACAGGCTTGTTGAGTTATACTGGATGTAGAGATTTCCAGCAAGGTTGGTACAATACAGCGCCAACTTAACGACACACACATTCTCATAGAACGGATCGGTCGGATAGTCTGCACTATTAGGTCCGTTGTATATCACTTCCGACTCGAACAGATTCCAGTTGCTCGGGGAACGGAACAATGTCCATGGATCACCTGTTGCAGCCAGGATACTCATTAAGTCAGCAGGTTTAATATTTAAACCCTTGCCGGCGTAAGGCCGCATTGCCTCAGTGAAGTTAACACCATAGGCGTAGATCGGACCTTGTCCGTTATTGGTGTTGAAATTAGGGTACGCGTACATCGCTGACGTTTTGTTGTTATCCACGAGGTCAGACAGGATGCTATCGCCAGGGCGAATGCGTACCGTGAGAACACCGAACCAAAGAAGAGAGTTCGAAAGAACCTCAAATCGTGCGGTGCGGTTATCCCAGTTAACGGCCTCGAGTTTAACTTCATCCTTAGTTAGCTCAATGCCGAAAAATTGATAAAGACTACCTAAACACTCATGGTTGGTACTAACCGTAATTGGTGATATAGGCAATTCGATATCGTTCTCCGTACCCACGCCCAGGACTTTAGAAATATCGTAGCGGTTGTAGTAGAGTTCGAGGTTGCCGTACGTTTTAGCGTCGGCGGTTGACTTAATCTGGACGGCGGTATCACACGTTGGATATGACACCAACTCTTCATCCGTTAACACACGAGGTCCGAGCCAGATATACTCTTCCGGAGCAATGCTGATCTTATTCGTTTTGTTAAGGTAGTTGATGATATACTGTCGTCCGTTTGGAAATAGAAACATAGGCTACTCCACTACCCAAGGAATGATCAGTGTACCAGTCCATTCACTACTCTGGATGTTTCTGATTTCCAGGGTAGTAAAACCATCTGCGGTAACAATAGCGCAGGTTGCACCAGTAAGGTTAATTTCCCCCACTTGCACAGAACCGGCGGACTTGTAAACAACACCCAAGTCGACAACGCCATTTATTACACTGGCCAATGAGGCATCGGCGCTTTTACCATTATACTTCAACAGCTCTGTCGCTGCTTCAGCAAAGTTGTAGCCCCAACCAACATACTCCAGACGTTTAGCACCTGAGACCGGGAAGGGTTCGGTGACAATCGCCATCTGTTGCTTGAGTATTAATGATCCTAAAGACGGACGTGCCTTTACAACACGGATATCCACAGACCCTGACCACATTAAACAACTAGCGGCCGTTTGGAGGGTGACAATGTAGTCATCACCCAACGAGGACACGTCAACGTTGACAACATCACCTTTTTCAAAGTTAGTTGCGTACGTGGCATTGATTGCGGGTAACAAGTCATTCAGCGATTTAGCGCCGCTGGCTTGAACCAGAAGAGTTTGGTTTTCAAAGAGTGACTCTAACGCTAAGCGCCGGTACTCAATATCGACTGTCCCCTGATACCCCTGTCGCATAAGTCCATATATGCGCACACGGGCGTTTTGAGTGGCACCCGGTGTACTAACCGCCATAGGAATACCGAACCCCACATTCTTAAGTGAAAGTGGGTTAACGGTAATGGCGTTTTCTGTATTGATGGCATCCAGTACCGTATCGGTGGAGCCTTTTTTGTACATACTCATACGAGACCCTTCCTATTTAATGGCAGGGAGTTTATAGATACTGCAACATAAGATCTGCGACGTTTCAGCGAAATTTCAGATATATAATACTCCGGTGAATAATTACAGAGAGGATTCCATTATGGGAGAGTTCTTAAAGGACCACGCGATAGGCATTGGCCTTGCTGCTGGCGCTGTAACTGGGTTTCTGATTCGCGAAGGTGCGCAGAATGATCCTGACGTTACACAGGACGCTGCGGACGCAATGGCGGTTGGTGCCGCCGCTGGAATGTCGGTATTTGTAGCTGGCATACTAAGTTTACTTAAATAAGGAACACATCATGAAAAGCAATGCACTTATGGATTTCCTGGTCGAGTCTGCCATCAACACCGCCGCACTGACGGCAGGTGGTATCACCATGCGCGCCGTTGCTGACTCTCGCGGTGACGTAGACAAGACTTGTTTCTTCTCCGGTCTTGCAGTGAGCGCGGTTGTGTTTGGTGTTGGTCACTACGTCAAAAATCAATTACTGGATTAAGGAGCAACCATGTATTTAACTATTGGCTCGTACGATCTGATGGAGAACTTAGCACCCATTAATATCGACGACCAGGAGCTGCGTAAAGTTCCTTACACTAAGCTCAGAATACTAATGGATGTTCTGGAGCAAGGTTATTCTGGTAGCGTGATCGATATGATCTTAACTACAGACCCTGGTTTCTTAGTCAAGGCTGAGATTACCATGTTCTGCAACAAGATGCGATTACGCGATCGAGAACACACTGTCGATATTTACGATATGGCAGACATACCCACGCTGAATAACGGCGTCCTCTATGGTTATCCGGAATGCTGCATCCAGTGGTTTCACGGTCGCACTATGCTGGACATTCATGACCACCAACCGACCGCATTCGATGGCACTGGGTTCATACCGTGTCCGAAATGTCGCGAGCGTGACGAAGCCGAGGTATTAAACGATATCGCAAGTCGTCGCGTTACACCAATCCCTTTCCCGGATGGCGAAAGCAGTGACGAGCTGGAGTTAATAGCATGGTTGAAGTACCTCAAGCAACCGCTAGGGGAAAACCTGAAGTTAACCGAAGCACACTATCCTAACTTTGACTACAACAAGTTACTCGTACTGTAACACACACTCACTTTTATAAGGAATACCTTCATGTTTGACAACATCTGGATTATCTCTATCATTCTGTTCGCACTGATCGCAGTGGCAGCGTATTATCTTAACCTGCCTGGTAAACTGACAGAAAGCGAACTGGGTACGATCACTGCAAACGCGCGTCACCTTCCGGCTCGTCATCGCTATATTGACAACATGAGCGATTGCCATTGGGGACGTGGATATCGTCGTTTTAAATATCTGGATAAAGAGGATCAAGAAAATGTATTGTTGGGTGTCGTCTACTGGTTCAATAACAACGACCAGTTAGTACCAGACCTCAATAAAGTAATTGGGCGTGTGTCATGTGAATATGGCACACTGCATCAGATGCTGTTCTATGTGGCCGAGAGAACAGTTGAAGAGAAGCTGTCGCCAGACGAGATTCGTAACTTGCCTGCCAGCACTCTCTATCAGTGGCTCCGTGATTTTAAAGGTTAAGGGGAACCAAATGAGTAACGATTTATACGACGTTATGGGCCACGTTGCGGTCAACGGTGTCTCGTCAGAAGTGGCGGAATTAATCGGGGACTTAGAGGTGAGTCTGCTTGAGGATCGTACCATACTGAGTCTGGATGAACAATCGCTCCCAGACTTCGAACGTGTGGCGGAAATCCTGGAAGGTCGTCCATGGGTGACTGTAGTTAGCAATGGCACAGACGTATCCATTTCTAATGGGGCGGGACTGCTGGCCGAAGGTGGGGTCAGTGACAATCTTAGCGTTATTGATATTGCCAAGATCGTTGAAGCAAGTCCAGACTCGGTAGTATACGAGGCGATGGAGGAGCGTTGCTGGGGAGGCAGTGAGGTGGGTGGAGCTGCTACCTACTACGGCAATCAGTTCACCGGTTACACGGACAGCGCTGAGGTTATGGATGACTATCGTGCTATCAATACGGCACTCGGTCAAGACGATGTCGAAACCGCTGCGGGCGTTATCGTCAAACGTGTAGAGCGCATGATCGAAGGCGTGCGTGATGAGACACAGCGTGAGGACCTAGCGGCTGAGCTACATCGGTCGCTGGCTGACATGTGTACCAACTACATGTCACCAGAAGCCATCGAACGTGCAGCAAACGAGTTTTAATCAATGGGGGACTTCGGTCCCTCTTTCTTTTTTATGCCCAATGGAGAACAACAATGACAACTCGCACTATCAAAGTAACTAACTTAACTGGTCTGGTAAAAGAACTACAATTTCGTCAGCCAAATAACCCAATCATCTCCAAAAGCAAATTACGTAACACTCTCTTTATTTGGTCGTTAGGCACAAACGTAAACGATCTCTTAGCGCAAGACAATTCACCTACCGTCCACATGGAGTATGAAGTAGATGGTGATAAAGTCACTACTGCGACATTCTCTGGTTCTGATATCGTATTAACAGTTGTTGAAGCATAATACCTGACCGGATGGTCAACCCTACTTTTATAAGGAACACCAATGAACACTAAAACTATCGTACTCGGCAGCATGGCCATTGGATTAGCGGTTGCCGGGGTTTGCTATTGGTGGACCCAGAAAGACACAACCGAAACCACTAACAAGCACGAGGGCACCGTTATGTCATCAGTAGATAAATCTTTAGACGAGCAAATGCTGTCATCAAGTAAAGTCATGTACGACGACATCGTAAAAGCCTACCCTGAAAAAGCTGAGCGTGACGAACAAGTAAAACAGTTGATGGTGCAGCTGATTTATAGCCACGTCAATAGCCGCGAGTGTAAAGACGATGTTAACCGTACCTACATCGATTGGATTCGTAAGATGCATCTGGTTAACCCTGAGCACTATGAATCAATAATTCGTCACTGCGCAGATAATGGCATTTCTACTATGTCCGCGATTCGAATTATCATCAACAACCACAAGACTGGTATGGTTATTACCAGTAAACAACAACACGTAGTCGAAGTTGCTGACCTTAGCAAATACACTACGCTATCAGATATCACCGATAACAAACTCGATATTCCAACTGATGCATACACGTTGAAAATTGAGCGTATATTAGACATCCCTGTTGTTATCGTTCTTACAGGCCAACAAAACATAGTCACTCTGAAGGAAGCTATCTAATCATGTTCGAACAAACACTCGCAGTTGCTCTCCCTACTAGCTTGCTGATGCACCTGAAGCACGGTACTAACACCACGCAGGTTGATAAGGCCAGGGCGATTACTCTGATTCGTAAACTGGGCGGCCATGACGTTAGTGAGTTCTATAAAGCAGAACCGGCTGACGTTTTGACAATCGAACATGAAATTGAAGATGGTTCTGTTACCCAGATTTGTCTGGCCGGCACAGTAACCACTCTTCGCTTAACTCGCAAGTAGGGAGTTGAAATGGAAAAGTTAATTCGCAATGGGGAAGTGGCTGTGATAACCGGTTCCGGGTACGGGGAGAACTGGAGCACCTATGCTACCGGGAAGTCTAACGAAGAGGCACTGTTTTGTCCACGACTGGCACTTGCCATCCTGGGTGAGTCTGGCGAGACTGTCGATGAAGTTTCGCGTAAGTTATTCCCGAACCTACGTGAGTTTAGTACGCCGAGACTGCAAGTTCAGTGGGTGCCGGTTGGCGTGAAGTTCTTTATAACCGAAGAGGACGGCAAAGAGACTCTTTGGCGTGAAGACGAGATTAGCTGGTTAACGGCATAAACAGAGCCTCCTACCCATTTGGGTAGGAGGACTCTTATGCTTATTTTTTTGCCTTAGTTGGCAGGATCTACGAAGTTACGAGAAGCTTCGTTTACCTGTTCAACATAGCCGTCTGTTGCAGCCAGAACATCTGCATCGATAGCAGTAACAAATGCATCGCGCAGGTTCGGGTTAGTGCCCGTCAGGTTCATGCTGTCCAGCACGCGCTGTGCAAAGTTCATTACGCCCACGCCAACCTGAGTCAGTGCGGTGAACTCTACAGAGTAGGTCAGAGACTCGCCACCTTGAGTAAGGTCACGAACACCCTCAACCTGACCACCAGTCTTCGGACGCATGTTGGTGCACAGCCATGCTTTCTGAATCGTGGTGAACGTCGGATCTGGCTCGAAGTACAGAACAGTTGCAGACGTGTAGTCTGGCAGCATGTCTGTAGGACGGTTGGACTGGTTACGAGTAATGACGTTAGCCACTTTCGTAATCGGGTCCATCAACAGGTTGGTGATCCAGCCTTCGAGGAATTTGTTAAACGGCATGCCGTATTTCTCGATAAGGGTGTGGACCGGCTGGCTACGTTCACGAGTAACGTTAGACAGGTCTTCCTGCATGTTGCCGTCACCACCGACCGGGTTTTCAACGTTCTCAACCGTGATCGTAGAACGCAGACCCTCGATACGCTGAGAGTGTTTCTCGATGATGGCTTTGAGTGCTTCAACCCAGTACTGAGGAGATTCCAGGTCACGGAAGCCACGAGGAGCTTCCACCAGAATCGCCACGACGTTGCGGTGGACGTAGGCGCTGTTGTTTACCCAAAAGCGGAAGTCGTTCATGTGGCCATTTTGACCACCTTCAGCGACGTCTACCATTGGAGTGAGCGAATATTCACCATAGGCATGTTTGCCGATGATTGTATCTGCGTGTCTAGCCATTATTCGCTAAGCTCCTCTTGACGGTGGGCTTCGATGGTGAAGCTACCCACAGTCTTCATGTTGTTGCCATACAGCTTGATACGGCAGGACCAGCTGTAACCACGCGCTTCGTCCAGAGTCGTGTAGTACGTCTCAGGAACGATGATTACGCGGTTATCGAACCGACGCTCAGTCAGTTCTTGGATCAGCTCATCCGAACGCTGTGCAAACTGCTCCGGGGTCAGATCGCTACGGCCAGTGAGGCGTGCCCACACGCGTACGCAAACTTTCTCCAGCTCACCGCAGATCATCATCGTCGGTACGCTATTCAGGATAGACGTATCGTCGTTGTATGCAGTTTGCAGGGCCGGGTAGAACAGGGCATCGTCCTGATCGTAAGACTCAACCCACACCAGACCGTTTACCCAGTCCGCGTTGCGGACAGACACGTTCTTAAAGGTGCAGTTAACATCTTTCAACAGCGTTACGATGTTGTTCGGGTTAACATCAGGCGCAGCGCCTGGCAGCAGGATACCACGACCGTTACCAGCGTATGCAGCCAGCTTGTCAGCCAGGTCTACAGTCAGTGGAACCAGTTTACGGTATTTGGAGTTGATCAGGTAGCCAGAGTGGCCAACGATCACGGCACGCATTACCGGGGTACCGTAGTACTCAGATTCAGGGTGCAGACTCGCCTGGGTTTGCAGGGACACAGCCATGGAGCTTTCCTGCGCAATGCCATTCTGCTCCAGCGCAATATCCTGAGTAGACAGGACAACCGCGATGTCTTTACGAGCAGACAGAACGTTCAGGAGCTTGAACTTGTTATCGATATCGAAACCGGTATCGTAGATCATGCTCTGTGGGAACTTCAGACGGTTGCCCAGACCCCACTTGCCTTCAGCGTAATCTTCGCAGATATCGCCGACTGCTTTGTCGAACGCTTCTTTTGACATAGTACCATCACCACCGCCAGAAGCGTAGTAGGTGGCACTTTCAGACAGAGCAGATGCGCCGTCGTTTGGACCCAACACTTCGATTGCGTAATAAGGTACGCCGGTGTAGTGAACACCGCTTACGAAGTTGATCAGGTGATGCGCAGAAGCATCAACGTCAGCAGGCAGTTCTGCGTTAACAGGTTGCTCTACAGCGTACAGCATTTCCAGGAGGTCTTCCAGGTTCTGCTCGTAGGCATAAGACGCATTGAAAGGACCCCAACGCTTAGGCTGACCATTGCGCGCATTCAGGTTACGGTAGCTGTCCAGGACAGTTACATCGAAACCGTACTCTACGCCGGTCTTGCTGTCGACAACGTCATCGCGGAAGCTGAACTCGACATACTCTGCACCCTGGAGGGTACGAACAGTTTTGCCGGAGCTGCGATCGTTATCACGGGTCACAAAACGCATGCGGTAAAGCTGCGCCATCTGATCCGCTACAACGCGAGAGTTGACTGGGTTGTCCGATTCCATAGTCGGTGCCCACAGAGACAGACCACGGTTGTTACCGGCAGCACCAAAGAAGCTCGCCTGGAATTCGCGGATAGGATAGATGGTAGATGTTGCACCATCTTTCGCAGTCAGCTTACCTGGAACTTTCTTAGCTTTGCCCAGCTTACCGTCAGCAACTGGACCGATGCTCCACTGCATGCGGACACCTGGGGTCGTGCTACCGGTCGGAATTTTAGCACCGGACGAATCGAATTTGAAACTGCCATCGCTGTTACGCTCATACTGAGCAATATCAGTTTGCAGCACATCGAGGTACAGTCCGATAGTGGCCGGCTCTGGTGCATCATCAGGTTGGATACGCTGAAGAACCATCGCGTTACTACGAGCGAACATACGTTCGATCAGAGGCCATTGGTGAGTGGTGTATTGGCTACGCGGCTCGAAAGTCGCCTGCCCATACGTGTTGTTCGCTGTGGAGCCTAATGCCAGCAAAGGTTCGGTTGGACCCCAAGCCGCGTAAATGAATACGTGCGGCAGGTGAATCGGCACTACGCTCGATTCGTATGGGACCGTCCTTTTAGACTGGTCATCGACACCCAGTAGCACTGCGTTCGGCATCGCATTCTGAATTTGAGACATCGATAAATCTCCTGGGAGGAATAATGCTAAATCAATACACCGGTGTATTACTTAGCTACTACTACTGTTACTAACTTTGTGCATCTAACCGCCAACCACTCCGGAGTGAGACACCGTAAGGTGTAAATGTTATGGTTCAGGCGATTTACCACATCATAGTCATTAGTAAAAAATAACACAGTATTTATCATCTACACGAGGTATTAGTCCATGTTTAAAAGTCCA